TCTTTCCAATATGCCTTATCCTTTGTTTCAAGATACTTTACACGCATACTCTCCAAAAATTCTATATGCTTGTCTATCACATCACCAAGTTTTGTGCCGTCATAATCAAGATCTGAATTGTAATCGTCAATTTCAAAACACTCGGCAGTAATAGGTGTTGACGCAAGTTTGTGCATTGTCGATGTACTGTTCGCGGTTGTACCAACCTTATAGGTATCAAACTCCTTCCACCAGTAAAGCGGAGCAGTAATATCAACTGATACAAAAATCTGCCGCATAAATTTACGATGCTCACTGCCTGCTTTTATAAGTCTTTGCGCCAAATCCAAATCGTTTTCACCGATTACGACTTTTCCGTTCTCCTCAACCGTATCATTCTTTCTCCACGATTCAAGTGGATTTCTTAAACCTCTAAAACTGTTTTCGAAGTTCATTACTGATGTATTTTCAAATTTCATTTTATGTATTCTCCTTATTTCTTTTTTAATGATGTGAGTATATGTATGATTATTGCTATAATCCCCAAAATAACAAGATATACCAATGCAAGACCACACATAATCCATATTGGACTAAATACCCATAACCATGACCACTGTATTAATCCAAGCACTTTTAATACAACAAAAATAATTGTTAATATCTTAATTGTGTCTATTCCTGATTTTATGAAATTATCTTCTGAACTCATATAATACATTCTCCTTTCTTTAAACATACAATTAATCTTCTGGAATAATAATTTCATAAATATCTTCTGATTTCATATATTCTTTTGTTTGTCGCTCTTGAATTTTTCGAAGTAACCCATCTACCAACGCCATATTTACACTATTTTCATATTCTTTCATAGAAGAATAACGCCAGACGCCAAATCCATTTATATGATTTCCAAGTTCATCTGTATCTTGCATTGGCATATATACATTACACGAATCGTCTTCATTTTCTCTTATGTATTCTGCTGGAAATAAATTCAACATATTTGCTTCCTTTCCTTTGAAACCGAACTTTCATTTGTTTTACAACCAACTGATACTACAGATTTTAGGAACTAACGATATCAAGTCGATTTTATAACCAAGTTCTTTTAATTTTTTGTATGTTTTACCATCTAAATCGTCTTTATATTCAATAGCAAAATCCCCATCAGTAATTGCATTTGTAATCTTTTGTGAAATATCCGATAGTTGTTGACTATTGAAATTTTTAATACTTTCTTTCGTCATCCGCTTTGCTTCTTGTGCTGACCACAAAATATCTGATGATATTAAATTATCCATATTAATATTCTCCTTCTATTTTTATTTTACAAATTCATAATATCCCTTATCAAAATACATAAAATCAATAATGACATCTTGTATATTAGCTGTGTCACATTCCATATATTCTCCGTATAGATATTCCAATGTGTTGTCTTTTTGAAGTAGGTCATTATAATAATCATTCCATTCTTCATCATTACAGCCAACGAAAAAATCAATGATCTCGTCCTTAATGCAATATTCATATGCATAAGCTGATAATAATTCACGTTTTGGCAAGTCGGAGTTAGCGACCAAATCACTAACCCAACTCTCCATTTCTTTATATAATTTCTCCCTTAATTTATCCATTTCAATTCACTCTTTCCTTTATATCCTTTCTCAAACTCAAACCACGCATAAGCCACCGCACTACCACCGCCAGCTTTCATCTCATCAAACATTGCGTTCTTTGCACAAAGAATTCGGCTGCTTGATACATAGACACATTTAGGCGGATATTTTTCAAATAATTTTCTACGAGCCTTACCTTCAAGAAACTGTACTTTTAAAAACATAAATACTCTACGACCTTTAGGAATTATCTCCATTGCATGTTCAATAAACTCTTTTGCATATTTATATGGTGGATTAGTTAGTATATCTCCCTCCCAAGTTCCGCTATATGTAAGAAAATTAATTCCGCCTTTGCCATAACCTCTATAAACTAAATCGGTAGAATACACGTCATAACCATAATCTTTTAATCTATCAGATAAATCCCCTCGTCCACAAGCACATTCCCAAATGGGTTTATCAAATGTTACCTTACCATCTCTGATAAGAACATCTATTGCTATAGGGTCAGTTGCATAATAATCTTCATTTTGTCTTTCTTTATCAGTGTGGTTACTTGCACCCAATGTTTTGAAGACACTGTTCTTGTTTCCTGTCCAATCTTTTTCTATTGTATTTTTCAAATTTGTTCACCTTTAATTAGTACCTGCGCAGGTTTACTCACTGTGAACATTCTTATCCTTTCTAAATCTTGTTTTGTAGCTACAATAATATATCCTCTATTTGTTTTCCGGAAAGTTTGAGCAGAATTGCTCTGTTGAATTAAAAGTTAAATTTTTGTATTTACTCTATATAATCATCATAAATTGTTATATCATATTTGATATTATGTTTTTTTATCAACCAGCCATAGGAAATATCCTTCTTTCTTGCTCGGTCTATTATAAGTGGAAATTTCAAATTATCAATTAACTGTTGTAAATTTTCAACTTCAATCATAATAAGACGCCAGCTTTCGCTTACGACAATAGGATTAAAGTTTTTTAGCTTATAATATATCCTTAACATTTCTTCTGGGCTATGTCCATGAGCGGTGCTTATCAAACACTTCATATTTTTATTTCTCCATTTCATGTATTAATGTAATCCATTGAAAAACATATTTCGTTAGTCGTTTTTAGCTTTTGTATTTTCAAATTCCTCAATAACTCTATTTGCTTTACATGTTTCAGGATATTCATTTAAGTAACATGCATCGCAACTTGCTGGCGCGTCTCTTATGCAATCACACAATATCTCAATCACATCAATAGCATCATATATCAAATCAGTATCCATTTACATCAATTCCTGCATATCTTTATCTGAAATCTCTTTGTAGTCTACTTCATGTCCAAGATATCTTAGTAGTTCTACCCATTCTTCTTTAGAAATTTGATGATTGCATGTTTTAAAATCTCCACATTGAAGAATTGACCAATCATCAGACTCGTTTGTTGTAAATTTTATTTTGTTATCTTCCATAATGTTATTCTCCTTTATTTTATCTAAGTTCAATTTCGCCATATCTTAAAGTATTATCAATAAACAATTTATATCCTGTATAGGTATTTGTATTATCTTTATCTAACTTAAGTTCATATCCCATTGTTACACGTTGATAACTCATTAAATATTCGTCCGCTCTTAAACTTGGAATAATTCTACAGCTACCTTTTCCGCCGATTTTAATATCAAATGGAATAAGCTTGGTTTTATTATTTTTATTGATTGTGCTAATTCTAATGGAGTCTAAAATAATATTTTTATATGTACTATAATCTACATCATAAAAGTCTCCCGTAAATCTTGTAAGACTTGGAACTATAACAAGTTCTTGTTTTTCGTCTGCTGTTTCACTTTTTGGGTCGTCAAATCCTAAAATACCTTTATCAAGTAACATATTCAAATATTTAATTGTGTTGACTTGCACATATAAATCGCGTTCCTGTTCAATATCCTTAATTTTATAAAATTCGTTGAATATATAATCTTTACAGCCAAAATATGTTGTAAACCCACAAATAATTTTATTACTTTTCTCATTAAAAGCTATCCGGAATTGAGAATAATCATCATATTTATCATTATCAAAATTACAACCTTCAAAATGTTCCCACCATACACCATCCTTCAAAACTATCTTATGACGTAAATACTTTTTCAGTTCTTCCCAATTCAATATCTTTAATTTTTCGATGTTCGATGGGGTTAAATTGTATTTGTTTGGATATTTCTTTATTAAATTAAAATCTATGTAGCCATTCATATCTATCTCTCCTCTTAAATGTGTGATTTTAATACTAATCATCACAAAAGATCTTTAAACTTTTTGCTTCCTCTAAATCTATCCCTATAATATGACTAACCTTGTTGATTGCAAGAGCAAATCCACGATTGTAACCAGCATTAAACCAGTCATTGGGAGACTTTTCAGACTGTTCTTTATTTTTATTGATGAAATATTGAGCACAAAAATAATTTTGTTTTAACCATTTCTTCAATTTTACTTCAGTTTCTTTATCCATTGGTCTATTCTCCTCTCATACAAGAGTTCCTTCCCATTTTCCATTTCTGATTAACATATCTATAAATTCATTCGGGTCATTACCTGCCGCTTTTACTTGCTTTATTGCTTTTTGCAATGATATTCTCTCAGTAATTATTAATCCATTTGTTGTTTCTTCTATGTTGTACCTATCTTGAAATACAATTTTTATAGGCTTCTCTACGTTCGGAATTACAAATATTCTGTTATTTTTGTCTTTAATTACTTTCATCTTTTACTCCTTCAAAACGATTCCACCACATTTGAAACTCACAATTCATTTGCAATCTTATTCGTCATCTTGTTCCATTGGATAAATATTGCCGTCTTCCGTAACATAATACATTTTAAAGTAAACACCACAATCTTTATCAACAGAGGTAAGAATTATCTTTGCCGGTTTTTCGCCCTCAAAGGCATCGGAAACTTTCACACCCACTTGATTAAGGCTTAAAGTTGTAACCGATACATTATTCGGATTTTCACATGCCACTGGCAGAATAACTTTGTTTTTATTTTTCTTCATATTTAATATTCTCCTAACACCAACTCAATATTGTTAATAAAATTTTCATTGCCTGTCTCTTTCGTCCAACAAACATTTGTACCTCGATATTTCACTTTTCCGTCAGACGGAAGAATACCTATATTAATAAGAAGCTTTTTGATTATTTTTGCTTGGTCATCAATGTTTTTGATACAACCTTGTCCATGAACATATGAATTTTTAGGAAGAGAAATGTAAATAGTATTTTCGCCTACATTCACTCTCTCAACACATATTCCATGTTTCAAAAATGTTCCTAATAATGCTCTAAATGTTATTTCATATGGGTTCATAACTTCACCTACTTTTCACTTACAAGTTTGATTTTGTAACCGAGTTTTTCTTCTATTTCAGATAAAGTCATATTCTTTCTTTTGTCACCTACAATCTCAAAATCAATTTTCCCATCTTTAGATACTAAATCTCCAAAACCCAAGTTCATTGTCTCAATATAATATTGTTCCGTTATATATGAAGGATTATTTCGACTCCCCAATGTAAATGACAGTCTATTGATGTCTACTGGGAGTTCCAATGTAGTCGTACCTTTGACAAAAGAAGTATCTGTTTCTCCTAAAAATTCTACCTCTAAATAATACATACCGTTTTTGTTTATTATTTTCAAGTTGCCGATATCTGTAATTGTTGTAGGTTCTTTTATTTTATCTCTAATTTCGTATCCCATTGCTACCTCCGTCATGTTTCACTCATTTTTATCCACTATATATTGTGTTTATATTTAAAATATCATCTATATATAGTATAAAAATTCCTTTGAAATCTCAGATTCAACCGTTAGTCATTTCTTCGACTTTTAATATCTTGTTGCCAATCCATAAACTCATCTTTTGACATTCTTATCATTTGAAATATTATGATAACGCCCGATATGTTTAAAATAGGAACAAACATGAGTAGGATAAGAGAAATAGATGATCGAATATGCCTAAGATAATATCGAATATTTTTTTTGCCTTTAATATCTTCCACATACCCATTTTGTTTCAGCACGTCTTTCGAAAACATCATAACTCCAAAAAATGTAATTATACACAATATTGAAAATGCAAAATGCAACTTTAATAACCACATATACTTATTCTCCTTCTCCTATATACTTGTCCCAATTCACCACAACATACTCTTCATAGCAAGGATAATATGTCGTAGTCGCTGTCTGTTCCTCACACCAATCATCCAACAACTTTTGTAAAGAATCATTATCGCAAACATATTCGGCATCTTCTCCTAATTCGGAACAAGCGTCCAGAACAATTTCATCTGCATCAATATGAATTTTTCCTTCTGATGCAACCCATAATCTTGCTGGTCTTGTTCTTCTATTACTATAAAATGTCAGCCAGTCATTTATAAAGGCTTTAACAGTGTAATAATATTCATCGGTTTCTGCACAATAAAGCATAGTCGTTACATCTTTTTCGTCAACTTCTTTTGCTTTAGGTATAATTTCTTGCCACTTCTGTTCTTGTGCTTTTAAATCTTCTGCCAGTTGCCCTTCACAATCACAATGACCTTTATAAGGTTGACCGCAATACTTACATATTTTTTGCACACCATTAAAACAATGTGGACACAATGAAAGAGTTTCAGTTCTGTAAGGGCAACTTTCCAAACTATCTCCAATTCCGAAAACACGGGTGTTAATCTTTGCTCCAAGACCATGACATTCTGGACAAATTCGTTCATTTTCATTAAGGTCTTTTATGAGAATTTTAGGAAATATCTTTTTGACCGTTTTATATAAATTGATTTTTTCTCTATGTACCGCCATTAATATATTCTCCTTCCTATTAATCATAATGCAATTCTTTATTACTTGTTCGTATCTGCACGTAAAGTTCCGGCGAATACATGAACCCTAAGTAATTTGCTCCGTCACGCTCATAAGTAAGAACATAACAATTATCTTTAATGCCATCTATGTAAAACATTGCTTCTTGTATTACCGCTTTACGTTGTAAAATTTTAAAATGCCTTCTAATCTTATTGGCACACCATAACCAACCATAACCCATTCCTTCAACATCAACCCATGTATATTCGTATGGAGATTCTTCATCGTCATAGTAAAATGCATAAACGTCTATATACTTTGCTTTAAAGACTTTTGAAAAATTAATATTTTTCTTGGGTTGCATTCCATAACCGACCTTATCTATATTGTACTTTCTGATAATGTCTACCAAAGTCATATGCTTTTCCTCCTACCAATCAAATTCATCTGATAGCATTGTATAATTGAGATATATATTCAATCCATTTGATAGAATGAGTAATATATCAACCAACACCCATAGCCAATCATTCTGCAAAATTGACAAGAATGCACCGATTACTGCCAAAATTGTACCAATACAACATATGATTAGTGTTGCAATACATACACCTATTTCAAATTTCTTCATTCCAAGTCCTCCATATTATAATTTTTTCTTATATATTCACACAAATCTTCCATTGTTCTTTTAATATACCAATCATTCTTGAATAACTTATTAACTCGACAAGTACAAGAATATTTTGATCCATATTTTTTGAAGAATTTTAGATTAACACTAATACTCAACAACGGCACTTTAGTGAATCCATCCGTTAGCCACTTCTTAAACCATTCCATGATTACCACCTATATTTTTGTCAAGAAAGTTCTAAGTGGTTCTCTTGTTATATTCTCTTTCGCCCACGAGATATAACTTGGGTCAGTGTGAACAACGTCTGTCAATTTTTCACCGTTATGTTTTCCAAAGGTCAATATGTATGTATTAATATCAGGCAATTCCTCTTTTGGAATGTCTACTTCACCTAATGCTGAAATAACCTCATCAGAATAACTCATATCAAGATTCGACCTACTTGCTAAATAATCACACATATGTACAAAGAATTGCTCGTCATTTTCTGGCTTTGGCAAAACAGTTTTACTTCTTTTTGTAGAAGCCCATTCACCACTATGACTTTCACATAATCTTGCGATATAGGCTTTCGTTTCAGCATCTATATCGTGCTCAACATTTGTATTCCTCACCCATTCGCCGGCAAGTAGTGGATGCTCATGGACTGTATATCGAGAACCATTTAACCCGCACTTGATTGCATCATGAAAAATTGGAGTGCAACGTAAGCAATCTCTTTGTCTTTCATTTGTTTTTTCTTTTACATACTCCAACCCGAGTATATAATTCATAATCTCTGCAAACATAAGAATATGAAAAATCTGTCCATGAGGTTGGCACTGTGTTTTATTGTGGTACTTGAACGATGTACTACTTGGAATTGTAAAGATATAATCTGGGATTTCCTTAATCATATCTGTACAGTAGTTTTTAATTTCTTCTGTTTCGAATTTATTTAATAAATTTTCAAAAACTTTTATTTTATTCATTTATCCCTCCAAAATTTTCTTTAAATTATCATAACCTCATTCGCCCATATAATTATTCTCTGTTTGAGATTTAAGCCAAGTATTTCTATGATTATGACTTGTACGGATGCATTGTAAAAATGCACTTGGTTCTGCTAACAGCAAACATCTCTTTTTTGCTCGTGTAAGTAATGTATATAACATACAATTATCCAAAAGTTGATGGTGTGTATTATCAATAATGCCAATGACCGTTTTTCGACCAGCTCCTTGTAACTTATGTACAGTCATTGCATATGCTAAAGATAGCGAAGTTAATTCTTTTTTAGTGTATTCAATGAGTTTGTCATGTCCGCATATATCCGAATATGTTACAACACAATATTCTTCTTTTTTCTTCTTGGATTCATATCTTTCACCAATTTGAGTTATATATCCGATTTCACCGTTGAAAACATTTTTATCATAGTCATTAACTGTTTGCATAACTTTTGCCCCAAGCTTAAAATTAGTTTCAAATCCTTCAATACTTTGTTGTACGTCTCCTAATAATTCATTTTGAATGACCTTATTTATTTCGTTTGTACTATTTAAGCAATCCTTTCTACGAGGAACTGCAATAACAACATTGTCAATCCCATCTGTTTCTACCGACTTGAGAAATGTTTTAATTGCAATATTAAAAAGTGACTGCCTATTTGAACGAAACATATAATACATATCTTGTAATTCACCATGGATAATACGAGGTTGTAATTTCTCTGATATTGGATTAATATTCTCACGGATTTTGTTAGCGTCTACAAGAATACCTGATTTTTCAGCTTGTCTCATAGGCTTTATAAGCTTACTCACAATAGAATCGTCAAACATTTCGACCAAATCTGAGAACACGTTTCCAAAACCTATGGGTGGCAATTGTTTGTGGTCTCCTGAAATAATAATCCTTGTATTGTCACCTATTGCTTCAAGCCAATGTAAAAACAAACTGGCATTTACCATACTCCCTTCATCAAGAAATGCAACATCGGTAATCAAATGATTGTCCTTATCATAAGTAAATTTGTTTAAGCCTTGACAACCAAGCGTTCTATGAATTGTCATTGCAGGAAACTCTGTTGCTTCTGTAATTCTTTGAGCTGCCATTGCCGATAAGGCTGAAGCAGTTATCATATAATTATTCTCCGTATATGCTTTTACAATTGCTCGCATAATTGATGTTTTTCCTGTGCCTGCCTTACCAGTTATTAAACTGACTGTTCTATGTAGACTCTTATGAATTGTGTCCAATTGTTCGACTACATAATTAAAACCTTGCTCTTCCTCTGCGTGTTTTATTGCCAATTCGATAGCTGTATCAGAAATATTAATCGTAGTATCAACCTTTGACTTGTCAAGAATTAATTGATAGATTTGTTGTTCAATATCATAATAGTATTTTAGACCGATACGTCCATTGGCAATATGAAGAAAGTTATTATTTTCAAAAAGCCAATCAACTTTATCACTACATTCGTAAACATTGTTGCTAATCGCAGTTCTCAGGATTTTTTCAGAACACCATGTATGTCCCTTACTTTCGCCTAAATCCTTAAAGTAATATTGAATAAATGATACCAATCTTTGCGTTGAATCAATTAATTCTGGTTTTAATTTCAATGCCAAATCATCGACACGTTTGAATCCTAAATTGTCCACACGAGTTAAAACCCATGGGTTTTTTTCAATTTCTCTCTTTAATAATACTGGATTTGGTTCGTCAGACAGGAGTTTCTTAATCATCGTATATGTAACTCCTAATGGTTTAAGAAGCATAAGAATATCAGAAATCAGATAATTATTGATTATTTTTTCTTTAACTTTGTTCCAAGTAATTTCTCTAACTCCTTTAATTTTCGAATAATCTATTTCTTTTAGTGTTCCATTTGCAACATCATTTACTAAGTTGGGGTACTCGTTGATAAGGTTTTCTGCCATCCACTCTGGGATTATTGTTTTAAGAAATAATAATTGCATTTCTTTTGTTTGTGGAACTAAAGCATATATTGATAATGGTTTATATTGATGACCATATTGCTTATTATATTCATATTTTGCTTTAATTTGATATTCTCCACCAATAGATAACTGTTGCATCTTACCAACAATGTTACAAAATTTCTTTTTTTCTTCCGAATTATCGAACTTATTTGCTTCACCGTTGGTAAAAAACGGTATATCATCTTCTGTATATGCAATATAAGTTCCCCAAGTTGTATCATCATTATAATATTTTTCATATGTTACAACAATTTTAAATTCGTAAATATTATCATCAGACAATCAACTTACCTCTCTTTCTTTTTCTATGTCCTCGACATATAGGAAAATGTATCCTTGACATGTTTTATTCACTCTTGTACAGCACTTTGATATTGCACTTTTTGAACAGCCAATTATTTTTGCCGTTTCTGTTACTGATTTATATCTTGCGACCTCTTTATATTGTAAATCATATTGAACAACTTCTTTATAATGAGCCTCTTGCACTGCTCGTATTGTAGATTCTGAGTTTTTCTTCCCATACCTACCATGTTTTTCTTTTGGTATTTTTTTATGAGCTTCTGACATTTTCTTCTTAGATTCATTTGTATGATATTTACCGTAAAAAGGATTATCCTCGTCCAAATATCTTTCTTTTGCCAAATTACTTAATACTTCTTTTGTTTCTTCTGTATGGTGTTTCCCATAAAACGGATTCAACTCTCCAAGCGTCCTATAATGTGCATCTTCAATTTCTTGTTCAGTTTTAGATCTTCCGGTATTTGCAATCGCTATTTTTTGTTTTGTCTCATCTGTATGATGTTTGCCTTTAAACGGATGACCGTATATTTTCCAATGATCTTTTATTTTCTGTTTCGTCTCTTCTGAAGCTTTTCTACCTAATGCTTTTTGTCTTATTTTTTCTTTTGATTCCTCGCTCAATATAGAGTTTTCACCACCTGGACGAATATTATATCCATATTTGCTATTTGTACTTTTATACTTTTTAATTAATTCTTCCTCTATAATATTCGCCATTTCTAAAGTCAATCTATCTATTAACACTATATGTTGAAAGTTATTCCAACCATATTTATTAATAGCATTATTAAACGCGACACATTGTTTATATCCCCAACCACTATCCCAACGATCTTTGACATTTTCTTGACCTGTTTGACCTATGTAAATCTTTCCATTAATTTTGTTTATATGAACATATATTTTATAATTCTCCATACAAAAAACCACCATCCAATATTCTAAAAGAGTATATTAAAAACCGTAATAAGCTGATCTTTTTTAAACTGATACTCCTTTCTTTCTCACACTCTCAAGCCACTTACTATATGACTTTAATTTTTCTACAATTACTTTTTCTTCACTATCTTTTTTACAAAGAATAGCGACTTGTTGTCCTTTTTTCACTAAATCTTCATATTCTTTTAATTGACTATGCCATACAATTCCTTCTACAAGTCCAAAACTTGAATAGATATTTATATATGCAAATTGCTTGCCATTTTTATCTTTCTTCTTTTGAACTTTTGCAATAATACCAACTAAAGTACATTTCTCACCGTCAGAAATTTCTTCAAATGGTGTTAAAAATGTATAAGCTGCATCGAATGGATTATCATTGATAAAGACTTGTAATGTTTGAAATTCCCAAAACTGTTCATCTGCAAGATATTTTTGATTTTCATCTATATACTTTTGAAATCTTACTTTTTGATTTTCATTGAATTGTATTTTTTTTAATCTGTTATATTCAGAAAGTAATGCTTCTTTATCATATACAATTCGGCTTCCAGATGAAGGGATAACATATTTTCTCAAATCAATTCCCCAATCTTCTTCGAGTTTTTTATATGTAGGTAATGATTTAACCTCTGAAAACTTTAATGGTTGATACTCCGATTTAAGATATGATATAAGTTTTTCACGTTTATTTTTACAAGGAATTGCACCAGATTTAATGAGTGCTATAACAGATGCCTTATCCAAAGAAAGCCTTTGAGTCAAATCGTTAAAAGATTTGTATATACCATTATTCTCTCTTTCCTCAATAATTTGTTTAGAAAGCGATTCGCCAATACCACTAATTGCTGATAGTCCAAAAAGAACTTTTTCATTATCAACCGTAAAGTTCATACCAGAGTGATTGATGTTCGGTGGCATAATGTTCACATTAAAATATCTTGCATCAAGTATATACTTATTAATAGCTCCCGCCTTGTCTTTGTTTTGATTAAATAAAGCTTTAAAAAAATAGGTTGGATAATGCGCTTTAAACCATGCGGTTTCAAAACAAAGAACTGCATAACTGTATGAATGTGACTTATTAAACAAATATCCACCTTTTTTCGATAATTCATCTGCTATCTTATCAGCAATGTCCTTAGAATAACCATTAGCTACAATTTCACTACGGAGAATTTCCGACTCTTTTTGTACTAATTCAACAATCTTTTTTCCGATTGCCTTACGGAATAAGTCTGCCCCTCCATACGTTCTGCCACCAAATTTTTTTACAATATCAAGAAGTTGTTCTTGATAAATCATGCAATAATTTGTATCTTTCAAAATTTTATCCATATCAGGATGAATAGATGGTGGTCTGCTTCCGCCAGTTGCCATTTCAACATATTCGTCAAGTGCGCCCATACTATCAGGTCTATACAAAGCCAAAACAACAGATATAACTTCAAAATCTAACTGTTCAAGTTTTGGTTTCAATCGAATCAACAAATCTTTCATTCCGGCTGATTCGACTTGAAACACACCGTTTGTTTTGCCACTTGCTAATAGTTCATATGTTGGTCTATCATTCTCAAACTCAGGATTATTAATGTCATAATCCCAAGGATTCAAATGTAAATCATCTTTAATTTCTTTTACAAGATTAAGTGTGGCAACGCCCAGTAGGTCAAACTTAACAATTCCAATATCTTCTACGTAGTGTTTGTCAACTTGAATTACATGTTCACCCTTACTTCCTATCTTCATTGGCATATAATCATTGATTGTTGTATCAACAATACCAATACCACCGGCATGAATAGAAACCGTTTTTACTCGACCACTTAAATGTTGAGCAATATCAAATAATTCAACATACTGTGGGTTATCTATAAGCAATTTAGGATTAGCTTTCATACAGTCATCCCAATTATCAAATGTAAATTTTTGCGAAAGTTTTTGCATTTGTTTATATGGAAAACCAAGTATTTTTCCCACATCTGTAATTGCTACCGTCGGTGTAATGTATGAGTAATTTATAATTTGACATACTCTATCCTCACCATATTTATCAACAAGATAATCAATAATTGCATCTCTATTTCCAACATCTGTATCAATATCAGGAAGTCCCACACGTTCAGGATTCAAGAAACGCTCAAAAATAAGTCCGTATTTTATCGGGTCAATATCTGTAATATGACAACAATAACAAACTAATGACCCTGCTGCACTTCCTCTTCCCTTACCTACTTCAATGCCCAGTTTCTCTGCCGCTTTGATAAAGTCCCAAACAAACAAGAAATATCCATCGAATCCCATTGAATGAATAATCTCCATTTCATAATTAAGTCGTTCTTTTCTGATTTTTTGTTCAGCTTCACCAAGTTTATCGTATCCCCTATCCTTCCATCCTTGGTTGACTAAATACCATAAAAAATCATTATTATCTTTATAGCCTTTTGGTAACGGAAATGTTGGCAACTGAGGTTTTTGAAATGGCATACTAACTTCGTCAATCAAATCTGCTACTTTATTAGTATTTTCCAGACCAATACATACATTGTCATATCCAATTTGTACGTCCATACACTCATGTATTTCTTGCTCTGACTGCATATAACAACCTTCATACACTTCGCTATTTTCAATTGCATTTTTATCGTTGTTGGTGCTTTTTCTACCAATTTGAATAAGCTTGTCCTGATAATACAAATCTTCCTTTTTTGGTGCATGACTATCAGTTGTAATAATAAATGGAGTGTTTGTTCGTTTTGAAAGTTCTAATATTTTCTGATTATATAAACATTGGTCTTGATGTGAATGCGACTGCATTTCAAGAAAGAAATATGGAAATGCTTCTTTATATTCATTGATATATTCAACGCATTTTTCAAAATCTGATTCTCTTGCTAATTTACTCGCTAGGCAAGCAGATGAAATGACAAAATTTTCGGCATACGGTTTTATATCCTCTATGGTACATCGTGGTTTAAAATAAAACCCTTCAAAATTACTTTTTGTAATGACTTTATTCAAGTCCTTTCTACCTTGTTCATTTCTTATTAAACAGATTAAATGAAAGTATTTATTGTCCTTATCCTTGATTGCTATATCTTCGCATTCATACAACTCACATCCGTAAATTACTTTAATTTCTGGATAGTCTTTTTTTATAAGGTCGTAGTATATATGAGCATATGCGTTGCCGTGATTTGTTATAGCATATGCGTTTAATCCTATCTCCTTGGCTCTGTCCAACATTTCCTTTGGGCTTCCATAACCATCCAACAATGAATAAAAATCATGATTATGTAATGAACTATACATAATTTACCTCCTACCAATCGTCATCTTCATCATTGCCACTTGTATTAATAACCTCCACGTCCTCAATTATAATCTGAGGTGTTCTAACGCCGTTATATTCATTGATTGAAGGCTTTCCAACAATATTAAATGTAATGCTATCATTATCGTCCCAAGCGTTTTGCAAAAAATCATATAACTGATTACCATTCTTACATTTAAACTGAATATATTTAATATCATTTACCATAAAACTGATAGTATCTTCGTTTTTACCGAATACCTCAAAACAATCTCTTGTTAATGATATATTCTCTATTGCAAGCATTGGTTCATTAATTCCTTGACATATAATATCTTCAAATTGTGACAACTTAATAATTAATGAGATTGTAATATGTTCAATATCCAAGATAAAATCTACACAATATGTAGAATCATATTCAGTATCCTTAAGAATATTATTCATCATACTTATTGCTTTTTCTTTATCATCAATTGGCAAATTTACAATACCAAAAGCATTAGCGTGACCTTTACCACTGACAATACCTGTAGAATTAACAAGATCCTTAAAGCTGTCAATTGGACTATTATCAATATTCCTTGCACTACCACCGAATACTGTCATTCTTGTCTTTTTATCAAAATGTTTTTGTAGTAGAATACAAGGCTTGTTATATTGTTCTGCAATTTTAATTGCTACAACGCCTGTTAGTCCACTATCAAGTAAGTCCGATACATCAACCATAATGACCTTATCATCTAGAGGAAGTTCATCTATTACTTCTGAAATAGCCTTTACACCTTTCTCTTTCATTTTATCTTGTCGAGCCTTTGCGTTTTTGCAAAGTCTGGCAGCTCTATCATAAATGCTTTCTTGAATTGTTTCTGACGGTCTATTTTTAGTAGCTCTTTTTTTATATTCAAAGAATTCATCCGTTTCAATAAAGGCTCTAAATAATAACTCTTTTTCGTCAGCCGACCCAATCCTTATCATTCCGTTTAAGATAGGAGTTATATACCATTGAATATTATGGATATTAACTTTGCCGTTCATACTGTAATCTTGTGCTTTAATGAGTGACTGAAAACATTTATTTTTAATATTGAGTAATCCAAGATTTGTGATGTATCTTGTTTCAAATGAACGCATATCCATAACATCACTAATATTTGCTAGTGCACATAAGTCTAAATAATCATCTGCAAACTCATTCCAAGTTTCAGTGTCTAATGCTTGCAAAAACTTGTACACCACTCCTGCTCCACAAAAATCCTTGTTAGAGTAATTCTTACTCATCTGATTGTTTACAATCAAAGCATATGGATTTTTTTCTTCCGATTCATGATGGTCGAGAATAAGTACATCAATGCCTTTTTCAGAAAGTTCCTGACATTGCTCTGTATCATTCGTCCCGGCATCAGGAATAACCAATAACTTTGTATTATCAGGTATTACAATATCATCATCTAATCCATGTGCCTTTGCTCTTGTATGCAGTATGTACTCAACAGGATAACTACCGTCCATTTTTTTGATATATGAATATATCATAGCTGCCGAGCAAAATCCGTCCGGATCTTCATCTACAAGTATTTCAATTTTATCTTTATTGTTAAAGTGCTTCATAAATAGTTCTACTGCTTTATTTATATTCTCCAATTTCTCATACGGAATTAAAACACTTTCATTTAAATTAAGATATTTTTCATAATCATTAATACCTCTGTTTTTCAAAACTTCCGCTAATACATTGGAAGTGTTATTATTGCTATTTTCATATAATCTGTACTTCAAATACACACCTTCCTATCTTAATCTGTATATATTATTTTTAACCATATGTTCCCAATTTGTAGGCTTGTCAGTCGGTGATTCTTTCTCATTTAGAACATTATCCTCGTCAAACATATAGTAGAGTGGAACACCTTCTGGAAATCTTTCTGCCAATTCTTCTAATTCTTCTCTAGTTACATCTTTATCAAAGCAAAAAATTATGTCTACTCCCAACCTAACAAGTAAATCAATCTGATATTGTGATAGCTCCTTACCACCCGTACCGCCAGTATTTCGATAGCCATAACTCCATGCTTGTTCTACAAATTTTTCCGCCTCACCCACATAAATACGTCCTACTCTTTTTATATAAGGAAGAGTTTTATATAGTCCATATATAATTTTCGACTTTGCACATGGTTCTAAATAAATATATTTACTCATTCCATCAGGCACTTTTCTATCAAAATATCTTGCTTTTACACCAACTAAATCTCCCAATTCAGAACGAATAGGAATTGTGTATCGGTTGGTTTCTTCATCAAATCCTATTTCAAATTCTCTTTGTGTTTCATAATCAATATAATCTTCGTAAAACAAATCGTTCACATACGGTTTATAATATGAAAGTATATTTTCTGAAATAGGCTGTAATGGCTTTTCTTTTTCTTCTGATATATTAGAATCCATATCTTCTAACATTTTCAGTATTTTGAAACTATCAGGAATATCTTCTTCAAAATCATGATAATAGGATATTCCTATTTCCGAGCATATTGCCTTCAACCCCTCTGGGAATGTAAGGTTTTTAACATAGCATACAAGATCAATAATGTCTGTTTGCCTATTACCTTTTATCATCTGTCGAGTTTTATTTAAGCAGATAAGAGATTCATTATTGTATAAAATGATTGCACCTTTGTTGTCCCCATCAGGATTGCCGGCTGTCCAATATGCTCCGACTGAATGATACTTAATGTGATGGCAACCAATGGACTCTAATATTTGTTCCGAATAATTATTTTCGTATATGTAATTCTTTAATTCTCTTGTATCCAAGTTGCCACCTCCAATTAATTAGTATCTTTAGTTTTCTTTATGATATAACCTATATTTTTCCATATGTTTAGATTCAAATCTATCTCAAATAACATAATTTTATCCTTACTACCAGCTCTATTCTTATCTGGTTTTATACAAAAATATTGTTTGTTTAAATCCAAATTTTCTGCATTAACTTCTCCCCAAGAATCACACTCTAATACCATCTGGTACTTGTGATATTCTTCTTTGTTCAACTTTTTGCCAATGTTCAAAATATCAGCCACATGCTTAATTTGTTTTGCATTTGCAATATTATTACTACTAAGACTAAAAATATCTGTAAACACAGTTTCGTCACTTAACTGAAATACGGCATATCCGCTCATACGTAATTCTTTTGTAAGTTCTTTCAGTTTAGTGGCAAATTGTTTTATTTGTGACCAATCATCTGTGTTGTATCCTTTCAATGTATCATAGCCATAATATTTTATATTTTGAACCATTTTTGCTTTACGCAATTCAAATTCAATTCTTTCTGAACTATAGTCGTCACCGACATCTTTAAACATGACCTTACCCTTTCGGTCACTACTATCAATCCAGTCCGTAACTTTTTTTACATTCCAATATTCATCTGATGTATCTTTTATTCGCCTTATGTACTCGTCATTACTTTCAATATATATACCGTCATCGTCAATTTTTCGTCTGATAATATTTCCGTCATTATCATGATAAACACCTAATACTATCTCTTTTTCTGGCTTATTTATATATACTCCATGTAAATCTTGAAACTCTTTATTATTGATAACTGTAGTAATTAAACAACTACGAAGATCTTCCTCATCCATTTCATTGCTCATAAGAAAAAAGTTTTCATCTTGTACAAGGGCTACATAAGCGGCTAGCAAAACAAGCTTTCTTGTCTTACCTTCATTTGAAAGAAACCCTTCAAATAAAACTTTTGTTTCTCTAAGACCAAGATAATATTCATTATACATATACCAAGGAAACGGCAATCCAAAGTTTGGTTTTTCCAAGTATTTATCTATTTGAGCTGAATTTTTATTGGTAAGCTCAACCGCTTCTTCACCGGCATTAATCACTGTATTGATTTTATCTGCCTTTGTGCGAATAATTCTATAAATATCATTAGGTGACATTTTATCAAAATTTCTATGAGACAATATTTTTTCAACAGGGAATCCATTTCGACCATATTCTCTAATTAATGAATATTTTTTTACTGTATTAAAATAATTTTTTATATCGTTTTCATCAGCAAGAGTCATATATCTTTGAAGTGTTTTCCAACCTTTATATTGCTTATAAAGATTAAGACGTTCTTCGTTTTGACTCATAAACACATTCATTTTTGTCTCATCTAATGTTTGTGAAAATGTAAGATAATAAGTTTCAAGATTATCATAAAAGAATTTTGTTACAGAATCAGAAAAGTCATATTTACTTCTCATAAATGTACTATAATTAACAATCAAATCTAAATCTCTGGCTAAAGCTCCTACGAAACATATTTCACTCTGTATATTGCAATCTTTTAGTTCGCTTTCATTATTCAAAATCTCTCTCCTATCCGAAAATATCATCTACTAAATCTGATATATCATCTGTATTATCAACGCTGCTATCTTTCGACACATTAGAATACCCAATTGATTGACCGACAAGATTTTGAGATGTTTGTTGTTCTTTCTCAGCTTCAAGTATTTTTTTCTTTTCTTTCCATCGTAAATAACTATCATACTTATTGATTAAAATAGATAAACCATATAAGATTAATGCAGTCGGACTAATTTCTCTGTCTGATTTCGATATTAGTTTTTGATTTGCTCTTCTTATATAATCTATTTTTCTCTGCCACATATCCAACAACTCTATTGCAGGAATTGGAGTATCTAATCTATCATCAGTACCATTAATGACCTTCTTAATTTTTGTCCAAGGTAATGTACCAGTATCATATTCTTCTCTTAAAAATGCACATAAATCAGATTCATCAAACCATTGTAAAATATACTTTTCCGCATTCTTTGAAAATTGCTCAATATTGCTTGTGCTTATATGTTTTTTTTCAAGAAGACTTAATGTATTTTGTTTTCCTTCATCTAGATATTTTTTCAAATTCGCCAAAGCCATTGTACGTTTTCGAGAAGGAGTTTTTGTTGCATGACACCATTGAATAAAGCAATTTTTGTGATAGTAATGTTTATCATAATAAACTATTTCACATTCATTTTCATCTACGTCAATATCTTGGGAACAAAAATAACATTTTTTCTTAATTTTATTCATATCTATAAAACAGTCTTTATGATATAAATGCTTGTCAAAATAGAGAAGATTGTTATCACCTTGATTCCTACAAACATCTAACGACGACTTGCAACAAAAACAAGTAGGTCTTGGAGTCATAATATTCTTTTTATTTTGTACCAATCGTGTCATTTCTTCCTCCAATCTACCTAAACCACCAAAAAAAAATGATGGTTTAGGTACGAAAATATTATATTAATTAAACATTGCTAATACCTTATTAAGAATTTCGGTGTCGGTTACATTCTTATATGCCGTAGGAAGTCCTGCCGCCTCAAGTTTTTCCTTCATTGCTTTCTTTTCCATTGGTGGTAATGCGTTTCTTTTGACGATGATTTCTTTCTTAATTGCTTCAATATTAATACTCTCATCGTTTCCAGTAGTATCATCATCTGCTGGTTCACCAACCTGACCAAGAATTTCTTTTTTATAAATATCTTGCTCAATATCAACAGCCTTTGTTAAGTCATTTTTTAATACAAACTTTGATTTTCCTGCTGTTTTATCGATAACCGCCTGCCAATCAACTAATGTTGGGTCTTCAATAATAATACAATCATCATGTACATGCGTTCTATCTTTTTCAACCCATGCACAAACTGTTCCGTCCTCATTCCTGAACATACGAATTTCAGTTTTAACATTATGATCCATTCCTTTGAAACCATCAGGAATCTTTCTTCCTGTAACTACACTTTGAGTTGTTCCATCAGCCAATTTAATTGTTTCTTTTTCATCAGCTTCTCTTGCCGTTACAATATAATGAACGCCAGATGACATCAAATCAAGGATTAAATCTTGTCCCTTAAAATTGACTGTTTGATAATCCTTCAACTCCATACCTGCGCCTTCTATTTTTACAAGTCTGGCGTCGCCTACAAGACCATCCTTATCTGCTTTAACTTTATTTCTTTTCTTTGAAAACTCAACTAAGCCTTGCTTTGTTGTCAAATTAAGAATTGTAGTGCCATCAACAACAATGGCATCAGCTCTAAACGGCTCACCGTCTGCATCTACTACAACTTCATCTGTTTCATTACCATCATCATCCAACTCATAAAAATCTTCGTTATTCTTGACCTTTGCAATATACTGTCTTACTTCACCAAGCGACTGTGTATAAACAATATAAATATTCTCAAGATTAACACCATTTGCGCTTAAATCGCCCAGATAATCATCAATTGAACCAGACTCGGGGTCAAGATACAATAGTCTAAAAGGCTTCCCATCTGGGCGTTTAAAATATGCTAACTGCATCGCCATAGTCGATTTTCCTGTAAACGGTTTTCCGTATAATATCATTCCCAACTTACTTTCTGTTACTGACGCTTTTCTTGCTTTTGCCATTAAATAATTCCTCCATAATTCCTAAATATTGATTGATTGGAACGCCATTGCTGGCGTTCCATTTGATTATTTTTTTAATGCGAGAATTAATCCCATGCCTCATCATCACCATCGTCAAAATTTGTTCCGTCTCCCCAATCATCATTTGAGTCATCGCCGAAATTTTCTTCTGCCTTATTTGCATTTTTAATCTTTGAGATAGCTTCTGTTACATTCTGTTCTGTGTAAATGGTTTTATCAATTGACGAACCCTTTGCTCCCGTAATAATGAACTCTGTTTTTGTAGGAGCAGCCACTTTTTCCAATCTATCTTCTTCTCCCCAAACATCATCGTCTGCTACAATCGTTTCTGTCTGAGTTGAAGATACCATATGACCATTTACCTTAATCGCATTATACGGATTTAAAGACTTCTTAAACTTATTCGCAAGTGCCTTATCCACAATAATAAACTGAACATCTTCAATATTGCTATATGTAACAATCTTTGCAAGAACAACAAATCTGCCAGTCGGTTTCTCATTGTCATCCTTTTCTTGTTCAATCCCCATAAAGATAATTACTTGATTAAAATCGTTCTGCTTTTCAAACTTCTCACTATCAAAGTCAATATCCGAACAAAGTGAAATTTGATTTGGAACAAGTTTTGTTGATGTTCGCTTGTTGCCCTTATCATCTGTAAAGCTGCTATAATCAAGACTTCCACGAATAAATACGCTTGCACCGTCCTTTAGATTTTCCTTGACTTCCTTGCAAGCATCAAAGTCTGTTAGAATTTTCTTATCGTTAACTGTTTTGCCCTCAGAATCAACCTTCTTCTTGACACCAATATTCTTACCTATCATACGGTATCCCTCACGATTATACGAATATCTTTCAACCCAAGGTACTTTTACGGTGTCCGCTTTTTCACCCTTTTTCTCAGCCCTCTTAGAGAAATAAACATTCTCTTGTTCCATACCTTGAATGTTTACATATACTGTTTCTCCATCAAGATAGCTTGCACCAAACTTAAGCATTCTCATAGGCTTGCCGCTCTTAGTTTTAATTTCCTTAAATGCTGTATCCTTTTCCATTCCAGACACAATTCCCTTTAGTTGGAACGCACCCTTTGTCTCTGGTAAATCAAATAATCTTCCTTTTTTCTTTGTTTCTGCCATTAAAATAAAATCCTCCTTGAAATAAAAATTAACGTAATAAAATCTATCTGAACGCCCAAACGGACGGAACATAGAATTAAATTTATGTGAACTATATGAACAGTGGTTTATGGACACAAATAGCCCAAGGGTATGCTAAATCCCACCCAAACAAAATGATAAAAATAACACTTGATATTTCTGCAAAAATATGTTAAAATATAAAAATACAGAGTAATGGTATATCCCATTATGAAGTATCCTTTTATATAGACAATCAACTCCTCGACCAAAATTTGTTGATTGTCTATTTTTTATACACTATATATAGTAGTTGATATTATCTTGAAGCTACTATATATGGTTTTTCTTGTCGTTGAAATTTAATTTTCATTAGGTTACTAATTATTCGCATACTTTTGTAAAAAACAAATACATAACATCTATGTCACATTCATTCTTTGCAATAAGCGTTGAAACCAAATTAAACCCATAATCTGAATATTGATTTAACACTTCTTCTAATTCGCCAGTACAATAATTACTAACTTTACAACAAGTATTGTATACTTTCAATCTATCACCTCTATAATCTTATCCCTACTTATAGTTTTCCAATTAGACCTTACGAACATTTTCATCATGACGCCCTATCTTATGACTCTAATATCCATCCTGTTCTAATTTCTTCTAGTGTTCTCGGTGTATAATCCATATACTTCATCATCGCACCGACGTTGTACATATGACAAGGTTTATCATATAATGCTCCCATTTCATATCTAAAATGTTGTATCATATTTTCTTCAAAACTATTATGTACGTGCCCATAAAGATGTATCCAATCATAGTAATGATTTTTGAAACATGGCATCGGATAGTGACATAAAACAACTGAAATTTCATTGTCAATTTTTAGTTCCTTGTAATCTACAACCTCGACAAATAAGTTGTATAATTCTTTGTTTTTTAATATTCTATTGTCATGATTTCCTTGAATTAAATGTATGCGACCTTTTAACTGTTTGAAAATTTCAATAGTTTTGGTGGCATTGTGCCAACTAATATCACCCAAGACATATACATCGTCATTATCATTAACTTTATTATTCCAATTATCAATAATTGTTTTGTCATGTTCTTCTATATTGATAAATGGACGATTATCAAACTTTAAAACATTCTTATGACCCAAATGTAAATCCGAAATAAAATAATTCATACTTACTTATTCTCCTTTAACAATCCACTCTTAACTAAATGCTGACGGACAATTTCTATAATTTGTTCTTCCAAGAATTCATCAACATTATCTTGATCTCTAACATAATCCAATTCATCATTGATAAAATCTTCTATTATAGAAGTAAAGTCCATATCCTCAATTGTTTTTACAATTTTCTTATGAATAAGTTCTTTATGTTCTTTTGTAAGAAATTCTTTAATATCATTCATATCAATATATTCTCCTTCTTGATAAACTCTTTTGAACAGTTCCGTCAATTTTCTCAAATCGTCCTTGTCTAAGAGAAGGTATTTCCCAGGTGGATGTTCTTTCCTTATAGCCTGATACAAAATATCCATATACTCATCCCGAAACTTTTGTTCTCTATTAGATAACTCTTTACTCATATATTTCCTTTATCACCTCTGTATATCGCATTCATGAAAATCCATAAGTATCTTATACTTATATTCTCCGAATCTTTTTCGCCAGCGTTGTTTCGTTTTTTCACTTTCCCAACTAAACGGCAACATATGATAATTGATAAGGAAACATACGTCTAATACTTCTAAATTTTGAGGTATTCGACTCAATACAAAATACGAACCGTATGCGTGATGGTCAAAGTAATGAGCTATGCCAAGATCATCAAATGTTTGAGTTGACAATTTACCTAAGTCATGCATCATCGCACCGCCCAGCCAAGGATTTTCATAACCCTTTTCTTTCATTAATTTCTTAGTATTTAAACAATGCTTGTACAAATCCATTGTGTGATGAGGATTCTTTTGGTCGAAATCTCCCATATAAGCTATTTCATTAACCAAATTTCTCACATGATTTTTAAATTCATCATGAATAATAATCTTGCTCCACCCTTCCTCAATGAATGGAATTTCAAATCTTCTAATTTGCTTTTCCAACACTTCATCAGGAACAGGATGTGGTCTATTTTTATTATCTTGTTGACACCACTCAAATGGTTTCGGCATTATGTAACAAATCTTTTCTATGTCTAGTCCATTGACTTTATTAAGAATTGCTCGACGAGACTTCATTGTGATATTTGTTGCATCGGCTATCACATTATATTTATTCTCCAAACGCTTTCGGATTAATGTATGAAAAAGTTCAAACACTTCATCATTTTGAGACTGGTCTCCGACTTCGCCGGTTAATTGTTCTCGTATCATATCAGTTGATATAACAACTGTATCAGGATTATCATTTACAATCTGTTTGGCAATGGTAGATTTGCCACTTCCAGACAAGCCACACATAACATATAGTTTTGGTCTACTCATTCCTACACACCTCATTTTTTATACTGAATGTAATTAAGTTTGTCATCACCTTTTCCATAACATCTTTTGCTTCAGTATTAATCTCCAATGGATTATTCTCCATATACTCTTGTTTATATTGTTTAATCCACTCACACGTTTCTTTTGCTAAATTTTTTGAATATTCTAATTCATAATGATAATTAGATTTAATATCGAGCAACATATCCTTATTTTTAGGGATTAGAATAGTACGGTAACTTTCGCCATTACAATATCTTTCGATAAAATCTTTCAAACGTAAAATATGATGTAATTGTTTGGGGTCACAACCATATTTCTCAATCTTATCTACGATACTTGGATACGGATATGTAAGAGCTTTGTACTTTTCAAATGCCATTCCGCACATACAATTAACACTTGCGTAATTGTTGTACCTTGCAATTTTTTCGGCATTATCAAGCATAGGTGCGAATAGTTCTTCATAAATTGGATTTAAAATATAATATTGAGTAAACAAAAGTTCAACAAAGTTAATATTTTGTTTCTTAAAACACTCAAACATTTTACGAATATCTTTTACATCACATAGGCAACCATTCCCCATATCAAGTGTCGTACTTACCGGTTGACGATTAAACACAATATCGTTTAATGTAGGAAGAATTATTGCTTTTGAATCGACATCTGAACCAAAGTAATCCAACTCATAATTTTGTGAACCGTATAAAAATATGCCAACAACATTGTAGCCTAACGATATAAGTTTGTCGTAATGTTGTTGAATTTGATTTTGCACTTCTTGTTTAAACATCCTTCAATTCCTCCTTGAAGAGCATAGAATAATCGTCTACTCCCATTTCCTTTAATTTTTTATATCGAGGTGACTTTTTGTTGCCACTTTTTAAAACATTGATATCATGACCATAATATAATTCTCTACAATATACTTGATACTCCTTAGGAACATTTTCTGAAACATATATCATAAAATCTTTCTTATTGGTTTTGGGAGCAGTATCATAGTATTGTTTTATATTTTTTGTGGTCTCAGTAATATACTTCATAACAACGGTTGCTATCTTCTTAACATTTTCATGATAAGCCTTTGGTAATTTCGATAGCAAATCATCATAACAACTGTCAGCGATAGAAGAAATCACTAAATTAATAGACGATAACTTAGATAATACTTTATGAATATGCACATAATCATTGTATTTTAATTTAACCTTATAACCGTCAATATTGATTACAAAACCTTCCGCTTCATCAGATGACTTATCGTCTAATTCGGTCATAACATCATCCAAGGTCTTGTTGAAGATTTCTGTTGTTGGAATATTGTATAATTTTGCGAATTTGAGAATTGATTCATATGAATATTCTTCGCCGGTCAAATTACTTCTCATGCCGATAAGATATAATCCTTCTTGCTCTTTTGTGTATTTAACGACATGTGTATCTTTTAATGAAATGTACTCAAAAATAAAAGTGATATTGGGATATTCTCGTAACATTCGTTCATAACCAGGTAACTGATATATCATCTTATAACCATCTTGTAATCTCCATGAAGTATTTGGATTAATAGATTGACTGCCTGCCATTATAATTTGACCATTATACCAAGTAGCTGACTGCATAGAACCGTCCAACTTATTTGAAAATTCAACTGTTTTTGCATTGCCAATCCTACTTTGTATATTCTCCAAACTTGTTTCTTCGAGTTCGTTAATATTAAAGAATTTAGCAAATGGACACAAAACTATTTTGTCATTTACTATATCAATTACTATACTTCTACATTCACGATAAAATCCATCATATATACTCCATAATTCCTCACCGGAATTATCAACTTCTCCATTGTAGATATCGCTATATTGACCGTATCTCAAAAGAAGAAACTGTCCGTTTTGGTTTAGTTCTAATCTTGAAAGTAAGTCTGTATATTCAGGATATTGATTTATGGGGTCAATGTTATTTAAACATTCGACCCATAGTTCCAAACAGGTTTTCTTCCCGTCCATGTCATATGTAACATATCCCATTCTTTTATGAAACTCATTTTTTATTTCAATGAATTTATTCATTACTGGATTCCAACTCATTAAACAGCCTCCTCAATAATCCTCTTGGTCTTGGGTTACTCCACCAACCCGACACAAAATCATAATTATCTTTATCATGAGTATAATGACCTCTATACGTTTTTAATTCGGGAGCAAGCCTATCTATTACTTTGTTATATTCAATATGGTCAAATGGAGCTCTTATATCATAATCGTCTTTTGTACTTATATCAAAACGAATATCGTCTAAGTCGGATTCTTGAGCGTTATACTTCATATACTTGACTGCCTGATGCTCTCCCCAATTTATTAACCCATCTTCTAATTCATTTAAAGTAATAAATCGTTCAGATTCATCATATATAGAAATTTTATCGGAATGTATGGATAAAAATTCTTTCATTTCTTCAACGGAAGTATATGCGTCGTTGTGTTGATTAAACAAAGGCTTCCATCCACCACTTCTACGTCCAATACAAATTTCATAGCCAAAACAAGGTTCGTCCACAAGTCTATACTCATTAAAGAAATACTTCTCAACAAATTCCTTGTTTTGTGTATGTATGTAATATTTTGTACTCACTATATTTTCTACCCTTCTACCTATACATTCTCCGTTTCATCCGATGAAAAGTTTATTTACTTATACAAATTTAACACCTAATTTTGCACTTGCCTTTGCCACATTCCTAAAAAGTTCATCTACTACATCATATTTCATTTGACGAATTTCAGAATTAACCATGTCTTGAAGAATTTTTATAAACAATCTATTGCTTGCTAGGAATAAACCTATCTCCTCATTATATGTATCATCTTTATGGCAACAAGCCTCTGCTTTATATTTCCCACTTCGTACTTGAATCTTTTTGCCATCGGTTCTGTATTCATAAACAAATGCATAAAATCTTCCATCATTGTTGAAGTAATTCCCACCATTTTTCTTTCTCCATTCGCTCCACTTGTGAACTTCATCAAAATATTCTGCACACACATCTTCTGAGATACAGCCTTCATATTTATTTTTGTATCTAAAAGAAATTATGCCGTCTTCTGACACATCAGTCACTTCGCATATTGCACCAATATGTCTAAGTGTACCTATTCCCTTTTTCAATTTTATCTTATCGCCCTTCATCATGTCGCAACACTCTCCCTTTGAAACATTGTTTTCATCTATTTATATTCTCCGAATCAAAACCGTAATCACCCAGCTTTTTATCGACTGCTCTATCAAAATCTGTAGAAAGAAATTGAAGAAATTCTTGTTTTGCTTGTATAATATTTCTCGCATCTACTCGGTAGGTTACATTTATTTTCAAAATATATCCTCCATCGCCTGTATATATAATATCCATAACATTACTCCTTTTCGGTTGTAAGAATTGCACCATCGCCATAACTCCACGACAAATTGAATGAAGTCATATTATCCGTATTAATCTTTTCGCCACGATGTATAATCGTTGGCATTTGACCCATATCACTCATTTTTTTTAGATGGTACAAGAACAATCGAATCGTATGCTTTCCCATCTTCAAACTTATTTTTGATAAGGCAATCAACTTGTTCTTCAAGCAACTTTACTCTATCTGAATCTTCTGGCTTATCCATTATAGTTTCATTAATTGTTTTTAATTGATCTCTGATGACAGTCATATCCCACCGAATATCACAAATCACTTTTCGTATACATTTAATGTTTTTAAAAAATTCCATAATATTTAGCCTCCTTATATCAACTTGTAATGAAGATAATCATTATAACTCTGAGAAAACTTGATATATGCACAATGGAGATTTTTATAAATATCTTTCTTTGCTTTATCTACACACTCATAATCATCATATATTTCAACATTATTTCCAGATACAATAAATGAGTTTTGCTTATTATCAAATATTGCATTATTAGCCGAGAATTCGATATTTATACTATTACCTTCTAAATCCTCCACCCAAATATCATTAGTATCTCCATTTAGTAAGTCCAATTCCTTGTTTTCACTTGTAAAGATAATGCCTTCTTCTGTGAATAATTGAACATCATATTGTCTTTTCCTGTCATGTGTATTTATAATATTCAAATCTTTAATAGTTTCTTCAAACTTTTCTCCCTCATTTAATTCAAGAGCAATTGCCGAAAGACAATCATAATTCAATTTAATCTTTCTTGAAAAAGAAACAACCTTGTTAATTTCAGAAAAATATTTTTTATCTATTTTATCTGTCAAATAATTTCTTACTTCGTCTGCCGTCGGATATTCAAATCTAAAGTGAAAGTGAAATCTTCCTGGTCTGTTAATCATATATTCGTTCAAATTGCGATATTCATTGCAAGTTACTACAAATAATTTCTTCCCAGAACTTGTACCATCAAAGAATGACAGCATTTGTGCTTGTGGATCTACATCATCTCGACTCTTAAATGTTTTGTCAAACTCATCAAACAAAATAAGCACTTCATTTTTAATGTCATTTAGGAAATCATCAATGCCGGGAATAAAATCATCGACCAATATAACTGGAATACCATTTTCAATTGCTTTTTGTGAAAGTAGTCTTGCGAACAAAGACTTTCCAATACCTTTATCTCCACTAAGAATTACACCCAAATTCTTACGAGATTTTTCAAATCTATTCAATACTTTATTCGCCTTTTCTTCATGAACTCCGTATATCTTATCTTCCTTGATTTCCAAATCATGTTGTTTCTCTAAAAAGAAACCGGTAAATTTACTGAATCCAATTTTATATGTTTGTGCCGGCAGTTTGTCCAACACAATTAAATCCTCGCCATAAATTTGATATGTACTTCCTGTTTTTATAATTTTCATAATTTTACTCCTCTTTATTTAATATTCTCTATTTGAACTGTTTATTGTTATTTTGTCTTTAACTCTGTTTAGATATTATTTGCTCAAACATTTCATCAACAGAATCTAACAAATCATATCTTTTGTCAAACGCAGCCGTTGAACTCTTTGCAAATTTTCGTTCTACCATGTCGATATAATAGGTCATTGTACCATCGTCACCCATATAGAACTCATTCCATTCTTCGTCCGTCATTAATCTTCGCGCATTTAATTGTTCAATGGCTAAATTATCAAAACTAACAACATTAAACTTTTCAATAATATTTGAAAGATTTTCATACAACCAACTTTGTCTAATTTCAATATTATCATGGTCTATATCATAAAAATCATCACCACGTCTTAAATGTTTGTATCCCAAAATCAAAATCTTCAAATTATTATTCTCCAACGCCTGTATGTCTGATGGCTTTAACACACCATTAATTACATGAATGACTGCATTAGGATATTGTTTGATAAGTTTAATAAAGTTTTCTGTTGGAGTTACAAGTGAAACTCCCAAACCATATATGAGCTTTTCGCCTACAAGTTTCTTTATTAGCTCTTGTTTCTTCTCAAAATGAATCTGATTTACCGTCATATTTACAATGACTTTTCTATCCTTTAGTTTTTGTAAAAATGGAATTAAATCAGGATGACTTGTAGCGTCTCCACCACCAAGTGCAACTTCTTGATATGGATGTAGAGTATCAATGAATTTTTCATTCATAATATCACCGAACTTGCCATCTGTTGTACTTCCTTCATGACAGAACGGGCAGCCCATATCACAATAATTTGTTATTTTTATATCCATATTTTCTGCAAATGCAGCCTGAAACTCATCATCATTTGTTTCTCTTATTTTTGTTCCATCTTCAAATATAGCAGTTCTGAAATTTCCATTCTTGTAACTCCCTAAAATTTTCATTTTTACCTCCCAAATATCCTTCATACTTTTCATTCACTATAATGTTTTGACTCTTAATCAACCGTCATATCCGTATTTACCGAACGCAACAACTCTGTCTCCACTTTTGGTTGTATATTTATCTACGAAAGTTTCAAGTTCATAGTCGTTATTCCATTCATCATAAGTTTTTGCATCTTCATTTATAAGATCATTCTCTTTTGCATATTTTGTATAATATCTTTCTTTCGCAGTCTCTGATAATTCTGACCAATCTTTTGAATACTCATCTTTATTATCCTCATACTCTTGAGCAGCATATTCCTTATCTTTATTTGATAGTTCACTTGCTTTTACGAAGGTTTCGCCATCCTCATCGAATAGGACTTTACCATTCTTCCATTGTTCAAATTCTTCCTCACTACACATTGTTAATGAATGGGTACTTGATGAATTGGTTTCAAATACTCCACGTCTAATCTGTCTTTTCATATATTTTTATTCTCCTTATATTATTCTTTTGGATACTCATAATCAATAATATCCATATTTACCAATCCAGTTTTCTTCATATCATTCCAATAGCAAGTTTCATCACCGTCTTGAATAACTACATATTTTTTATTAGTTAAATATTCTTCTAAAGATATATTCTCTCTTTCAAGAAAACCGCTCAATATATTTTCATCAACGTAACCCGTATATGGTTCTTCAAAATAGAATCGTCCTTTATTCTCATAATAATCAATTGAATCGACTCCCCATTTTTCACCTTTTTGATTAAAATATTCATTTAATTCATCTTCTGTTTTCCCATATTCTTGCACAAATTCATCGTTGCTATAATCTGGATAATCTTTGTTATAAACAAAATCCGACCTCATAGGAATTTCGATTTTCTTTAAACCTGGAACATATTTTAATGCAATTTGCTCAAGTTTCTTATATGTATCATCATTATATTCGTCCACTAAAGACGCACAAGCATATAACCATTTATCATGAAAATTTCCTAATGCTCTAAATGGGCTTCTACCAAATTCTAAATCATCGTCCCAAGGACTCCATATCCCATCATCTCCCAAATAAAAGCCATCTAAAAATTCTTCTGGCGAATAATGTTCATCTCTTTTCATTACAGTAAGAGAGTGCATACTCGATGAATTTGTTTCAAAAACATTTCTTCTAATTTGTCTTTTCATTTTCTCTACCTCCTAGTTATCTATTCTCTGTCTGTGTAAATTGAGTTACCTCTTTTAAATCAGCCCTTGTTTTAATCATGAACATCAAGAACTGTAATAAAGCCGTCCATATTTGCACCTAATGCTTCTTTATGTTTTCTATCGAAATCCTTATCTTCAACAAAGCTTGTACCATTCCAAGACGCTCGTGCAATTGCTGTTCCGTCAGGCAAAATACATACATAACAATCCATTTCAGGTAGATTAACTATATCTTTTTGTCTTGCTCCGTCTACAAGTATATATTTATCATAAAAGCCCATATTAGCAAACCAATCTTCTTCACTATATCGGCTTCCCATACACTCTTTTAACGTAGACAACAAGCTTGACCAAAATAATCTTCCGTTTCTTTCATCACGGCTATAATAACCCCAATTATAATATTCGTTATTTCCTTTGTTCTCTGCATCAACTTTTAATTTTATTTCTGCTTTATATCTTCCACCTATTTGATAGCCATCCCATGTGAATGTAGGATAATTGACAACATGGTCTTCATTTTCTTCATCTAAATTACTATAGACATTACCTACATAATACGGATTCATAATATCTGCAATTTGGTTTTCGCTTGGTAATTCTTTGGTTAATAAATGTACACAATAATGCATTTTAGTCCTCCTAGTTCTATATTCTCCGTTTGAAATGTTTCTTTCAATCAATACTCTTTACACTTTTGATAACCTATTTTCTGCCCACTCACATTGATTCTTAGAAATTTCACTTCCTATGTAATTTATACTCAACTCTTTACAAGCAACAGCCGTTGTTCCCGTTCCCATAAATGGATCATATACAATTCCATCCTTGCAACCATATATGTTTAAAAGTTGTTTACATAAATCACTTGAATAAGTTGCTTTATTGTATGGACATGAACCATCATTATTTTTGGCTTCAATGAAATTAAAAATATTACCATATGAAGCTTGTCCCGTTTTTCTATAGCTCACAATAGGCTTGTTGCAATAGAACGTATCAATTTGGTCTTTTTTACAAAACACAAATACAAATTCAGTAATTCTGGTAAGTTTATTAGGACTACAATTGTTTGGCATTGCAGAACTTTTCTTCCATGTAATTACATCAGCAATTGTGAATGGAGTTTGTGTGATAATTGTATTTATAGCTTTAAACATTCCATCTCTATTGTTATTTCCATAAGAAAGATTATATAAAACAGTTCCATGTGGATTTAAAATTCTATCAAATTCCAAAAATAATTTATGAGTAAAATTACAATATTCTTCATCAGTCATATTGTCTACATGTGTATCATATCTCAAATAAGGAAATTTACTTGAAGCATTATTTGACTTCATAAGAGTATTTGATTTACATTGCTTTTTATTTGTGTTATAAAATGGAGAGGTTAATATGTTTGTACATAATTCACTGGACATTCTCTCCATGGTTTTAAAGCAATCTTCATTATATATCCGATTTAGTTTCATACTGTTTTAGGAGTAAACTATAGTTTTTTGTGTGCACACAAACCTCACTCCTCCTCATCAACTTAATTTTCTATATTTTCATTTCTATAAAATAAACACGTCTGCTTATTTTATTTGAATTAATGTTGTATGTATTTTAAATTATTTTGATGTACAAACAATTTTTCTGTGACTTTAAACTGATTGTTTTTGTTTACATCTAAAGTTCTTGTAAATGGTTTACTCCAAATTGCCACAAAATCATCTGGTGCATTTTGTTCGGAGATAAACACAATATGATCTTTGCTTATTTCTCTCATATAATTCCAAAATTCGTTTGAATCAAATTTTTCTTTTCCATACCCTGTTGTCCCATTATACGGAGGATCAGCATATACTACACAGTTTTGCAGGAGTTCTACCTCACGATAATCTTTACATATAAATTCAGCATCCATAAGAGTATCCATATCCTTTAACAACGATCTTTTGCTCTGGGCTGCATAATTTGTTCCTGTTTTATTCCTTGCATATCCGCCAAACCATTTACCTCCAAACGAACATCCAAATCCTACAAAGCCAGCTAAAACTTTATCCTCGTCCTTATGTTCTTTTATATACTTATAATCATCTACAGATATATTCTCTGGCAAATCATATCCATGTTTAACCCCATTTAAGAGTTCAATCAAATATTCATGTTTATCATTTAATATTTTTCTTGCAAATCCATCAACTTTACTTTCTATTGAACAACTTCCACAAAAAAGACTTACGAATGTTAGATCATCCCCCCCAGTTCCTGTTATTATCATTGCAATTTGTTTCGCTATTCTTGATTTTCCACCTTGGTATCTCATTTATTACCTCCGAAATTTGTTTACTAATTCGACTTTTACCGCCTAAATATTGCATATTATATTCGGAGCGTGTACACTTTAAAACGTTACTCAATACCTTTCTTAATATTGTTATAGATGTTTGCAACCATCTAAATAAAATTTATAATCTAAAATTGAATTATCGGGCGAACAGCCCAAAGACGTAGTAAATACTACAGTGAATTATCCTCTGTTTAAAAATCAAAATGAAAGCAAAATTTCAAGCTTAAATATATACTCTTTTGCCTTTTACTTTAATGTATCTACCCTTTGTGTTAAAATAACAATCCTTTAGAACTGTTTGTTCTATATAACCACCACTTTTATATTTTAAATAAACAGAATCACCAAAGTCTTTAACCACCGTACCATCAGGAATATCAAACGGTGTCTCTTTTATATATTTTTCAATACATTTTGAGCAATACTTCACTGTTTCCAAATCAATAATTAAAACATCTTCTTTCCCTAAAGAGTGTCCACAATTTTCACAAAACAATTCTGCTTCTCGATCCGGGGATTTTGATTGCGGACATTCTTTATATTTTCTTTTGCTTTTATCTAATTTGTTTTTTGCTCTATCACATAACAAACTCATAATAATTCCTCCCTATAATTAAACCCAATCGTCTTCATTGAATATAATTGTATTCATATATACATTCTCTTTTTATTTAAACTTAAATAAAACTTGAGCAAATTGAATTGGCTGTATAATTTCTGCTCCACATTGAGAGCAATATAATTTTTTAGGAATATCTGTAATCACTTGATAGCTTCCTTCTGTTAAATTATCACAATATGGACAACAAATTTTTATATATGGTTTTCCTCCAAGATCGAAACATGTTTTTATTAATTCATATTTTTCGTCTCTATCTTTTGTATCTTTAACCATTACAATATTCTCCTTGAAATCAGGTTTTCAAGACCACATACGGTTTTCACCGTATGCAGTCTCATTATTTTATTTCTTCTTTGTCTTTCGTCCTACAATCATTCCACTAAAAAATGCTACGGCAATACAAACTAAGAATACACCTATATTAAGTACAATCATTACTTGTTACCTCTCTGTTTCTTCATATCCTCAAGAATTTGTCGTGCATTACGTTCTCTTTCGGAATTTGCTAATCTTCTGTCATTTGCTTGAGCACTTGAATCATATGCAATCCTACTTCCTTCTGCACGCTCTCTTGTTTTACGCGCTCCTTCCCTTACTCGTTCAAGCATTCTGTCACTTTCGCTATTTGTATTCAAATTATCCATACTTTGATGAAGTTCGATAATTTGATTATCTGCTTCCATCTGGAAAAGAGTCTGTTCCTTTTCTTCTTTGAGTTTTTGCAATTCCTCAGCTGCTTGATCTCGAATATCTTTTTGATGTGCCTCTGCTTCTTTCATTTCAGAAATAGTTTCTTTTAGAACTTTAATTTTATTCTCCAAAGTGGCTTTTTTCATAGCGTATTGCATTGCTTCATTTTCTTTATTTTCATCAAGACAAGCATTGATATTTTGATTGACTTGCATTATATCTTTGTTTGCTTGATACAAATCTTTTTCGGCGGTATTTCTTTTCCCTGAAATTTCAGTATATGTAGCCGATGCTTTGTTATAAAATTCTTCTTTTTCTCTGATTGCAGTATTGTAATAATCCCTCGCACCTTCCGGTGTTTGAGCGTCTTGTCTCATTATTTCATCGCCTTTACCTCTAAGTTTTACTCGAATTTGTTTTCCAAATGGAGTAAAGAAAAGAATTAAAGTAATTAAAATAATCGCTACAATAACAATAAACATAAAGTTGGTCATAACATCATATCCTTCCATTAAATCTAGTGTTGAGTCATACCCAAAAGAATCTTTGAGTATGACTATGTACAAAATTTGTTTAAGAATTGTTATTCAGCATCAATGCCGTATTCTTTACATAATGCTTTTAAACCGCCGTCATAACCACTTCCGATAGCTGCAAATTTCCACTGTCCATCACGCTTATATATCTCAGCAACAACTAAAGCTGTTTCTGTTGAGAAATCTTCCGTCAAATCAAAACGAACAAGTTCCTCACCCGTATCTTCGTCTATAAGACGTACATAAGCATTTTCAACCATTCCAAAATTCTGCAATCTTTTTTCAGCTTCATAAATTGTAACAGTAAATGAAATTGTGTCGTAATCCGATGGAATTTTATCAAGTTGAACTTTAATTACCTCATCATCTCCATCGCCTTCGCCAGTACGATTATCACCCATATGCTGGACACTTCCTGATACATGGTTAAGATTTCCATAGAAAATGAAATCGTTTTCGTTGCCTACTTTACCATTTGCTTTTGTCATGAAAGCCGATGCATCCAAGTCAAAATCTGTCTCACCGTCATAATGGTTGATATCCCAACCTAGTCCAATAAGTACATTTTTCAATGATGGTCTGTCCTTTGTTAAATCAACTCTTTGTCCTTTTTGTAATGAAATTGCCATTATAGTTACCTCCTAATTTTTATCTATATCTATTTATTAATTGACTAATGCTGGCATCGTTCGTGCCTTGACCTATGGCATTAAACTTCCATTCGCCATTGTTTCTATATACTTCTGCGAATATCATTGCAGTCTTGCCTGCATAATCATCCGAAAGATTATACTTACAAATCTCTTTTCCTGTACTTTCATCAACAAGTCGAATATATGCATTTTTTATCAAGCCAAAATCTTGTTTTCTTTCTGTACAATTATAAATGTTTACAACAAAAACTATTCGTTCAATCTCACTTGACAAATGAGCTAAATCTACTGTTATTTGTTCGTCATCGCCATCACCATCGCCGGTTAGATTATCACCATGATGATAAACATTATCTTCAGATAGATTTCCGTAATAAATACAAGCTCTATATTTATTACCATTTCCCATAGTTATTGCAGATGCATCGCAATCAATGCTATAGCTTGTAGAACCAAATAAATGATTTAGAATTCCACCACTTTGTTTTGCAGCATCCCAGCCAAGTCCAACCATAATTTTTGATAGTCCTTCAACTTCCTTAGATAAATTTATTCTTTGTCCCTTACTTAAATTAACTGACATATGTATATCCTCCTACTTTTAAATATCCAATCCAAATGTTCTTCCAATAGCAGCCAAGCCATTTTCGTACCCACTGCCAACGGCATTAAATCGCCATTCATTATCTTTACGATATAATTCACCGGCAATAATTCCTGTTTCCAATGAGAAATCTTCATTCAATTCATATTTAAACAATTCCTCATTTGTGTCGACATCATAAGCTCTGATATATGAGTTATCAACCATACCGAAATTCTGCAAACGCTCATCTGCATCATATATTGTTGCAGAGAAACTGATTTTTATGATATTAGACGGGATTTTATTTAAATCAACAATCATTGTTTCGTCATCACCATCACCCTCACCAGTTCTATTATCACCTGAATAAATTAATGCTCCACTTGGATGTTGTGGTTGACCATAGAATACAAAATCCTTTTCACTTGTTACTTTTCCTGTGTCATCTGTAAGAAAAGCTGACACGTCCAAATCGAAGTCTGAATTGCCATCGTATCTATTTGTGTCCCAACCAAGACCAAACGCAACTTTTCTCAACCCACTGTTACCTTTTGTAAGGTCGATTTTCTGACCTTTTACCAAACTAATCGACATAAACAAATCCTCCTTTTAATTTTGCTTTTTACTTTTTACACATAATTTTCTGACAATATCAATCGGTATAACTATAAATGATAGCAATATGACAACTATCCATTGCTTTAAATCTAATGCAGTAACCTTAATGAGATTTTGAGCAATATTACACAAGAAAAATGTCATCACCACTATACCGGCTGCTATAATAGAAAACAATTTATTTTTGCTAATACCCTCAAACAGATTAATATGTTCTGTACGGATATTGAAACCGTTAAATACCGCCATGAAACACAACAAAGCGAATCTTGCTGTTATGGCTTCTGTTTCGGTAGCAAACATATTCGCTATTGGTGTGAATGTTATAATCGCATACAAAACTACGAATGCTACCGTACTGATTGTAATACGTTTCTTTGCACCTCGAATAAATAGACCTGAGCCTTTTTTAATTGGTTTTTCTGTCATATATTCTTCTTTAGGTGGTTCGCCACCGAAAGACAATGAATTAAGCGAGTCCATTATAATGTTTACAATCAAAATTTGTACAGATGCAAGTAAAGCTCCGATTGCCAACAAAGGATAAATAACACTTAATATCAATAATGAAATATTGATAGGCAATTGGAATTCAAGGAACATCATAATGTTGTGCATAAATGTTCTTCCAAGTTCAATGCCTTTTACAATACTTGCAAAGTTATCGTCTGTAAGGATTATATCTGAGGCTTCCTTTGCTACATCACTGCCCGACTGCATACCAAAGCCTACATCAGCTCTCTTAAGTGCAGGTGAATCGTTTACACCATCACCTGTCATAGCAACTGACTTACCGATTTCTTGTGCTAATGTCACAAGACGAAGTTTGGTATTTGGTGAACATCTTGAGATTACTCTCAAAGACGGAATAATGTCTTTAACTTCTTCGTCTGACATCTTTTCAAATTCATCATCTGTAAGAGCAACGTCACCATCTTTATAAATACCACATTCTTTAGCGACTGCAACGGCAGTTTCAATGCAATCACCGGTAATTTCGATAACTTGAATACCTGCTTCATGTGCCATCTTTACCGCCTGAGGAACTTCCTCTCTTACCGGATCGACAACACCGATAATACCGAGAAATGTCATATCATCAGGTAATTCACTTTCTTTTAAATCTTCGTTTGACTTTGTTAATGCTATACATCTCATTGAATTCTTTGTCATAGATTTTATATCATTGTTTAGATTGTCCTTATCTTCCGTATTCAAATTACAGTGTTTGATAAGTTTTTCAGGAGCACCTTTGTAATATGTAACACCGTTTTGAGTGGTATAAGCTGAATATTTGTATTCGCTATTAAACGCTTGGCGAGATTTTATCGGATATTCCGTTTGAATTTCAGCATATTTTTCTGACGATACAAGGCTTAATATTGCTCTGTCAATAGAGTTACCGCCTGTAATATTATTTTCAGAATCGAATTTTGCACTATTATTCAAACAGATATTTTTTTCAATATCTCCCCAAACTTCCGAATTCTTATTAATATCATTACCGAACATATCAATGATTTTTTTCGGCGTCATAACACCTGTAGTTAAAGTACCAGTCTTATCTGTACAAATTATATCAACATACGCAAGCTCAGGTATTTTGTTTGGGTTCTTAGCTAAAATGTTGAACCTTTCCATCGTTTTAACATTTTGCTTTGTAACCAATTTAACTATCAGCGGTAGTCCCTCTGGTACAGCAGCGACTATAATCGTCAATGCGATTGAAAAATTTTGTGCGATTTTCTGAATGATATTTAAAATACCACCATCGAAATATGCTCCAAAACCTACTTGCAGAATACCCGAAATAGTCAAAGCTATGAATGTAACAACTGCTGCAATAGTACCCCATTTAGATATAAAATCGCTTAAATTATCGAGAGCAATATCAAGTGCTGTTTTTGGTGATTCAAGAGTTTGCATTTTAACAAGTGTATCACCGTTGACAGTGTTTATACCGACATCAGTTACAATCATCTTACCTTCACCCGACATAACTGTTGTGCCGGCAAATAAAGAATTCTGATTTGTATATGCATCCGTTGAAGTTGTTTTTACATGTTTATAACCTTCGACAGGTGTTTTTAAACATTCTTTCGTTTCTCCGTTAATTGCAGCATTATTAACAGAAACTTTTCCTTCTATGATATAACCGTCAGCAAAGATTTCTTGTCCCATTCCGATACAAACTATATCACCAACAACTAAATCATCTTTATTGATTGTTTGCACCTTGCCATCACGAATAACATCACAATATCTTAATGACGTTTTAGCTCTCAACTCTGCTGCCGACTTTTGAACTCCTAAGCCTGTTTTTATTGCTATGGCTGTTACAATTCCTAATACAACTAATATCATAATTGGGTCAGATAAATCCATAACACCCATAATACCCAATACCAACTGCAATGCTGCAATTGCAATTAATATGAGTGTTATTTTTTCACTCAATGCCTCTTTGGCAAATTCATACCACTTTTTCAGCTTTGGCTCGGGAAGTTTATTACTTCCGTGTTGTTCTCGACTTTTCAGAACTTCTTTTTCGTTTAATCCGTTCATTTTATTTCTCCTTTTTTTGTATATTTGAAAAATCATCTTATGTGATTTAACATACTGACTTATAAGTTTATTCTCCTTTTCTATCCTTTGAAAGTAATATTTAATCGGCATCTTCTCTCAACACTATATCTCTATATTCTTCACCGGAAATCTTGCCAAGCTTCATATCTACATAAGTAGCCAATTCATGAGTACGAATAAAATCACAATCCTGTAAACAATCTCGTATATCATCACAAGCTTTACTTGAATTATAACCTTGGCTTTCTCTTACAAGAGTATCACTCATTCTACGAGTTACATTGCGGTATTGTTCGATGATGTAAATTAGTTGTTCTTTGGACAACTTCCTTAATCGTCCTAAAATCTCTTCCCACATATGATTATTCTCCCAATTCTAACAACTTATTAACCAAGTCTTGTAATCTTGAATTATTCGGATATTTCTTTGCCATATCTTCATAATACGTAACTGTTTTGTATTTATTGATTTCTTGCTCCAATTCCTTTTCAATTGTAGCTTTCTTTTCTGCCGTCTCTTTTAATCTTTTTTCTTCTATATGTCTTTTGTTATACGCATCCATATTCACAACACCAATAATTTGTCCAACTATTTCTTTATCACAATCTTCAATAGGAAAAACACGTTTAATTTCTCCAAGTACCCTTGCATTTTCATTTCCCCATCCATTCACAACAACCAACCATGAATCACATATTAGCTTTGCTTCGTCATCATACAATGCAACTGCATAATCATCGCATGCATAATCGTCAAACAAATTAACAATTGCCACTTTATTAAAATCTTTCATATTATACCTCCATAAATTGTGCTTTTTATACTAAATTATTAAAATATCATCTTTGTACAACTGCAATTATGACATATAATACGAGCATTGTTATAAATACTGTAAGCAATATACTATCCGCCACTTTCCTCACCCCCTTTGTCTTGAAATTAAGCTTTAATCTCCTATTTCAATTTTCTCTCCAACATATTTCTGAACATATTCTTGAACATACTCAGGATATGAATCTACGACATAATCCTTATCAATTGTTATCTTCGTAATAATATTCTCCGTCTTGTCCAAAAATATATTGCCAACCGTTCCGCCTGGAATTCTTATGTACAAAAGTTTTTGTCTCATATCAGATTCAGTTGCCAATATATAATGTCCATAGGCATATTCGTCAATCATTTTCTTATCAAAGCCGGCTAATTCATCAAGTTCTTTGGTTAATTTACAGTGATACTCATGAGAAAGATATTCGTTTAATTCTAAATAACAATCATATCTATGAGTTAGTTTCATTTCTTTACACCCTTTCTATAAAGCCACATAAAACCATACACAATCCAAAACATTACTTGCAGCACTAAAAGAAATAATATAGCTGCAATTAATACTATAAAAACAATTGTCCCTATAATAATTCCTAATATATTTTTATTAAAAAATAATTTCTTAAATAAATTTTGCAATACATTTAATCCAATTATCATCGGATTTATTGTATCAGCCAGAGTTAGAAGAAAAATTCCGCATAAAGCTGATGTAATTATGTACATCGCCATAATAGCTGCAAACATATCATTATTCATAATTAATTTCCATCCTCTAATTTTTCTATCGTAATTTTATACTTTTCGCAATCTTTTGTTTCAATGAGTAATAATTCATCTATAGCCAACACAACATTCTTACTGTAAGAAGTTTTGTCTGTTTCAAACAGCCAAGTATCACTATATTGACCTACATATCCAACATATTCTTTCTTTTCTCCTATGTTCATAATTAATTCTCCTTATTATGTTGACTCCATGCATCCAGCACTGTAAGAAACATCTCGCCCCTTTCAGTCAACCAACAGTAGCCAATACTACTACCATGATCTGTAAACCCAAGACTGTCTATTTCATATGCCATGAATTGAAATACTCCATACTGCTCATAATCTTCGGTGTCTATATGCAATTCCGTTTTATATCTTTCTTGCACCTCATCATAACTTAAATCCTTCCATTCTTTCCGAATATGAAGATATCTTCGAATGACTTCCAAAGTGGTATCAGGTGATCCACAAGAACATAAATTTAATTCATTGTACAAGTAATGATCTATTAATGGATTGATTAAAGAATCCTCATAGGACTTTTCTCTATTACCAACCTCAACAGCATATCTCAAGAAATCTTCCGGATCTTTTTCTATAATCTTTTCTGCAATTTCACTTAATAACATATCATTTTCTCCCTTTCATATATGCCTAATTTCTTCATCCGTTGCAATTTTCACTTCACTAAGTAAATATTCTCCACACCAACTTTCTTTGTACCCAGAAACCATAACCATATCTTCTTCGTCCTCCTCTGTAACACATTGATAACAAACCACCGTACCCAATCTCTTAGTATTTCCTACTTGAACAATAACAAATGTTCCTGTATTTATTGGAAATGTTTTTGTAAAACTCATAATGATACTTCCTTTCGTGGATATTCCCCTATTGATACCAAATACAAAATATAAAAACAATCTGCCACATCATGTAATTTTTCAATGAGTTCTCCATGAGATGAATATATCTCAAAATTATTGACATCCATAATGCGTACAGTCAGGTATGAATGCGTTGATCCTTTATAATTATAAACACAGTCAATTTTTATTTCTTCCATAATAGAAATTCTCCATTTAAAACTGCCGTTTCAATCAACTATACTGTTTAGTCTAAATGCGTCCATCTGCCTATTTAGTATCCCACTATCTGTTGTACCATATCTTCCGAATACAACAAGTTCATCGCCGCTTTCTGAAGTATATTCCATTTCATAACTATCTAAGTCACCATTCATATATTCTTCATACGTTTCGCCGTTCTCACAATAACTAGTATCATGTTTCATTACATATTGCACATAACACTTTTCTTTCGCTTCGTTTGATAAGTCTGCCCAATCCTTTTGAAATTCATCTTGATTTTTTATATATAATTTTTTAGCAGCAACTTTAGTTGTTGAACTTACACAATCAATAGGCGACAACAATACTCCATCAAAACATAACAATTCTCCTCTTTTCCATTGTTCGAAAGTTTCCTTCTTACATATTGCTACACTATGTATTTTACCCATATCATTATTCTCCTTTTACGTAACCATTTCTAATAATTTGTAGTTCTCTCATCAAATTAGAAGTTGAGTACAACGCCGATTCATCTCTCAATTCTTTTAAATTCTGCAATGTATCTTTCAAATTTTTATCAATTTCTTTTGTATTATCAGAACATGAATAATCTCGCTCCCTCATTTCTGCTGTTGCTGTCACTTTCCAAAATAATGAACAAGCCACTTTCTTGACACTATAATTTACAGGACATTTATCGTAAACTTGAATGTCGGCAACCGATATTGCTTGTGTGCCATACTTTGTTCTACACAAAATAATATCGCCAGGTTCAATCACCGTAACAAATTTATCCCAATGGTATTTTCTATCATGCGGAATTCTCCAAACATACACTTTATTACTACCATTAACGTGTTTGCCATAGATATAAGTCGTTGGATAATCTCTATAAGTAGATTTTACCTTGACTTCAACTTCCTCTATATTATTCTCCTTATAAACGAGATACATAATATATCCATCAATCAAAATATTATTTGAAGAAAGTACAATATCTCGGTCGGCTTTTCCAAATACATCAAAATAATTCCTACATTTCTGAAGTTTTCTTTCAGATACATGAGTTCTTGCAAACGCATCCGAAATCTTTATATCCGACAATTTCATAGTTTTTGTTATCATAACAATATTCTCCTTTGTGTTTAATTTTCGGCAATCGAAAGGTTAAGTTTTAGATTTAATTTTTCACATATATCACAAATTTGCGAAAGAGAAAAATCATAATCACCACTTTCATAATTGGATAGCATTGAAGGACTTACTTCCAAATAACTTGCCATATCTTTTGAGGTCAAGCTATGTTTTAACCGATATTCCAATAATGTTGTCGAAAGTGTATATTGAATATCGTAATAGTATGATTTTGATGCGCTCATATCAGCACATAATTTGTTGAGATACTCGCCAGCATTGACCAATTCTATATCATCGCTCATTTATACTACCTTATTCCCCTTACATCACAACACCAATGTTATTAATTTGTCTATTCTCACTTGTACTCTTTTGAATTTCTCCATTGATTTTACAATAGAAGCTTCCACCGCCATCAACTTTAATAACATCTGAAAATCCACAGTCTTTAATTTTGTCGTAAACCTCTCCACTTGTGATACAATTCGAGGTCTTCGTTTCAATGTAAAAATAATAAATATAATTGTCTTTGATACCCAAAAATCCGTGAACAGTTGGTCTAACTATCGAATTATCCCAACCTTCGTCCAAATATTCTGTCGTTGCTCTAAATCCATCAATTATAATCGGCGCACCCGAAACGGCATATTTAACATCTTCATCATATAAACTGTTGTACTTATCAATAAAAACTGTATTGTCATTACAAATAATTAATGTAGACACGTCTTTTGTCTTAAACTGATCAGACGCATTTTGACTTGCATAGAAATAAACCTTATTATCCTTGACTTTTCGTTCCTTCAAATATTTTAAACATGGCGATGAAAGTGTGTTTTCATCTGTGTCGGCTACAAGGTTTGCCACTGGCAAAGTAAAGAAAATTCCGTCCTCTTTGAAGTTTGCAAAATAACCAAGATTAAAATATGTATCTTCGTCCAAGTTGCTCTTTGATTTATCAACCAATTTAATTTGGAATCTATTTGATGGTATTCTCAACATACAAATACCATTATGCGAAACTATCTTTGTTTCATTTTTATTCAATCGTTTAGAATATCGGTTAATAATCACATTCAAATCGTCCAAGTGAACGAGTTTCTTCCTATTAAATATGTCATTCCAATATTCAATTTCGTCGTCAGGAATAACACCATCGTTCTTCAATACCTTTGTTTGCTTTTCCAATGTAATTGGATAAACTACTTTACCATCTGGGTCAAACACTTTATATCCCTGTTGTACCCTTTCTTCTGTGCATTCTTGAATAGCTTTTTGCTTGTCCGTATATGCACAAATTTGTGAACTATCCCACTTACCATTGTTCCAATTTTTACGCACTCTATAATATCCCATTTGTTCACTCTCCTTATTCTTCATCAAGACGTTGTTGGTATTCAGTAAAATACCATAGTAGTTCATCTCTGAATACTTCAATAGCTTCCTCTGTTTTTTGAAATGTTGAGAAATATATAGCATTTGGTCGTCTTAATTTCCGTTCCATTCCTGTGTTTAATTCATTTAAACTATAATTATATGCAATACAATATTTATTGATTTTATCATTTTTCCAATCAGACATAGAAATAGGCTTGTCATTTTGTGCCTGCCATTGTCTTAAACAACGTAACAGCTTATCAGCTCTTGCATTGTTCTCGGCAATCACCTTATCATTGTAATAATTGCCTGTGTTATAACATTGCTCATCCTCTTGGTCATTAAACTCTGTAATTTTTATCATACTATCGTCTTCTGTATTAATTACATAATACGTTTCACCTTTTTTAACTCTCTCATAGCCTGTTCGGCTTCGTTCCTTAATTACTCCCAGTTCTTTTAACTGTTCCTCAGGTATTTCAACTTGAACGGTTTTGCCGTTCACTTTCAACTCTACTTTCATTACTGTTCCTCCTTAATTTTATTTCACCTCAACGCTCACACCCTCGTGCGTGTGCCAATACAATTTGTAATGATATGGGTCTGTATGTGTCCCTGTAATATCTTCAACCGCATACATTGTGTATTCATTTAAATACACGTAATTCTTTTTATACGAATTCTCACCCGTTTTAACAGTTATCACCAATTCGTTAGTTGTATTATTGGATATACTCATATATCCCTCCGCCTCAAGCACGATATTATCTGTTCGTGCATTGTAAACGGTGATTTTTCGTTCGCATTCAAAATAATCTGCCTGTTTTGACATATTGTAGTTTACCATTTCCGCCTCCGAACACGCCGTCAGCATTACTGCTATGCAAAACATCATCAATATTCCAATTATTTTTATAAATCTTCTTTTCATTTACTTTTCCTCCGCATTCTTCAATTCAGGACTTTGCTCATATCGGATAATATTTCGAACCCTTTTCATAATATCCTCAATCTCATCTTCCATCTCAACTTGTTTGCATGTATCAATCAAATCTACGGCTCTGGCTAAATCCAAAGCACCGAGCATTTTTACATAACGAAATTCCACTTCTTCAATGTTTATTGCGCTTTTTAAATCGTACTTTGCATTGTCTATATATTGATAAAACCTCTCTTCTTGGTTTTCACATTTCTTTTCTTTAATCCGCTCAATCAAATTCATTATTATCCCTACCTTTCAAAACATTTCAGTACATTTATTTATGCTTGTTATCACAATAACCTTATTCTTCATCCGTAGATTGCACTTCTTCTATCTTCTCAAATATATAGTCAACAACCTCTTTTGCATTGTCACCAACATTATGAATATTCTCCTCCGTCAACTGAGAACTGACAAGCATTGTGTAGCAAGTCTTTTCGCTCGGCAATACAATACCGAACACCAAACTGCATATCAATACAATGGTAGGTATTTTAATCCATTTCATATAATATTGTCGTATTGCCTTTGCATCTTCTTCATCACAACAATCATTTTCGTCAAAAACCCAACGTAATCCAATGATTATAACGACAACTACCGTTATACATATAGCTATAATTGAAATCACTTTTAAATTGTCACATAGACTAATCAGATATATTATCCAAGGGTTGATTATCGGTGTACTCATATTAATCACATTCCTCCCTCTTTTTTTTAATATCATATCATGAAAAACCTATAATCTATGTTGTTTCGTTCACATAAATATTCTTCTGATAAATCGCCCAAACATAACTGATTTGCAACTTCTTCATTGTCAAATACATTCCCTATAATATAGCATTCCGATGTTATAGGTCTTGTAAACGGCATACCCATAGTCGATTCTTTTCCCTCAAGATACCATCCAAAATAATCACCGCCACAAAAGCTATAATTACCATAACGCACAAGATACAATCCTTTACTTCCAGTTACACACTTGACAATATCCCATTCATATATATCATCATTAAGACGGTCTACGATACTTGAATTTTCACAAATAGTAGCCTTGTCGACTTCAACGACTTTCATAGTTAAATGGTCAGTATCTTCGTCAACCGAATATGTCTCAATATAATTCTCAGGAACAATAAATACTTTCTCTTTTACATCTTTATCTCTATATCCTCTAAAAATATATCCTATTATCCATTCTCCTGTTTCTATCGCTTTAGCTCTATACATCTGTATCATAATTAATCACATTCCTTTCTTTTTTCTCAACGCTTGTTTAAATTCTTCTTCCGTCATCTTGTCGCTATCTCCTACAAATTTGACAATACCTTTATTAAAACTTTCTCCCATCGTTTTAAAAGCATTTGACAAACCTTGAAAACTCTCAGCACATATTTCTACACGTTCGTCAATATCATCAATCTCCGTTGAAACAGATTTTTCGTTGCTGTTACAATAATGCAAAATCAACGCAAACATTCCTGTCCCACCGGCGAAACCTATTATCATAGCCAATAGTAACATTAATACTTCTTTCATAGTTATATTCTCCTTATTTCTTTTTTGTTTTCTTCTTTAGTTTGACTTTAAGATGTTCCATCAACTTGTATTCTTCACTATCCCACAATCCATGTGCCAATAAGCTGTCTTGTTTATTGCACACCAGTTCTAATAGTTTTTGATACTCTTTTTGTTTCATGTTTTTTCTCCTTTCTGTACTTTCCATTACAATAATCTATAAATAAACTCTTAGATATTCTTCTTGGTTTATGTGGTGTAGTCATAATCTTATGTATTTCGTTTGATAAGTTTTTATCTTTAATTTTATTTATGTCATCTTTAATTAACTCAAGAATAAGTCTATTTCGTTTAATCTTTTTTCTATATTGATCTACTTGTTGTCCATAATATCCTCCACGTTGCATTGCAACACCACTCAGTTTTGTTTCATCCTCTACAAGAGTATGTCTGATATCAAAAATTCTTAAATCCATTTCTCTTTCAAGATATTTTATACTTTCATAATATCTATCCAAATTTGAAAGTATTTTGTTCGCTGATTGCAATACATTCGCTATATTCTCCAAATCCAATTCAGCATCTCCATAGTAAGTATATGGATTATATTCATCTGGTAAATGAGGTGTCTTTAACAATCTGTCTATGTCCATTGATTTAATATCATCAACATCATTTAAATTTTCTTCGCAACAATTCTTTGGTTTTTCAACGGGCATATAACCATCTGTCAATTCGACAACACGACTTCTTCTTGAATTCCCTTTCAAGAAATTTTGTACTCTTTTAGTCTTTAAGAAACCCAATGCAGCTGGGAAGGTCTCAAACGAGTTGGCTAAAGTCGGATTACCCGACCATGCCAATCGCCCATTTGGATTGGTTCTAATATATTGTTCTCCATTAGTGATTACATATATCATTGAGCATCGCCGCCAATCTCTATAATGTTATGATACAAAACAGTTATATCATCTTTGTAACGATTATTCTCGTGCATATGTCCACAATACCATCCCTTGTATTGAATATTCTCTTGAATTTCTTGAAGATAGTCCGTTAATCTATCTGGTTTCAATTTATCAAAGAAACCTCTACTCATATTCATTACATCTAAAGTCTTTGTCGGTGGGCAATGTGTGATAATATAATCCACCTTATTACCGTATTCAGCCAAATTTTCAATACCTTCGTCCATTTCCTTTTGGGAAGGCAATTCTTCTTGCCACCAGGATATGTGGTTTATACGAAACATTTTGCAATAATCATATTGCCATTTCGCAATTCTTGGGTCATCAGTTTCTAATATACCATCTTGTATATCATGAGATTGTGCTCCTCCAAATGTAAAGAACGTTTTACCATCAATAGTAAATACTTGTCCTCTCATCAAATGAATTATATGCGGGCGAATTTTATGTACCTTTCCGTCATTCCATTCTTCAATCGGCAATTTCTTTAGTCGGTCAAAATTACTATGGTTTCCGTCTACAAATAATGTAGTCCATGGCTGATTTTCAAGCCAATCAAGGTTATTCCTTTCAATATCAGTGTCGTGCCAATAACCAAAATCGCCACAAACTATGACATAATCACTTCGATTTAAACTTTGTCCTATTGAGAAACATTCAGGTTTAAACCGATTTTTCCAATCTCCATGCGTGTCTCCTGTTATAAATATCATTTGTATCACTCTCCTCTACGCCACATTCTTTTCTTGATTAAGCATATACTCAATGAAAAGTTTCTTCATATTATTATAGTTCTCTGTTTTATTGTTCGAAATTAATACACTTTCGTCTATCGTTTTTAACCATTTTTCTAACGCCATATCATAATCTTTTTCACAAGAATAATCTATCAGCTTAACTAATTCGTCGTGTGCTTTTTGTGCCAGTTCGGAATTACTTGGCAACACATCCTCAATCATTGTTTCGTAAAATTCTATATCTTCTTGATCAATTCCTTCTAATATATTATTCTCTATTTTCTGTACACTGTTTTGAGTATTGCCGCAAACATCACTTTCAACATTTTCTTCATTTGACAATGCATCATTATCTTCAATACCCAAAAATTCTTTCATTAAATATAGAATATGGTCTACTTTGTTTTTAATAACCTTCTTATCTTTAGTGCTTTTGTTTTCATCGAGTTCTTCCCAAGTAACGCCATTCACTTCTTTGTTTCTCATGCTCTCAAAAGCATTTAAAAATTCTCCAAAATTCTTATCATCTAAGCCAAGCTTATCAAATTTATCAAATGCCATTATCCATACCACTGTATCTTTTAATGTGAATAAATCTGCTACTTTTCTATTTTCAAGTTTATCTGAATATGGAGCAATCCTGTTAAAATACTGTTCAATTTGCTGATATTCTTCCATTGTAGAATTGAAGTTCAAATAATCGCATATTTTCTTAGGGGCTTTTTTCCAATTATCAAAATGATACACACCCATAACACACTCTGAAATAACTCTTTCCCATATTCCGTCATTCTTTTGTTTTTCTGTTAAAATTGTACCGTCTTTCAAAAATTCATTGGTATTTTTTATTTTTCTTATTTCTTTTGCAAAATTTCCTACATACGTAAGGGCTTTCTGTGAAGCATTCATTGCAATGTGATTATTATAAATGTTAACAAGTGTGGGTAAATCTCCTTGTTCACATTTTTGATAAATTGTTACCGCTAACTGACCTTTGTTCAACTGTCGTTTTAATTCCGTTGGAAGGTCTTCATATGTTTTACCTCTCAAATCATATTCGACTGTTTCCCATATAATATCACCATATTGATTTTTTACCACTTTACCTTCTTCATTGAGTTTCTTCCTATTATATCTGACTATAGGCTCACGAATTTCATTAGTAACTTTATATTCACCATATCTAAATCTTCTCAAGGCTTCTGTTCTGTGACCACCATCTACAATATATGTAGACTTTATACCGGATTCAGACTTTGTTTCAGCAAGAATTAAATTTGGAATAAAAACCATCCCACTGACAGCCGACCATATTAGTCCGTTTAAAGCCTCTTTTGTCCAAGACCAACCACGTTGTACTGTTGGTTCAGGCTGTATTATTTGTGTATGTACATCATCCATATACTGTTCTACCGACCATCTTTCAATTCTATATCCATCCATGTTATTTTACCTCCTAATAAGCATTCGTATTTTTCTTTTATTTTTTTCATCTTTAATAGCCATAATGCTATCTTTGTATAAAAAATCATCAATGTTTAACATATCAATAATTTCTTCTTTTTTATATCCATCTGCTAAATGGATAAGAATTTTTCTTTGAACTTTTGATAACCCATTTAGATATTCCTCCATTTGTGGAGAAAATTCTTCATCATCATTATTATTCTCTATATAAGGAATTTTTTCAGCCAAACTAATTCCATCTTCTGTTTCGGCATCTAATGAAACATTTTGAATAGGAATTGTATGCCCATTTTCATCTTTTTTCAATTTACCATTAGATTCAGTTTCAAGATTACGTCGTTTCCATTGATTGCCCTTTTTTCTGTAATCATAAAATGAACGTTTAATATTCCCAACAAGAAATGTTTTAAATGAACAATTTCTGTTTTCGTCATAACTCGCAAGACTTTCCTCCACAACTTTCATTGCATCAGAATATAAATCATCATGTTCCATCATAGGAAAGTTTCTTTGCTTGATGATTGGATTAGCAATCTTTTTCAATTCTCTCATTTCATTGTCAAGATAATATTTTCTTAAAGTTTCTTTCTCATCATCATTCACTCTTTTACACTCCTTGTCCTAATTTTTATAATCATTCTTCACTAATAATCTTGCAGTTTACATGCCAACACTATGCCAATGCCGACACCTGTTATAGCCAAGCCAATTAGATACATACATTTCACATCCTTTCCCTTTATCATATACATAGCAAAACTACTTTTTTATCTTTCCGCTCGGAAAGTATAAACCGTATAGGTGAGTGTTTCATTTCAACGCTCAATATAATATTCTCTACGAAAAATATTTTTTATTAATATATTTTCGCAATTTCCAAACCCATTCATCCACATTAATCTGAATTTCGGGATTAAAAATATTGAATAAATCACCTTGTTTAATAGTTCCTATTATATTATTCTCCGTTTTCTCTAACATGAAGATATAATTCGGATTGATTTTAATTATGTACTTTGAACCATTACACAAACAAACATTTTTGAATGTTTTAATATCTGACTTACGCCGTATTTTAAAACTGACTGGTTTTTGAATTATTGAAATCATACTTTCATCACCTCTCTTCTTGTTACAAATTCTTTTCTTTTATTACATTTTCTTTACAAAATTTACGTTAATATGATTGACATTTCCCTTATAATGTGCTATAATAAACACATAAAAAACAAGGATATTTCTTTTATCCATTACAAATAAAACGTGTTGGGGAACACATTTTATTCAAGGATTTCAATATGGGGATATTGATGTGAGAAATATTTAGTTTTTAAAACCAACACAATCATATTATCACATTGCAGAGGGATAGTCAATACAAATATCAATTTGCGATGGGATTTTGTGATTTTTAAACAACTTTTAGGAGGGATTTTATGCACAATTCACAAACTATTATAGATAATATAAAAAGAATTGCGAACGAGCAAAACATCTCTTTAAGTAAACTTGCTGTTATCAGCGGTCTTGGAAAGAACACAATCACAAGTATGACAGCTAAAACAAACATCAAAATTGAAACTTTAACGGCTATTGCTAAAAGTCTTAATGTTTCAATCCATGACTTAACAGGCGAAGCCCCAACTGAAGAAATGGTTGAACTTCCTATACTGGGTGAAGTTTCTGCTGGTTTTGGTGTCTATGCAGACAATGATGTTATAGGTACAAGATTTGTCCCTCAAAAATGGATAAGCGGTGATGAACCTCATGTTCTTCTTAAAGTTAAAGGCGATAGTATGATTCCAAAATTTGAAGAAGGTGATATTGTACTTGTCCGCTGCCAAACTTCTGTTGACAATGGTAGTTATGCCGTTGTTATGATAGATGGCGAAAACGGAGTTATAAAAAGAGTTATATACGATCCAAACAGTATTGAACTCCAATCACTTAATCCGATGTATGCACCAAGACGATTTGAAGGTGAAGATGTTACTCGTCTTCGTATATTTGGTTTGGTGCGTAAAATCGCCGAGAGAGATGTTTAAATACCACGCGCTCATTTCCTTAAAGACACAGATTTAACATTTTGTTTCTTTAAGGACACATACATATTAACACCATGAGTTTTCATTGTCAACAATGATTTCTCTTTTGTAATATCATTGTAATATAAGGAGTTGTCATTATGTCATCTATCGGAAATATCATCAAAGATAAAAGACAAGAAAGAAATATGTCTTTAGATGAACTCAGCAAGTTAATAAACGTTGGCAAAAGCACCATTAGTAAATGGGAAACTGGAGTTATAACGGACTTAAAAATGTCTAGCATAATCTCTTTATGTAAAGTTTTCAATATAACACCTAATGAAATTTTTAAATTAAATCCCAATAAAAATTATTTGTCTTATGGTGGGGAAAAAATCAATGCCAAAAAAGAAAGCCTATTGAAAGAAATTGCTGAAACAAATATTCCTGATTCAACAATAGATTTAATTAAAAACGTTATTGAACAATACAAAAAATAAGTATCTGATATAGGTGCTTATTTTTTTTGTATTTCTAATTTACTACCAAACTCAACACTATTATTGCCATAGAATACATCTACGTTTTTTGGACACAATAAGATATAATCTTATTAGTAAAGGAATAGATCTCTATGGATGAATTTATAGTCAACCAGCACATTATGGAGATTTGCAAGCAACGAAATCTGTCTATATATAGGCTTGCAAAAATGTCTGATATGCCTTATTCGTCACTCAATAATATGATTAAACATAGACACGTCCCGACAATATATAATTTAATGAAAATCTGTAACGGTCTAAATATTTCACTTTCTCAATTTTTTGCTGGAATTGAAGACAATGTGGATAATAATGTCTTGCCCTCTGAGCAACAAGACGTTCTATCATTATGGAATCTTTTAGACTCAAAATCAAAAGAATTTGCATTAATTTATATGAAAGGGTTGGCTCATTTGCCAATGACAGGTGTCGAAGATGAGAAGTTTTAAACAATTATTCGAAATTGCACAAATTTACACAAAACAATTTACAAGTTTCCCTTGTAATCCATTTCTATTGTGTACTCATTTACAAATTCCATTCAAGGTTAAATCTCAAGCAGTAGAAGATTTTGCCGGTGCAAATCCATTAATCTCTACTCCTGCTATTCTTTACAAGGAATCAGGTAAAGTGCCTTCATATATAATTTACTTTGATGAAACGTCTATGTATTGGCGTTTCTACATATTCCACGAGATCGCACACTATATATTAGGGCATACTTCCGATTCTCTACAAGAAGAGCAAGAAGCAAATTTAATGGCTTGTCTTTTAATCGCACCAAAAAACAAGTTACCTACATATTTAAAAAATGCTAAAGATTTATCCGTATTTGCTGAAATTCCAATAGCTTACGCAGAAGAATATTGGAATTATTTACATAACAAATTAATTAAACCAAAAATGATTTTTAATATAATGATTTCTGTCTGTATTCTCACGGTGATACTTGACATAGTATCATTCACATTACTATTATTAGACTAAATTTCACACAAAAAAATAAAGGCGACAGTCAATTCGCTGTCGTCTCTATTTTCTGATTATGATTAACTTCTTGATTATCGGTGAGAATCTCTTTTGCCTTGTTTAAGCAATCCGCCTCCCACTCATCATATGTTTGTTCATTATTGAACATTTGATTATCTCCCTTACAATATAATATATCTATTATACCAAAGAAGATATTTTTCGTCAATATTATAGTTCTTTTTCGATTTCAGCAATGATTATAGTTGTTTCATCTTCTAATAATTCCTCTTTTGAGCAATCGTCCTCCCAAGAAGAATCATCTTCTACACTTTGTAAAAAGTCAATAACTTTATTCCCATTTTCTCTATCTTCTGTACTCGGAAAATCTCCATTGTTAATTAAGTATCTACAATTATCTTCTTCGTCTATAGATACCAACATATCATATGCGTTTGTATAACAATATAACAGTCTTTTCTTCATTATATCATCTCCTTTGCCAAACAATCAAACTTTCTTATTATATCCTGTCCAAAAGCTCATTCTAAGTGTCATTGGAACAGGTTTATTTATGAGTTCGTCTATTTCATTTGCATCCAGCGTGTCCATTAATTCTCCGATTTCCTGATTTAATTCATCGGAGATATAAGGCATTGTTCTTTTAATCATTGTTGTGATACTTCTCATAGGGAACATATCACATTGCCCTTGGAATGGATCGTTAAATCCTTTTAGCTGAGTTAATTGGGCATATACACTACCCATCGCCTCTAAATTTTCTACTGTATACATCATTATTTCACACCTTTCCATTTTCTTTTAAGAATACATTTGTAGTTACAACATTATCATTTACATCATATCCTTTTATGAATATTGGTGCAAGCCATTTTAAAATTAATTTTCTATGACTTGAACCCCTCTCTCCTTTCCAGTAATGATGCCAATGTCCACGGCGTGTATGTGGGCGTTTCGGAGAACCATGTGCTTCCACCCCAGAATTATTATAAACAATATGAGATTTTGTGTTTTGTTTTCGCATTGCACGAATAATACTTCCGGTTTGAGTACCACAATTCCATTTTTGAATTTCTCTATATTTATCTTTTATATATTCCTTCTTTTGGGGCTTGCGAGTTATATATTTTTGTCGTTCATCTTCCGTAATTTCACTGTTCTGTGCACAGATATATAACACAAGTTGCAATTTTGATGTTATTAAGTTTGTTACAAAATCAATATAATCTTTATCAACAAAATTCTTTGATGAATTCTTTTCTACTTCTTGTAACATTCGATCAATTCCGTCTTTGATTGTACCATTTTCTATAAGATGTAAAGAAATAGGCATAACTGAATAGTCATTATTTATAAACAAGAATCGCAATTCCAATTCTCCGTTGTTAGTATCCGATTCAAAGTAAACGAAAAATCCATCATACTCATCATCATTTACTGCTATGTAAATACAGGGATATGGAAGATTGCTTAAAACTTCGATTGGTATAATTAAATCTTCACTGCCTTGTTCAGTAAGAACATCTTCCATATCTTTATCAAAGCTGAAGATCTGTTTATACAATCTCCATGTAGCAGTTGCGACAATTATATTGGCTTCTGATATTATGCCCAAATGGATATTATCGTTCCCGCCACTTGCAATAGCAATACCCACACCTATAGGCACATAGCAGCGAGCATCCCAATTAACTTCTTTACCATTCATTTTTCTCATATCTTCTACTTGTTTCCAAACATTCGGATATCTCTTATTGATTTTTTGAGTCAAAATTAATGGTGCAATTTTATCTCCCATAATATATTCCCTGCCATTCTAACATTCACAATAACTTATATTCACAAAATGTTCATCATCTTCTTTGTAGTTAACCATTTTATATAATAATTCATCAGTTGTTATAATATATTCATCATTATCACATTCATATGTACTATGATTGAAAGTACCACAGCGTTCACAATATGCAAAATCAGCACTCGTTCCACATTTGCGAATCCATTTATCAGAATTAGATTTTTCTCTTATATATTTACACGAAAATGAATAAGCCCCTCCATTCCTACATTTATCGGGATCATATTCACTATTATCAACGAATGTGATTGATTTAATTGTAACTGGAGTCGCAGTCAATTCACAATTTGACAAGTCTAAATTATGATATAATTTATTTTGGTATAACATACTTTGCAAAGCGGAATACTCACTATCAGATTCCACAATTTCTTCATGCTTATAAGTAGAACCATCTTTGTTTACCGCAATTATCTTATATAACATTTTAATCACCTCTTAATCTTTCCTTTATTTTACCATATTGATGTTGAATAGTCAACGACTAAATATATCATTACATCAACCCTGTAAATTGTTGTTGATTTGATTGATTACATTGTCCAACATTTTGTCTGTCCGTACGTAACATCTTGACTGCCGAATCTACTTCATCATCTGAAACGTGAACATAATTTTCAGCTGTCACAGCTATATTTTTATGTCTTAGCACTCTTTGTACTAATTTAATATTTTTCGTATCTTCATATAAATGCGACCCACACCAATGTCGTAACATATGTGGAGTAATCATATCATTGCTATATCGTTTAAAAAAGTCATCAATAGCACCCTTACTTATTCTTTCACCTTTATTTGAGATAAAGACAGGTGTTTCATCAATGCTTTTATTTTGTTCCTTCTTTTCTTCAATGAATAACTTACGATACTCAAAATATTCAGTCAAGTAGTCTGTTGCCTCATAAGACAAAGGTACTCTGTCCTGTACTTCCTTATTCCCCTTGCCCCACACCATAATATAAGGGGATTCTTCTTGCAAAAAAACATCTTTCATATCTAAACCAATTAATTCTTCTGAACGAATTCCACTTCCACAGAACAACTTAATGATTGTCAGATTTCTAAATTCTGTAAATTCATTAGGAATATCTTTGACATTTTTTTCAAAAGCAATGAGTTCTTCTTGTGTTGGAATTTTTACATTCGTATCTACATTTGATTTTTCTACTCTATATAGTTTTTTTGGTATTTTATAAACAATATTATTTTCACATATTCCACTCGCTTCTAAGTATGTCCAAAAGCTACTGATAATCGCTTTTTGCGTTCTAATACTTGACATCTTATGGGTATATGTTAGACCATTCAAGTATTTTATTATATCTATCGGCAATATTTGTTTCAAATCATCTGCATCGATATTTGATATACTATCCTTCTGTATTATATTGTTTTTCAAAAAAAATTCAAACATATCTTTAATACAAGACCAATTAACATTTTTCGTCCGACTACTTTTAAAAGTTATCAAAAAGTCCTTAATGATATTCGGAACATCTTGTAGCTTTTCATTTAGCTTTACCTCCAACCTCTTTTGGGCTTCAATCTTATAACACATAAATCTCACCGTCCTCAATAATATATTCTCCGTACACAAAAAGAAGATACTCACTATAGCAAGTATCTTCTTAGTGTAAAATATATCAATGTTTGTTTTTATCGTCTATCTTTTTATCATATTTGCCTTGTAAATGCTGTTGATAATAATATTGCTTTCCCTTCGTAACAAGGTCATAATTTGCCTTGTTATAATCATGTTCATATCCCGGCGGAGTCATTCTATTATCCGATCTCCATTCGTCAAGATGGCATAAAATATATGCTCCGATTATCATACCTATTGTTAATAAAAGTTCCATTTCAAATTACTTCCTTTCTTTATTTACATTGTAAATTATTTGTTATCATCTGTATCATCAAATCCAAATAGTAAGTATGGTATAATTTTAATCACAAAATATGCAAGACCTATACCCAAACATACTAATAGCCCAACACCAAAGCTTTCCATTGAATCCATCATGATTAATCCCTCCTCTTTCTATATTTACCTTTCATTTAATATATACCACTATTTGCTATTTTTAAACAAAATTCTGTGATATTTTTTTATTATACATAATTCTACACCCTTTTATATCCCATATAAAGGACTTGAAACCTTGCTGTGAACCACCACGAAGCTAAAGACTTCGTGGCTTCTTGCTTCTACGTCCTCGTAACCTACTAACTCCACAAGCGTAAATTCCGATAGTTCCTACCGTACTATATATTTTACTAAGCTGTTTTCTCTAACAATCTTAATCCTTCATTAAGAATATTCTTAGCAGCATTGATGTCCCTATCGTGATGAACGCCACACTTAGGACATGTCCATTCTCTGACTGATAAGTCTTTAGTTTCTACATTGATAAAACCACAGCAACTACAAGTTTGACTACTTGGAACAAATCTCCCAATTTTAATATACTGGCGATTATTCCAATCAGCTTTATATGTTAATTGTCTTGTTAGCTCATACCAATCACAATCAGATATTACTTTTGCAAGATTATGATTCTTCATCATATTACTTACAGACAAATTCTCACTAACTATTACTTGGTTTTCGCTAATAAGTTGATGTGAAATCTTGTGTAAATTATTAATTCTGATATTATGAATCTTTTCATGTACCTGTGCTACTTTGATTCTCTGTTTGTTCCAGTTTTTACTACCTTTTTCTTTATGAGATAACTTGCGTTGTTCCTTTGCAAGTTTCTTCTCATATTTTTTAGTAGTACGAATATTGTCAAACTTTTCTCCATCAGAAGTGATAAGTAAATCTTTTATACCTAAATCAACACCAACCATACAACCAGTAGATTCTATTGGAATGTGTTCAGTCTCTACTAATATCGAAACATAATATTTACCGGATGGAACTTGTGAGATAGTTGCGGATTTGATTATTCCTGTAAACTCTCTATGAATTTTAGATTTAACCCATTTGAGCTTTGGAAGTTTAATTGTGTTCTTCTTAAAATCTACTGTTATATTGCCATTCGTAAAATTTGTTATGTATGACTTATGACTATTATGTTTACTCTTAAACTTCGGATATCCGCTATGTTCCTTGAAGAATTTTTTGTATGCTGAATCCATATTATATACAGCATTAGTTAATGCAAATTTATCTATTTCTTTCAACCATTCGTATTCTTTTTTAAGAATTTGATTTACATAGTTATTGCAAGCAAATTTATTCATAGATTCTTTTTTCGTTTCATACATTTCTTTCCTATAAGATAATGTTCGGTTATATACAAATCTACAACATCCAAGAGTCTTTTGAATTTGTTCTTCTTGTTGGTTGCTCGGATATAATCTGTATTTACAAGCTTTTAACATTTACTTAACACCTCCTTCCGTTTGTATATTCTCTGTTTTATATGATTCTTTACCGATAGGCTAAAGATCTATCGGATTGCGAGTCTCTATCACTTTCAAGACTTAATCTTATGTAAAATTTCAATCAAATTATCTACATTATATCCTCTGCTATCTAATTCATATATTAAACTGCTATCAGTTACTTTATCCATAGCCGCTGGATCACCGATAACCTCACGCAAGGCTCTTATTGCCATACTACATGCATGATATTTAGAACGTTGTTCTCTCTTAAACAAACTGCATTTTGCTCGTATTGAAGATATAACTGAAATTGCATCCCATACTTCTTCCTCGTCCCACTGTTCCATATTAATCCTCCTCAATTTTAACAATTATTTCCGTACCCTCATAATTGCCCGACAATCTTTTTACTTTCATAACATTGCCCGATTCGTAATCTTCGATAAACTCGATTAATGAATCTATCATCGTGCAAAAATCTCCAAGTATCCAATAATGAGAGGCTCCAACCCTCAGATGTTCACACAAGAATTCCTCCAAGAATTCTCTTGCTTCTCTCCTAACCTCACATTCATCACCTGCTTTAAATTCTTTTGTTCCTGCATACTCCCAATCATTAATTTTCTGGCAATTAATTTCTTCTGGATTTTCTATGCGAAAATCACCATCATGGTATAAGTTATATATTATGTTTATTTTCATTTCTTAGTCCTCCTCTATTCATTATCCCAAAACACTTCTGGATATGCAAATTTATCAAAGTATTTACTCATTTGATTAATATATTCCCTTGCTTCTACATTTGTTTTGAATCCTTTAATCGTTCGTATATCTCCTTCACTATCTATCCATTCCACCCTATACATTTTGCTACCTCCTTGAAATCCGACTTTCATTATATACTCTTTATATTTATCATAACTATTAAATGATAAGCGTACATGGCACTATACTGGGGAACACCACTCTTGCTGAACAGTACAATTCATATAATTCAGCATATAATTTTACATTCTTAACTGTTGCAACAAAATCATAATCATGTATTTGTTCTAAATCAAGTTCATCAATCGTCACAAAACTCTCTGACATAATATCAACCCCCCTCCACTTATTGTCCTTCGATTATATTTTCTTTAATCAAACTTCATTGGTTCGCTTACCCTTACTACTTCAAAAATTCTCTTACCAGTACCTTCCCACACAAGCTCTGCATAATTTTCCACACAATAACTATTTTCTTCATCAAAATCTGAATCTTCAAATGCAAAATCATAGTAATAATCCCACATCGATTCTAAATACTTACAAGCCTGTTCTTCCGTATCAAACAAATAAACTTCATTTTCCGGTTCGCCAAATGTATAATAAACTATAACTGTATATTTTTCATATTATTTACCTCCTTAAAATGTGCTTTTCATTGTTTTTTATTCAATATTACTTTTGCCATGCTCCAATCTTCACTATTGATTAGCTTGACAACTTTTTGAATTATACATGCTAACTCTATATCATAAATTCTATAATGGAAAGCTGCACTGACTTCATTTCTATTACCATGGAAATCTATATATCTATGTGTATCTAAATTACCATAGTACATGTTCTTTGGTGTTGTAAAATGATGTTTTCTTTCAATAATCTTCTTCAACATTTCTAGTGGATTATCATAAAATCCGTTAAACTTAAAATATTTCCCTTCGTTTTCTATCAACTGATTTTTTCTTTTTTCATCCTCTTTTATCTTCCATTCATCGTCAGGATCTCTTCGATTGAATACAAAGAATTCTTTTCTATCTTTTACCATATATGTAGGGTAATAATAGCAACTTCCTGTATATGGACTATCATCATAATATCTTTCTTTTTCTATAAATTTAATCATAAAATCGTCCTCCAATTCTATTTTAAAATCCAAAAATATCACAATAATATGCGTATTTAGAACCATGAATTTTCCATTTCATTTATTCAAAATCAATGTAATAAAATCCTGTATTATCATCTTGTTTGCCATTTTCTACATCCTCAAATGGGTCATAATATCCTGTTTTGACCGTCAGTGTAGATACTTCCTTCAATACATCTTGTAAAAACTCTGCTAATATTTCACATTCCATTTCTGTTGGACAAAGTATCTCATTACCGTTTGTCCAAAATCCGGGATTATCCGCTGTATCAAAGCTACGTGGTTGACTCGGCAATAACTCCATTAAGTTTTTTATAAGCACATTTGCCTTTTCATTATAAGTTTCCATATTGTTTTTCTCCCTTCTGAAATTCAATTTTAAGACTTATTTTGTCTAATGCTTCTTCTAACGAATCGTAATCATCCTTTTCATTTGCGTTTTCGTTAAAACAATTAAATATGTGCAAAAATGCTCTTTCCACACTTGTGTATCGCCTGCCGATTGTTTCGGGCGTTCCTGTACGTGTGCCCGTCACGGTGACTATAAATGGGAAGTACTTCGGTTCTTCTTTCTTGATAGTCAATTCGTATTCGACTTTATTAGAACTTTTGTATCTGAACGTAACACATTGTCCGACTTCCCACGATTCAAAATCCTTAATTGTATTTAATACAAATTGTTTGTTCATATTATAAATCTCCCTTCTGAAATCTACGTTTCATCAATAAATGTTATTGATATAATATGTTCAATTTTCGGAGGGATATGAAAATATTCACCATTAACGCAGCAATCTCTATAATGTTGTAAATCATTCCAAAATCCCTCTGTACCAATATTATAATTGGTTTGAAATTCAAACCCTCTACCTCTCTCATGTATCATATATCTTTTCATTTTTCTCAAACTCCTCATTTCTTGCATAGTACTCACCTTGCTTCTATCTAAACCAATACTCCCGCTCTCCTACTTCGCCCGACTCGTCTACACATACAACGTCATATTCTTGTCCATCAATAACAACATATTGACGTTCAAATACATCAACGTCTGCCTCCACTGAAATAATATCAAATACTTCTCGTGTATTCGTATTGATTTTACATTCCGTTTCTATTGCTATTCCGCCGTCCCAAACAGAAACGAATGTCGCATTTATAATATTCTCACCCACAATTATTACCTCTCAATCAATTACCTAAATACTCGTCAATCTTCATTGTCAGCTTATCACATAGCTTTAATATTCCGCCTGTTCCATTCTTTTTACCGTCATCAAATATTGTTTCACTTGCTTCATCTGCCAAATCTGCAAGTTGATTTAATAATTGTATCATTTCTTTTGTCATAACAATTCACCCTTTCATATTTGATTTATTCACAATTTTTATTTATTTCTTCTATAACTTCGTCAAGACTTAAAACTTCGTTATAATCCGGCTGATTACAAATTTCCAATTCCATATTTTCAATATCAAAATTAAAATAAATTCCATAATTCATACCGCCGGCATTTACGCTCACTCGCCATTCATCAATATTATCTACTTCATTATTTAGCCTTTCCAAACAATAACATAAAGCAGATACACTTCTATCTATTTCAACTGTATAATTCATGCTCTTTTCCTCCTCTTGAAATCGTTGTTTCGTTAATTATTTTCTCTTTCACACAAAGTATAAATTTCAGCATCAAGCACAACCTCTCCACAATCTTCGCACTCTAAACATATGTCTACTGGATTATTCCAATCTCCATACGACACAATACTTACTTTGTGACCTCTGTGTTTCTTTAATTTGTTTCGCAGAATCATATTATTAGTTTCTTCTTCTCGGTTTTCGTATTTTTCTGCTAAAACTTCTTTGTAATATGTAACTTCTTCAAAGCTATGCTTGTCCATATCCTGCAATGTCGAATAAATTTGTTCTGTAAGTTCTTCTTTTGTATATATTTCAAATACTTCATCGGGTGTTAAATATTCATCTTCATTTCCAATAAAGTAAAACCAAACATTTCCAATTTGACAAGCAATACTATCGTCATATGGATTGCTAATAATTTTTACCGTTCCATCACATAATCCTTTAAAAATCATTTCTTTAAATGTCATACTATTTTCCTCCTTAATCAAATCATCATTTCATATTCCAATTAATTTTCTGACCACAATTTTCGCAATATGGCATTTGAAAATCTTCACACCCTGTAGGTAGTGGATGTTTACAAGATGGACAACAGTAATTGTTGAAGCCTTTATGTGTTCCCTTTGGCAAAGGATTTTTCGGTATTTGATAATCTAATAAATTTTGTATTACTGTTAAAACAGTATACGATATACCTAAATTACATATTTGCGACTTTTTACTTGTTAAAATATTTTTGATTTCATCTATGGTATAATCCACAACATATACCTCCATATATAATCTCTTATCTTCTATTGAAACTCTTATTTTATCCACAATAAATCTCATCAGTATCCACAAACCCATTCTCTTTTAAATATTCAATATAATCCATAATATCCGATTTTCTTTTGACCTCTATATCACTTGAACGTTCATATCCATAAAAAGGACTGACATATATCTTGTATGTTTTGTTGCCTAAATCAACAACAAGATTATAATTATGAGCACAATCTCCACGTTGTTTCCAATTTTTATCAAGATAATATAAGTGCAATTCCATAATCAATCAACCGTCCTTCCTTTCTAACAATACTAATGTAGTGTCTGTCAGCATATCATCTGAACAAAATCTTGCCACTTCCAAAAATTCAACCTCCGGTAATAAATCACTAACAAAATATGCAAACTGATCTAAACTTACGTTTTGGTGTTCATAAGCATATTCAATAATTTCTGATACAATATTTCTGCCAAAACTATTCGTTATAAATGTTTCTTCAAGCCAACTCATAAATCCATTCCTATCAAACATTTTAATCACTCCATTCCTTAAAATCTCTGATTTGCTATATTATCTAATTCTTCAACAATATCATTCATAATAATCATCATTTATTTTCTCTTGAAATTGTCGTTTCAATTAATACAATCTGCCGATACGTTCCAATACCCTATCTCCGTCCTTCATTGTTTCTTCACTAAGTTTTACAAATGTATCTAAGTCAATATCCTCTATCAACTCCAAATAGGCATGAAATTGAGCCATATAATAGTTTGCATTGAGTATATTTGTCTTTTCTGACATAGTGCGACCATCTGTAATTTTTTCTGCATATACCAAAGCTTCTTTCATTGCGTTCTTAGCTTTATCAATTAACTTTTCTAACATTTTATACCTCCATTCAATTATTGTCTGTCAAATATCATCATTTTCAGCAATGTTTTAGCCTGCTCCTCTGTGTAATTGTCAACACGTCCATTGACTTCTTTTAGAGGACAAGCTCTTATACTCTTATATTCGCTTCTTAAAACTGCTTGTTTCTTCTCCTCTAACATATTGTTATATATTGAATCTGATATACTCATTTACATATACTCCTTAATTTTTTCTATCCATTTAGGATCTACTCCGTTAGTATCAATTTCGATATTCTCTTTGCAATAACCGCAAGTAATCAAATATAAAGCTATTCTCTGCCATTCTTTAGGTGTATACTTTCCTCTTTGCGGATAAGCCATAATTTCAAATAACGAAGTTCCTTCTGCAAGTTGTGCATCTTTTATTTCGTTGTCGATTATAGTGTATATTTGATTAATGCACATTTTAAGTCTTGATGTTTTGTGTTCTCCATGTAGTACAGTGTTATATAAAGCATCCCAGCTGTCCTCCGGTACTTCTAACACAATATAAACATAACTACCTTTTAAATCTTCCATTGCATACTTGACAGTATCATTAATCGCATATTTATAAACAATATACTTTTCACTGAATATCGGCACAATATCATACTTAATATTTTTCTCCATTAAAATATGACAAAAGCTATCATTTATATATTGACAGATTATCTTCTGCCCTCTATGTTCCAAAGTTCTCATATATAACACCTTCCTCGCTCCTAAAATTTGTCTATGTAACTATTTATACGACTTACCAAACTATCCGAAAACTCTTTTTCACCTTTAAACCATTTATACAAGTAGCTCGGTGAGATACCTATACGACTACAAAAAGTCGTTTTCGGAATACCAACCCTTTTTATATAATCTCGGACTTTTTGTTTCAAGTCCATCTGCGAAATACTCATATATTATCCCTCCGTTCATTTACGCAATATTCTTACGTTTTTTAATCATTACAAGTTTTGTACTATTTTCTTTAACTTCTCTTGCTTGCTCAAGTCCTAAGCTCTCAACAATCATATCTTCAACATATAAAGACATAGCAAGTCTATAATCTAAAAATGGATACTTTGCAACACCTCTTGCCTTTAACAATAACGGTGTAATCTTTCTGAGTTCCTTAATAAGATACTTCTGCACTTTATCTCTATTTTCAGGATATAGCTTGTACATATCCAGTAAAACCTTCATTACACCTGTTGAATATCCGTTTGGTTTACGGTCAAATCCTGCACCCTTGCAGATGTCAAATATAAATTCTGCCGCTTTGCCATCGTCAATATTGCATATATTAAGTGTGACAGAATATGAACCCAAAACAGATGCACTTCTATTGCCCTTACAAGACGCATACTCAAATCCATACTTTTCTTTTAGCTTTTCAAGTCGTTCTGTTGCTTTGTCGTGTAATACAACCATCGCACCATGCTTTTGGATCGCCGTCATTCTTGCAACTTGTTTATTTTGATAAGCATACATCTCGGCTTCAAATTCAAGCCGATCTTCTGCGTTGTTTGGTGCATTGAGAATTAACAACACTTGTAAATCAGTGTATTTTTCTTTGTCTACCATCTGACTTGCCACCCATCGACCGTAACCGTCTACAAGGTATACTTTGCCTTCTTCCCAGTGCGGAACACCGATCAAAGGTAACAATTTGTTCTCATCCCAGTTATTCACAAGGTACATTAGACTTCTATCTGTTCTAACCTCCGTCTGATACCTTGTGTCAATCTCCAACAGTTCAACCGGTATCGGAATAATTGCAACACTATATTTCGCATCACGATACATTTTTGTCAATCCCTTTAATAGTCCTTTATCTCCCTTGTTCTTCTTTCCACTTATAACTTCAAAACTTCTGCACATGATTTTATTCTCCTTTTCTCTCAATATTATTAATTAATTTGTTTTCAAAGTTGATACTTCAACGGATATACTCTGTAATCCGTCATTATAACAACAGTAATATTTTCCATCCGTTTTTACCTCAAAAGAGAGGTACTCGCACTCTATGTATCTATTCATGTTCGATTCTGTTGGCTCAATTCCTGCCAGCCTTAAAGCCTTGTAAGCCGTCATTTTTTCGTGTTGTGTTAATACATACATAATTAAAACCTCCGTTCTAAAATCTAAATATTTACCATTACAGCGCCGTTATATATCGTATTCATTGCACAAACTAACGCAATAAATAACGCAATGCTTACCGCCTTCCAAACGTTAAAATCTGCCTTTCGTGCGTGTTTGTTCCTCTTGTATACTCTACTTCTCATAGTTTTATAACCTCCTTTATAATTTATAATGTCCTATTAATAAACACTATAAAAGGCACTATATATTTCTATATAGTACCCTTGAACTATTTATTAATAGTGCTGTTACTGCATTTTTGATTCAATATAATCAAATATATTGAATATGTCAATAATACAGCTTATTAAGTATGTTTTAAGTGATTTCATCGTCTTTTACCTCGTTATTATTCAAATGTTATATAAGCGTCTGACATTTCTCGGAGGTAATCAAAAGCATCTTTTACACTGCCCATATAGTCAGTAAGTAGCATATTATTTGAGCCATAAGCACCAATATAAAAGCGTGAATAATCAATTATTACATCCTCCTCTTTGCCTTCTTCAAATAGTACCACTCCATTAACATAATAATAATGCTGTTTGCTTTTGTTTAAAGCGTGGCTTTGCGTTATGTATGTATGATACTTTCTAAGCTCTTCTATAGCTTCTTCCTTGCTATTATAGCTTTGTTCCCTGATTGCGTTATAGTCCGCATCATTAACCCAGTTATCAATCTTTTGTTGTAGCTTTGTATCCTTTTTAAGTGCCTTTTTGCTTTGATATTCAAGACGATAAAAACGCAATACATACTTTTTAGATTCCTCCTCTGTCGTGTCTTCCAAACTTGCGTTTAATAAAACACTCCATATTAAATTATAACTGTTTTCTCTTGTTATAAGAATATGTTTCTCATCCTGTCTATAATCTGCAATTATTTTATTATTTTTTGTTATACAAAACACATTTACGCTTATACAATACGGATTTTTATATATTGCATTAAAATTTTTATATAATTCCTCTATTGTTTCACCTTTAACATTCACTGTTACAAATTCCGAATCATACATCACATTAAGGATAATGCAATATTTTTTCTCTATACTGAATTTCATTTTATATACTTCCTTTCATTGTTTGATTACCTCAAGCGGCACTATTGCACCGCCTGAACGCTTCCGGCTTAAAATCCTGTTTATAGTTGCCGAAACAACTTCTTATATTAATACTCCTCTTTATAAAATTTAATTGTATTCTCCTTTGCTTTTTCGTAATCTTCTTTATTTGTATAAGGTGTCAATGTTATATCCCTTTCACAATATGTAAATATTGCCATTTGCTCATCTGAATAAGCATAAGCACTGTATCCGTCCACCTGAACCAAAGTAAACTTACACTTCTTCGCAAATTGATAACATAAATCTGATGCCCAAAGACCACGTAACATATACTCGCCGTTTCTGTTCGTGGTTTCTTCTATAAAGTTTAAATTTGCAATTCTACAAGTGTTTTCGCTTAGGTGATAATTTGATAAGTTAAAATTATATGTTGTCATTATTAAAACCCTCCTTATTAATATAATTCTACAAAACTATTATCAATTTGAATAAATGTTCTATTAATATCCAAGTCACGTCCGTATGCTTCATAGTCAAAATATATTTTGACTTCTTCAGGTACTCCGTCAAGTAGTCCGCAATCATTAACAACTTGATATGCGACATCTTCCATATTGTCGCAATTATAATAAATTCTATAATTGCCTTGACGTACTTCTTCCAGTGCTTGTTCCATATTGTTTGCATACTGCTCCAAGTATGCTTGAAATGCGATTAACTCATCTTCACGCATTTCTTCAATTTCTTCTGCAATTTCGTTAAGTTGCAGACTGTCCTCATATTCGGCAACTTTTAAACCGTTTATATCTGTTTCATAATCAGATATAAATAACTCATCTTTACCACTGTTGCTTATCTTCTCAAGGACTTCTTCAATATCCTCACAAGGCAAGCTTACCCACTCACCGATGATTTTTCCGTTGTTGTATTCTTTTAGATTTGATATAAATATTTTTAGCATTTTAACTACTTCCTTTCTTATCTTTACCTTTGTTTTTATTTTCTCATTGATACACTTAAAAACATTGAAAACAGGCTTTACATGCGGAGCAATACCCGATATTTTACAAAGTATTAACAGATGTATGTTAAATGTAAATTATTACATTATCGCATTTGCTGCTGTTGTAATATGTTACATTTATTTATTTGTTGCATTTGTAAACTTTTTGAGTGCATCGTCAAAAAATAAAAACTTGTTTCAGACCTCCTGACCTTCCTAACTTGCTCCTTAGTCGTTTTCATTTATACAAAGTAACCGCTTTTCATTTGAGCACTTCGGCTTAAAAAATTCCCTTGTATATGTATAGATACAGTCCTATATTTTATTGTCAAGGTTCATAAGTCTATTGACTTTATAAGGTTTTTACTTCCTTATCTTTAATATTATTATACACCTTTTAAAAGTGTTTGTCTATTGACTTTATACACAAAACAGAAGTGTTTATTTTGTGTACTTTGTACACCTTTTAAGAGTGTATATTGACAATCAATTTTATATTTGTTATACTCTTTTTAAGAGGTGAACATAATGATTAAATATAAAATAGATATATTAACAACCCTTAAAAATAAAGGATATTCAACTTATAAACTTCGTAAAAATAAAATTTTAGGTGAAGCAACAATACAAAAATATCGTAATAATGAATGTATAGATGCTATTACTAACTTGAATTTACTTTGTGAGCTTTTAGAATGTCAACCCGGCGATATTATTGAATATGTACCAGATGAAAATTAATATATCTTTTACCTTATAAAGTTGTCAATGTGCAAATTAAAAAAGGTGTAAAGCCTTTAATAATTCAATAAGACTTTACACCTTTTATTTTTATATGTTATTTTAGATTTTAAGCTGATTTGCTCATAACTGCCTTAATTGCCTTTACTTCAAATTCAAGCATACCTACTCTTTCTTCAATACCTTTTGCAACTAATACATTTTTTGCTAAGTCCGTATGATGTTCAAGCAAAACTTGTACTTTTGGCGCTATATCATTTTCAAGTAAATATGAGCTATGCTCTAATGTATCAAGTTTTGATTCGATTTTATCAAGTCGCTTGTCCATTGCATTAAGTCTTGTATCTACTGCATTAAGTCTTGTATCCATTTCAACAAGCCTATTGTCTACTTTATCAAGTTTTGATAATAGCAAATCAAATTTTTCATCAGTTGTCATATCTATCACCCTTTCAAAATTACGGTTATATTATCATATGTACATTATAACACATATTTTTTTAGGTGTAAAGCCTTATTCAATTATCAAAGTACTTTGTCAATATGTCTATTGACTATTAGATAATAGATAGGTTTTTGTTTATTTCCTATCCCTTATCTTTAAATATATTATAGCATAGGTTTAGTGATATGTCAATAGGTTTAGTGATATTTATTTATAAATAGCATTGTGCATAAATTATAATGCAATATAGGTTTAGTGATTGTGTATATTGTATATTTTATACAAGCATCAATATTAACTTGATTAATTATAGTTTTAGTGATATAATGATATTAATTTAATTACAAAGGAGTTAACATATAAAATGAGTACAGAGGCACAAAAAAGAGCAAATAGAGCATATAGAGAACGACATAAACCTATTCAATTATCAGTGCAATACAAAACCGATAAAATCGAAGGTGAAAGGATAAAACAATTTTTAGAGCAAAACGGATTGACGGCAAACGCTTATATTAAATCTTTAATCAAAAAAGACCTTGACGAAAAAAATTTTTATATTGATAATGATTGATAAAATATTTTAAAATACTTTAAAAAAGGACTGATCTTTTATGACGGAAGATGAAAAAAAGAGAAAAAAGATTGAATATATTAATAAATGGAACGCCGAAAACTGCAAAAAAGTTACAATTAAAATGTATAAAGCTGACTATGAAATTTTTAATAAATACGTTACAGAGAATGGGCTGTCAAAAAATGGATATATTATAAGTTTGATTAAAAAGGATTTGCAAGAAAAGGGATTAATGAAGTCCGATAATAATTGATAATGATTGATTGAGCTGTTGAGCTTGCGGACAGAATAATATAATAGTTAGATTTTGTATAACTGATACGATGTGATGTTTTATTGTGCCGAGCGGTGCAGTTAGATTTTATACAATTAATTTAATTATGTTGTAGTGCCGTTTTTGATTGATTTTTATATGAATTTGTTATGTTGATATGGTTTATACAGATTATTTAATGTTAGATTTTGTACAATTAAAATTTTTTAGGATAACAAAAAATCACATTCGATAAAACGAACCCAAAACATCGAATAAACTTTTAATTTTTTATTGACGGCACAACAGAAAATAAACAGTTACGGCGGTGGCAGTTGATGCTCAGAAAAAAATACAAATACAATACAATTAAAACAATGTAATATATGTATATTACACTGTTTTTTAGTGTTGGAATATGCTAAAATGAGGGGGTATATTTACATTTGAAATAGGAATCCATTGCTGAAAAACGACCATAGCAGTTCCATTCACACGACACTTAAAATTCTCAACCCCCACCTACAAAAATCACTACTCCCCCTCTCCCCAAACCAACAACCTCTAATCGGTAAGTCGTTCGATGGCAAGTTCGATGAATTTCCCAACAAAAATCTATCAAATTCCAAATTCACTATCGTCTCTAAACCCACCTATTTTCACCATCTTCCACCTCTCTTCCAATCCCAAAACATAAAATCCCCAATAAAAACTACCCTTTAACGAACCCACATTACTTTTATCAGAAACAACTCATCTCGCATTTTAAAATCCAACCTTTATCACATCACAAAACCCCTTGTATTTCTAACAAAAAATCATTTCGAATTTATTTCACTTACTTTCTTTCATCGAACCAACATTTTTAACACTTAAAAATTTTACACCGACTTCGACAATAGAGCCATATTTCATTATAGCTCTTTTTTATTGTCTAAAAATTCCTATCAATCACCTAAACAGAGAATATAAATATGTATCCCAACCCGTCCATACATAAAACGCTATATAGATAGGAAGAAACTCAGTCAAATTTGCAAAGAAAATCTGACAAAAATGAATTTTGATACTTTATCTTGTTGTGTAAAAAGAGAATATACATATATAATCAAAAATCAAGGAGGCTTTTACATGAATAAATATGAAATACAAATTACAAACCCTAAAACAGGCTATACCGGCACGATTATAATTAATACTTCTCACGGAAACAAAATTCGTGAAATCGCCGAAAATAAATTATACAATTACATAAATATCAAACCTCAATTATTAATCAACAATTATTGGGCAGAATATTACCAAAAACATTTTTCACAATTTGAAATCAGTCACATAATAAAAACAGAAAAATCCTTTTCAAATGCTGACGATTATGATATAATATGTAAAAAGTATAGTAAAGGAGAAGTTTGTGACATGGAAACTATAGATATTTACGATTATATGTATTGGGGAGATTACAACGCAAAAATTAAAGAACTTGCAGAAAAAGCCCTCCCTGAGAAATGGAGTTTTGAAGACGAAGATGACTATTCTATTTTAAAAAATTATTTAAAATACACATTTAACAAACTCCAAGAAGAAGATAAAATAATTGAGACTGATTCATATTGTGTATTTAATACTGGACTATTTTCTCATTATTATGAGCCAATATACGCATACGGTGAATTAAACCGAAATGAATCGATAGCGGCATCAAGATGGTATTTTAAAGGATTTAAAGATACTTATGAATTAGGAATTTTGGATATTGTAGAAGAATTCCCTGAAAGAGCCGATTATTTTTCTGATCCATCAAGACTTGTATTTAACTGGCATTTAAAGGTCAATAAAAATTATAAACATATTCTTGACGATTTGGACACATCAAATAGATTGCCCAATTCAATAAAGAATAGTGAACGTCCGCTTGAAACTCTTAAAGGAGTTATAGATACCGCCATACAAAAAGTAATTGCAAACTATAAATTAGCCGTTCCCCACTATTATCAAAACAAAATACAACTTCTTGTTCCTTTATGTTTTGGAAAAGATGATAATCCTGATGTAGCTTTAGTTTTGGATTTAATGAAAAGTGGATATTATCAAGCAACAACTTGTCTTTCTATGCAAATGGCATATACAGATGCAAGACTTATTGCAAAACCTGAATCTAATTGGTTAATGGCTGAAAATATTAAAGAACAATAATATTATAATATAAGACACTTTCGAGTGTCTTTTTTTTGTGCATAAAATTAAAATCATTCATCATTTTTATTTCAATGGAGAATATCCTCAATAGATATTATTAATATAGTCAATAATTTTTTTGAACTATTCCCTAATCCAAAAACATTATACAAAATGAAAAAACAAAAAGAGAATATATACATATAACAAAAAAATAAATTACAAATCAAAAAGAGGACGAAAATTATGAGAAAGAAAAATTTAGAATTAAAAACAACCAATAATCAAGTAGACACATCAACACAAACACCAATCGAAATTGCATTAAAAATTGATGAAAATGGAATGACAACAGCAAGCCAATTATATTCATTCTTAGAATTACATCCAGCTCATTTTTCAGATTGGTGTAGAAGGAATATTAAAAACAATAAATTTGCTACAAAAAATATTGATTACTTCCCGTTCACAGTAGAAAGTGAACGAAACAAACCAAAGAATCCAAAACCAAGAATCGATTATAAACTTACATCAGATTTTGCAAAGAAATTATTAATGACTATGGAAATAATGAGAGCCATGAATAATCCATGTAATATTTTATCTGATGATAAAATACAACACCTTTACAAATATCTTATGGAGAATATATAAGTAGAATAAAAATAACACGGAGGAATTAAAATGAACAACTTAAAATTAATCACAACAGAAAACTTTGGAGAGCTATCTTGTAACTTTTACAGGAATATGAATGATGACATCCTTCTCACAAGAGAACAAATCGGACAAGCATTAGAATATTCAGATCCATCTAAAGCAATTCGCAAAATACATCTTAAACATAAGGACAGATTAGATGAATTGTGTGTACGAATTAAAGATAAAACTTTCGACAATACCCAAACTGGGGCTAGTCGAGAACAAAACAATAATCTTATAACAGAACGAGTATATTATACCGAAAGAGGTATTATGGAAATCTGCCGTTGGTCAAGACAAACCAAAGCGAATATCTTTATGGATTGGGTATGGGACATTATTGAAAGTTATAGGCATAATGAATTAAATATGTCACAAAACACTCAACCGTTAGCCGAAGCAATCACTACGCTCACTCAAACAGTAATCAAATTACAAGAAGATGTATCTTCTCTAAAAGAATCCACATCAAAGAAACAGAGTCCTGAAAAGAAATATTCACGTTGGAAAACGAATACATTCAAAAAACTTGCCATTATCACTCAATTTGCAAATGAACATGGTCAAGACTTGCAACTAAAAGACTCAATACATATTACCATTGAAGAACTTGAAAATACATATAACATAGAATTATCCGATTATGTACAAGCCTATAAATCAGAATTTGGTATGGAGAACGACCCATATGTAATAAACGTAATTGACCATTACAAAGAAATCAGAGATTTATATACCATGACATTAGACGGAATTATGCAAAAACTTAATCTTCAAACGGAGAATAATACAGTGACAAAGAATATATTTGACACTCTTGCAATGGAATTATGCCAAGAAGAAAACAAAGGAGAATGATATTATGAAAAACACAGCATTAGAAACAACAAATTTTGATTTTTATGGAGATGAACTCATTGCAGTTCAAGATAACGCAACCGGCGAAATTTATACTTCTATCAATGCAGTTCTGAAAGGTATAGGATTTAAAGATAAAGACTCAATCCGTAGAAGACGTGAGAAATGGATTGAAGATTCTGTAATCTCAAAAGGTATTACTATTTTTAATATCCCTACGAATGAAAATGAAGGGGTGATTAAAAAAGACCACTCCTTTTCAAATAACCAAGATACTTATTGCATATCACAACGCAAACTCCCTATTGCATTAGCCAAAATAAACATTACACCAAAAATGAAACAAACTCAACCAGAATTAGCAACAAAATTAGAACTATATCAAGACAAATGTGCAGATGTATTAGCATCTGTATTCATAGATAAGAAGTCTACAAATGACATAAATGCTGAATTCTTAGCAGAAAGTATCTCAAATGCAATAACCGTTGCATTGCAACCTATAACTGAAAGATTAGAAAAGATAGAACAAACACAAACTAATCGTTATCTATCATCAAGAAGATATCCATCAGCATGGTATAAGAAGATTGCTCCTAAATACAAAATGCTTATGGAATACTTTGATTGCACGAGAAGTGAGTTGTATTCAAATATCTATAAAGAACTTGAAGATACATATGACGTAGATATAAATCAAATTCATGAAGATTATTGCTATGAAAATAATTTACTCAAAGATGAATGTTATCCAATGGATGCAATAGAACATCATATTCAATTAAGAGATGCACTAACATTACTTATAGATAGTAGTCTGATTAAATATGGATTACAAACAGAAGAACAAATCAAAAACTTTAAGAGAGAAACATTATTTGATAGACCTCCGATTAAACAGAGAATAACATATATAGAAGATAAGATTTAATTCAATAAGATAAGATTTAAAAAAGACTATTTTATACAAGATATGAAACACAATAAAAATGTAATTCAACGAGTGAGAATTGAGCTATGCGAAATTCCACTCGTAATAGTCTGTCTTCTTAAACTGTTGTATATCTTCTTTCAGTTCAGTTGACGTACACCAGAGTAGCCTCAAAATTCGCATTTCAAAAAAATTGACGTACAACAGAGTAGCCTTTCCCGAACTCTCGTAGAGTTTATTGCCAAAATATAGAATATTAAACAAAGGAGAAAATTCATGAATACTAAATCAGAATATTTTACTCGTTTCCCCAATGATTATGTACAAGGAAATATAAAAACAAAATACGGAATAAGTCGAAAATTTTACATTACGTATATTCTCATAGACAGATATAGGTCATACGAAGATTTTAGCTGGATAACCATACGAAAAATATTAGAGTTTTATGGTTACAAGACTACAAAACGAAAACCAAAAGCTTTTCATGATATTTTGGATGTATTGGAATATATGATTAACAATAAAATGATTGAAGTAAAACAAGATTTGGATTCTATTGGATATGATACAGGAATAGAAATTAAAATTATTCCAGAAAATTTCGATGCAACTGAAAATTTTTCAAAAATCACTTCATCTCAATTGGATTTTATAATGATGGGCGAATCGAGTATTAATAAAGAGAATATATTAATGGCATTTCTTTATATCAACTCATACATATATATCCGTCCAAAGAAAAACGACAATGAGGAAATTATGTATAATCCCGAAACTCGACCAGAAGCTTTTTGGAGAAGTATGCAATCTATGGCTAAAGATTTGTCAATGTCAAAGGATACTCTTAACCAATGTCTTTCATATTTAACTTCTAAAGTTGATGATAGACAACCACTTCTCATAAAGAAAGAAGTCGGAAGTATTCAACCAGACCCCTCCCAACCACCGCAAAATACGCCAAATATATATGTCCTTAATAAAGAGGGTTATGAACAAGAAATTGAATGGGCAATTCATAAAATGTTGCAAATTTACAATGTTGAATCTTTTGGTGAGTTGACCGGCAATTATAAAGATTAATCAAAATTCATTTTCTCATGGAGAATAATATATTAAGAAAGGTTGTGATACATGACTAAAATAAATATCATACATTAACTTTGTTCTTTTTGAAAATACAAAAGAGAATATATAAATGTATCCACTCTACAATACCTCTACCCCATCTTCTAATAAAAATCATAACAATATCCACTAACGTAATTAAGAAAGGAAAATACAAATAACACATGATAACTGATAGATACATACCAGACCCTTCGGAATTTGCAGGAAAAATTTATTCCTCAGATTTTGAAACAAATACACGAATGTTTCACACCCTGTCTGACATTGCTGACAGAATAAGAGCTGATGAAAGCTTTAATAGAAGTTGTGAAAAGCAAACTTCTATAATTCGTAATAACAAAAATAAAAACAAAGAATCGTGAGGAAAGGCGATGATTAGTTATAACTAAGATTCAATACACAATGATGAAACTTCCTATAAGGGAGATTATTAAACAAGAATATGATGTTAAAATTGATAAAAATGAAGCTACGTCAAACGAATATCTTATAAAACAAGGCGATTCAATAATATTTGACCAAATAAAAAGATTGCGAGGATATACTTCGTCCCATATATCCGAGATGGTATTAATTGTAGCCAAAAAGAACCCTAAAACAGAAAAAGAGTTAAAAAGAATCTTAGATGAAGGGTTTTATCTTAATGGAATTCACTATAATCGTTTTGGTAAATCGGCTTCTCAAGGAAAAGATGGAATTACAGCTTTCGTTTGTGATGAAATTTTTGAAGAGTTATATATGATTACTCAAATGGATATTCCTATTGACGAATGCGTCATTTCAAAGTATGAAGCTCAAAGATGTCTCCCATTTAGTTCTTGTACTCTTATTGAAGGATATATGCCTAATATCGTAATAATTGGTGAATACGAAAAAACTCTTTCCAACCAATTAATCAAATATGTTGTAGAAAAAAAGAAAGAGTTTACTGATAAAACCACTGGCGAAACAAAATCTTATATTTCTCGTGAAATAGAAGAAGGTTATAGAGATATTAGCCTATCCCCTTTTGATGGATGTGGTTGTCACGAATTAGAATTTACACAAGAGATAAGTAAACAGTTGAATTTGGATTATAATGTCATAGGAACTCAAGTGAGATTACCTTTTATAAAAGGTTATTCTATATATGTGCCATTCCGTGAAATTTTGAAAGAATGGGGATATGAGTTTATTACTGATATTTATGGTCGTAAACATAATGTTGATGATATAGATTGTATTTGGAATATTTCTATGTTCAAAGGTCACAAAATTTTTAAATCTAAATATGGTAATGATGCATGGGAAAAATATATGCAAACAATAGCCAAATATCATTTTAAACTTGGAATAAGTAAATATAGTCATCATGTTAAACACTTAAATAAATATACCAGAATGAATTTTCAATATCTTCAATGCTTAGATTTATGGAATCCTAAATATATTGAGGCTTATGAAAACAAAAATAAAAAAGAATATGATATTTTAGATGACGACAATAAAGGCAAAATTATTGAGATAGCTCAATACACTACATCTTTATTTGAGAAGATTATAAAAGGTGATAAATTTTATACATATAAATTTATGGGTGTAAACGATACTGAAAATTATGAACCCGACAGCAAGTATCTTGAGGCTGCGTTAATCAATGATGTTATGTTAAAAGATCCAGCTATTAAACAGTTCATTTACAGAAAATTAAAGAAAGCTATTGATGAGGCAAAGGTTGGAAAAATATATTGTTCAGGATTTTATCATACTGGTGTCGGAGATATGATTGGATATTTACAATATGCAGTAGGATTAACACCGGTTGGTTGTTTAAACGAAAGAGAATTTTATAGCGCCAATTTTGAACAAGGTGATTGTGTGTCATTTCGTTCTCCATTGGTAGACCCTTCTGAAGTTAATAAGATAAAAATTATTCGTAATGATATTATCAACAAATGGTTTAGACATTTTCAAGATCAGGATGTTGTAATGTTTAATATGTATGATGTTTCAGCACCTCAACAAGGCGGGGCTGACTTTGACGGAGATATTTTCTTACTATGTAATGACCCTATTATCATAAATTCTAAAATTGATAAGTTGATTATTTTAGATATTGAAGATAAAATTACGGCAAAATCAAAGCCATATACAAAAGAGAATCTTATTGAATATGAGGTAATGACACGTGATAATCGTATAGGTGAAATTACAAATGTTGTTACCGGCATTGAGAATAAATACACTACCAATGATGAAGTTAAGCAATTATATTCAGATTATTGTTCTTTATTACGAATTTTCCAAGGCAAAGAAATTGATTTTCTAAAAACTGGTTTTCGTTGGCATATGAATAAAGGTCTTCGTAAATATTTAAAACAACTTCCCTATTTCCTATTGTATAATTATCCTAAAAAATTAAAAACCTACTTCTCTATAGTCGAAAAGAATAAAAATAAAGCACCCGAAGATAAGCTTCCTTTAAACGCATATCATTCCCCTTCCCCTATGAATGAATTATGTGATTACATATGTAGTTGGGAAAAACACAATATTCTATGGGATAATTGTTTGTCAGATTTAGTTGATACTCGATGCTTAATTGTTAACAATGATATTGATTTATCTGATAAAAAAGTAATAAAGATATGTCGTAAATACATTAATGAATATGCCGAGGCAATGCGTAGACATATGAATTTGAAAAATGAAGATTTCGATTTGAATTCAGTTATTGATAGTTTTAAAGATAGTTTATCAAAAGAACTTGGTATTGATGAAGAGACAATTGCAAATTATGTTATAAAAACTTCATACAATTCTTTTTCAATCAGTAAATCATTTGCGTGGTCTGCTTACGGAGAATATATTATTGAAAATTTGAAAAATAATACTAATCCAAAGAAAAATATCTCTATCCGTGAAGTTCCATATTATACGGACGGTGCATATGAATACCTTGGTAAGTATTATGAATTTGAGGTAGGTGATTCATATTTACAGTTGTGATGATACTTATCTTTATGAAATAATTGAAGATTATAAGAGTGCCAATTTCTCTAAAAAAGATGAGATTTTCACAAATTTTTGTGATTCAATATGGCATTCAGAGAATAAAAGGCGTACATACAAGAAACATATTACATTTTCTGTTGCTCCGAATATATTAAATACAGAGATAGGACAAGTATTTGATATATGGTCATCAGTCGAATATCGTTATTATAAAGTTATGACGAAAAATGGAGACTGGCAATCTATCATACGTCAAAAGATTAATAATCTATATACTCGATATTTTGATAAAAATGTTATTTTATCTGAACAATATATGAATTTACTTAAAACCCCCAAAAAATTGTATTATGATTATTTACATGGAGTGGATATGGATTCTTCAGAATTAACAACAATCATTGATGATGCAATGGATGCTGCCAATAATTTAAAGATTAAGTTACAAAAAGAAAAAATGTCTTTAAGTTGGGTTAAATATAAAAAAATAATTGAAGATTTTTTAAGAAAAGCTTTTGATAATTGCAGGTTAATTGAAGATTTTGAGGACAAAACAAAATTAAATAACATATATGATTTTATGACAGAAGACCACTTCTATGTAGGTTACATTAATAAAACCTTAGAAGGAGAATTAATGAAATATCAAAAAAGATATTATGGATTACCTCAGAATTCACGAAAAGGTTATATTCGATGTAAATTATGTGGAGATATGATTGTACGCACTAATAATAAGAAAATGTATTGCGAGAAATGTGCAAATGCTAAAGAAAAATATCGAAAACGCAATAACGCATATAAATATCGAAAAGTAGCGAAATAGAAAATCCTACTTTTCCGCATGCCTAAGCCATTTGTGAGCATTTTTATGTGTGTATATATAAGATATGGGTAGCAAAGTAACTGAAAATATCGTTATGTGCCGACTTGGCTATTATGTCTTGTTGACACATAACGTAAAAAATGAATCCAACGAATGCTTTGTTATGGACACAAGATAACTCGGTGCAGATTGGTTAGTCACCATGCCGAGATTATATGAACGTTGAGTATTGACATAGAAGGATACTTTTGTGTAGGTACTTTTGGTATATTGTGAGATATATCAAGTAGACGGAAACTGTCAATAACAAATATAAGTGCAAAACATTATCGCAGCAAAAAGTAGATTTCAGGACGTTGGTATAATAGACGCTCACTCGGTGAGAAGAATCTTGAGGCTTGCTAGGTGGAACTGTGCAAGATTGTAGAGAAAATCCAAATAAGCCAATTGTGTCGTTGATACGCAGAAATGTGTGTATAAGCCCTGTTTATCGTCCGAGTAGCCCAAATCGACATTAAAATAAAACACATATAATAGAAGAATTTATAAACAAAAAATCTTTTCTGAATGACATGGGTGAAAGATAGAGGTAATCAGTCCTCTTTATTCTTGATGCTTAATGCATTGCTATAGAAGTAATGAGGTAGCTCCTTATTGCTCAGACTATAGCAGATAATGACTGAATATTGGTACGATTTTGTGTTTGTAAGGCGAAGGTCTGTTTTGTGTTCATTATAAAGCATTTGTTGGATTAATGAATGTAAAATCAATATGCTTATAAGTAATAATACTACTATTTGCGTAATTGAATAAAAATTCAAAGCCATTGGTGATATTTCACCAGTGGCAATCCCGTTTCTTTTTAATTTGAAGTTTAATTATTAATGAATTATTCTTGTATTTTCTTTTAAATTGTGGTATTATAGAGATGGAAGAGATAAATTATATTTTTCGGCATATAATATATTCATTGATTTTAAAGGAGATGAATGTATGTCGAGCGAGAATGAAAGATTTGGTGATATTATGCCTGTAATTATTGAAAGAATTATAAGATTTGAAAGAGCTGAAACGGATGCCTTTATTAAACAACAAAATAAACGACTTGCTCAATTAAGAGCAATAGAACGAAGAAAAAAAGAAGGTAAAAGAATACAAACGAAGCCAATAATCGAAGAATTACAACGTGCAGGCATTTTAGATGAGAATGGTGATTTGGCTATACCTTATCGTGACGAGGAATAGCAGTATGAATAATACTAATGAAAAATCTCATTTGATGTATTCTACTCTCCCAAACATAATTATTGGGTTTCATGGTTGTGACCAAGAAGTTTTTAATAAAATATTATATGAGCATAAACCATTTAAGCCTAGTACAAATGAATATGATTGGTTAGGTAATGGAATGTACTTTTGGGAGCAAAATTTGGAACGTGCATGGGAATGGGCTACTTGTGGAATGACTAATCCTAAATTAAAAATTGAGAAACCAGCTGTAATTGGTGCAGTGATTGATTTGGGATATTGTTTGAATTTACTTGATAGTTATAATATACAAATGTTAAAGTTGCAATATGAACTTTTCACTGCTAAAATGTCTATTCTTGATAAACCTACTCCGAAAAATAAAAATGTTAAAGGTAACAATGATTTATTATTACGATATTTGGATTGTGCTGTTATAGAAGATCTGCATAAAGATATGAAAGATAATGGTTTAAGACCTTATGATTCTGTCAGAGGAGTTTTCTTAGAAGGCAATCCTATCTATGAGACCTCTGGATTTCGAGAACAGTCTCATATTCAAATCTGTATTCGTAATCCAAATTGTATAAAAGGTTTCTTTGCTCCGAAAGAAATTGATGATAGTTGGCATACACCTTAATTTAATAAAGAAAATACAGTTAGAGTCAGTTATAGTAACTGGCTCTTTTTTTTGTGCAAAAATATAGCAGGTTGGTGTAAAAGTAGCATATAAGACTCATTATCTTATGATAGACGTGCAATTCGTCTACCTGCCCCCATTAAGTGATATTTCATTGAGCATTTCACACGTACAAAAGAAATGCACGCCCTTTGTGGCAAATTTAATAGAAAGAAGTGAAAGGCAATTAAACCCGTTTCCAAAGAAGAATTGAATATCCTCATTAAAAATGGCATTATCGTCAGAAGTTCGAATGGTTATATTGACCCTGAAACACATTTTGTTGTAGGGCATTACAGAACAAAAGGCGGTGCTGGTCGTGTATATATTGAGGATGTGTATGCTGATAAGGCAAAAAAATTATATTTGAAAGGATAAGAAGGACATATGGCAAAGATAACAAAGGCAGTTTCTTTAAAGAATGCGGAAATAAATATGGAAGATATGACAATCACTGAAACAACAAAAGATGATATAAAAGTATATTCATTGGACAAATTGTTGGCTGATTGGAATCATATAAGTGGTATTTCTCTTACCATTAAGCAGGACGATGAGATTCCTGCTAACGAGTAATCGTAAGGGCGGTGGACGTTATTAAATTTGAACGACTTCAAGATGAAACAGATGAAGAACTAATTTATAGAATATGTTCACAAAAAGATATTATTGGTACTTGGTCTGACGTAGCGTCGATTATTAATCGGTTGACAGGAAATGATTTTGGAGAAAGTACATACCGTAAGAAATTTCAATCATTTCAGAAGATGCTGAATGCTAATCAAAGTAAGTTTAGTGAGTCAAGTGAGCAACTCAAGGAACTTGAATTTCAGAAGAGAGAGTTGGACAAGGCAAAAGTAAAACTCCAAACAGAAAAGTTGGAATACAATCGTTGGTTGCGTGAAGAAGCTAGAGATGAATTGATTACAGAAAAGATTTGTAATGCTATTGCTGCTCTCACGCCTATGGATATTCCCACTTATATTGAACCAAAACATAACCCTCGTGGTTTCGCCCTTGTGTATGGCGATGAACATTTTGGCATTGAATATGAGTTAAGGGGATTATTTGGAGATATTATAAATGCATATAGTCCAGAAATTTTTGAAGAAAGAATGTGGGATTTATTCAATCAGACTGTTGAAATCATACATAAAGAAAATATTGACACTCTCCATGTATTTAATATGGGTGATTTCAATGATGGTATTCTAAGAGTTTCACAGTTGATGAAATTGAGATATGGCGTTGTTGATGGAACAATTAAGTATGCTGATTTCATTTCCAATTGGTTGAATGCATTGACTAGGTATGTACGAGTTGAATATCAGTCTACGGATGGTAATCATTCAGAACTTCGTATGCTTGGACAACCAAAAGGCACTTTCACAGAGGATAATATGGGCAAAGTTGTTGCGGAGTTTGTCAAAACTCGATTAAAAGATAATCCAAACTTTACTTACATAGAAAATCCTACTGGATTGATTTATGCACAAGTGGCTTGCAATACTATTTTAGGAATACATGGTGAAGTAAAGAATATGAAAGCTGCCATTGATGAGTTTTCAAGAATTTACAATGTCCCTATTCAGTATTTGTTAGCAGGTCATTTGCATCACAATAAGACAGAAGAAATTGGTGTAAATAGCGAAGTAATAAATGTTGGGTCTATCATTGGTATAGACAGCTATTCTTTATCTTTGCGTAAGAGTGCTAATGCTTCTGCAAAGTTATTGGTATTTGAACAGACTAAAGGAAAGGTTTGCGAATATACGCTGAAATTAAACTAGTTTGTTACCTACTCAAAGTCCGTCAGATATTATGCAAAATATTAAAGGTTATACAAGTAAAATACTTCGTGAAGAATTTTCGGAGTTAAATAAAATGCCTAGTTTGTGGACAAGAAGTTATTTTGTTTCAACTGCTGGTAATGTATGTAGCGAAACGATTAAGAAATATGTAGAAAATCAAAAGAAACGATATTAAACGGAGAATATATTATTAGGAAGGTGGTGAATACAATGGCAAACTTTATAGTTCAATTTCCTCTTAGAACAGAAAAATATCAAGAAGATATTTTAGATAAACGTTTTGAAATTGGCAGACAGATTTATAATTCCTTAGTAAATGTGACACAAAAGCGGTATAAGGAAATGATTAAGACTACAAAATATAGAAATCTTATGTCGCAACTATCAGGAGATAAAAAGAAAGATAAACTTATTTGGAAAGAAATTTCTGAAATAAGAAAACAATATGGTATGTCAGAGTATTCATTTCATGCAGATGTAAAGAAAATGCAAAAACATTTTTCTGATAATATAGATGCTTTTACTTCACAGAAAATAGCTACTAATTTATGGAAAGCATATGATAAATTTTTCTATGAAAATGGAGAAAAGATACATTATAAAAAGTATGATAATCTTAATTCTTTAGAAGGAAAATCTAATAAAACTGGCATACGTTTCAAAAATAATATGATTTTATGGAATGGATTAAAGATATCTGTAATCATTGACTATAATAATTATTATGAGTATCAAGCAATGCAATCAGATATTTCATATTGTCGTATTGTTAGAAAATATGTGCGAAATAAATATAAGTATTATGTTCAAATCGTTTTCAAAGGAAATCCACCAGTTAAAATCGACACGGAAACAGGTGAAATAAAACATTGCATAGGACAAGGAGATGTTGGTATTGATATTGGTACTTCTACTATCGCTTATTCATCTTATACTGATGTAAAGATATTAGAACTTGCAGATAAAGTTCAAAATATTGAGAATGGAAAACGAAGATTACTGCGAAAAATGGATAGAAGTCGTAGAGCAACGAATCCTAATAATTACAATGAAGATGGTACTATCAAGAAGCAAGGTAGTAAGAAAGTAACTTGGAATAAATCAAATCATTATATCAAATATCAAAATGAATTAAAGGGATTAAATTGTAAACAAGCAGATGTAAGAAAATATCAACATGAATGCTTGGCTAATCAAATTATATCACTTGGCGATAATATCTATGTTGAAACAATGAATTTTTCAGGACTTGCTAAGAAATCTACAAAGACAGAAAAGAATGAACAAGGTAGATTTAAAAAGAAGAAACGATTTGGGAAGTCTATTGCTAACAGAGCACCTGCGATGTTATTAGAAATTATAGACAGAAAGCTATCTTATTATGATAAGCATTTAATTAAAATAGATACTTGGAGTGCTAAAGCAAGTCAATTTAATCATTTTGATGGAACTTATCAGAAGAAAACATTGTCTCAAAGATGGAACGATTTTTGTGGAATTAAGGTGCAAAGAGATTTGTATTCAGCTTTCTTAATAATGAATATAGCAAGTGATTTAAAGAGTTTTGATATTGATAAATGTAATGAACGATTTGAAAATTTCTATCAACTTCATAATTTGGAAGTAGAAAGATTAACTGGACATAAAAATTTAAGTAGTATAGCAATTTAAAAGATAATATAAAACAGGTTTTGATACGAGCCTTATACTATCGCTAATTCATTCATTAGAGTGATTGGTAGTGAAAGTCTTATAGAAATAGATTAGTCTTATATGCTTTCGAGTATATTTGGAAGTCTGTATATATAAGAACCCAACGTGCTTTAGCCGTTGGAGTATCAGTACCCTATTGAGTTAAATTTAAAAAAAATAATTGTAAAGAACGAAAGGAAAATTAATTATGAAAAAGAATGATATTATTGCAGTATATGCAGAAAAGAACAATGTAACAAAGAAGGCAGCAACAGAAGTTGTTGGTTCAGTTATTGATATTATAAAGGACGGCATTTTGACAGAAGGTGTTGTTGATATTACTGGTTTTGTAAAGTTGGAGAAAGTATACAAGGAAGCAACAACAGCAAGAAATCCTCAGACTGGTGAATCTATCGCCGTGCCATCAAAGTATATTCCAAAGGCAAAGTTCAGTTCAACATTTAAGAGAGAAGTTAACGAATAATAGCGAGGTTTTAACATATGAAGAATTACATAGTAGACTATGGGACATCTTTGGCTGATGATATTATATTTGAACTCGCTTCACAATCAACTGAATTTAAGAATATATCGGTAATTGGACATTATGAAGATATTGAACCAATTATAAAAGAATTGGCTCGTTATGATGATGTTTACTTCATATCACTTGAGATAGGCTTGAGTGGCGTAGTTGAGTATGATGACGAATATATTTTGTCTATCAATAACGATTATGAGGTTTTCGTTGAACCGGCTAAGAGAAATGGCAAGTATTTCAACTATGATAGTGAAGTACTATATATTTTCAGTGATTGCTCGTCAAGACTAATTCATTGTAATTTAAATAAAAATGCGGAAATATATGAAGTGGATTATGCTGACGAAGTTGAAGAAGATTATGAAGATGAGTTGGTTGATGATATAGATGATGGCAAGTATGTCGTTGTTAAATCAAATTTGAGTGATGGTGAGATTAAAGACTTGCTTGGTAGAGTAAGAGACAATCTTAACCATATGGATGAATGTTTTGCGGAAATGGACAGAATTCGTGAAATATTCGGTTGGTGAACTATATGAATTGTGAGAGTGTGTGAGAAATTGCACACTCTTTTTCTATGGGCAAAATGGTTTCTTTGTCGGGGTTCGATTCCTTGATTGCTCAAAAGTTATATTTTTCGTTTACAAAACGGAGAATATGTTAGTAGGTCAATCAGTTAGATTGGTAAAGAAAATTATAAGCAACTTGCTTATTTCTACCTCTATTGGTGGAGTCATGAATAGGGTAAATTCCTATCACACCAACAATGGAGAGATTTGCGGGATAGTCACCCGCCCTCTCCTTTTATTACTATATTTTTTTGTATTGATAAAAGGAGGATTTTTAATGAACAACAATTTGATGATGTTTGAGGGAAATGATGTAGAGGTATTTGAGTTGAATGGACATGTTCTGTTTAATCCAAAACATGTGGCTAAAGTTTTAGGGATTAAAAATGTCAATGACAATCTTAGAAAAATGAACAAAAGCCAAGTAGTTAAGGTTAAAAATTCGGAAGTCGGTAATGCCGATATCCGAAAATTGAATAATGCCGGCGAAAATTTCCTTACCGAAAGTGGCGTTTATAAACTTATCTTTACAAGTCGAAAGCCAGAAGCCGAGAAATTTTCAGATTGGGTTACAGACGAAGTTTTGCCTGCAATTCGTAAGACAGGCGGATATGTAAACGATGATGAAACATTTATAAGCACATATCTTCCTTTTGCTGATGAGCAAACAAAGTTATTATTTTCAACAACTTTAACTACTGTTCGTAAGCAAAATGAAGTCATTGAGGCTCAAAAGAATGAGATTAATCACAAGCAAGAAGTTATTAATGGCTTAACTGATGATATTGATGTATATAAGAAGAAAGATGTCATTAATAGAATTTGTAGACGTAGAAGTGGTAATTATGCTAACAGATACAAAGAATTGTATAAGTGTTTTAAGGAAAATTTTCATGTCGATTTAGAAGCAAGGTGTGAAGGGTATAATTTAAAGCAAGTTAAACAGAAAGATAAATTGTCAGTTATAAAATATGCTGAGTTATTTGGTTATATTGATGACTTATATTCGTGCTGCACAAAATTATTTGAAGCTGAAATCGACGAAGTATTAGACCAGATTAACACAATACATAGTAAATAAGATTCACGAAAGAAGTAGTTTCATTTCATTTGATGTGATTCTACTTCTTTTTTTGTTAGGTATAGGAAGGAAGTGATTTTTATGGCAGAACGTGCAAAACGTATACAAATGTATGATGAAAACAAATTTCAAAACATAAATCCCGAAACTCTAAAATTATTTCAAAAATATCAGATAGATATGTCTATCCGTGATTTATCTAAAAATACAATTGATGCTTATAATGCAGACTTGAAACAATGGTTTATTTTTATGTACGACCATCAGTTTAACTTATCTGTTTTAGAGGCAACCGAAGATGATATTACGGAATATTACTATTGGAGAAAGCAACAAGGTAATAATGTAAATCGTCAAAAGAGGGTTATGGCTTCGATTTCTGCATTCTATAAATTTCTTCGAAAAAAGAAACTCATAAGAGAATCACCGACTGAGTTTATAGATAGACCTAAAGCCGGACAACCCATTACAGTGCAAACATATCTTACAAAGGAACAAGTGCAATTAATGAGAGAAAAACTTGAAGAATATGGTGATATTCAATTACAAGCATATGCCTTTCTTTCGTTAACCACTATGGCACGAGTAAATGCTGTTGCCAATTTAAAATGGAAACAAGTTAATTTAGAAGAGAGAATTTGCACTGACGTTATTGAAAAAGAAGGTAAAATTGTAGAATTGAGTTTTTCAGTTGAAACAAAAAATTATCTTGAGAATCTGATTCAATATCGCAAAGAAAATAATATTGATGATCATGGGTGGTTGTTCATTACACCTTATGTTACTGAAGATAAGCCAATACGAAACAGCACGTTGAATGATTGGTGTAAAAAGATTGGTGCAATGATTGACGTTCCTACCCTACATCACCACGATTTCCGCCACAGCTACGCGACGATACTCAAGAACGCCGGCGTAAATTTGGAGGATATTTCCACTATGTTGAATCATGCCGGAACGGATGTAACTAAAAAGTTTTACATCAAAACTGATACTACCAAGGTTAGAAAATTAAAGGATAGTATTCAGATTTAACAACCCAACAAACAATAAATTAACAAAGAAAAGAGTAGGTGTCCCTGCTCTTTTGTCATATTACGAAAGGAATCAATGATGATAACTTTAAATAAATACGGAAATCGTGAAAACAGAGTTTGGCTTGAATTGTATGGCTTGTCAACTGACGAAAAACCAATTGAGAAGTTTGATGATATTTTCATAGGAAATTCAAGTACATACTATGAAATGGACACAAAAAATACATTTATGTATGACGAGGAAAATAAGAAATGGTGGGAAGTATAAAATGGACATTATAACACTTGCGGCTGCAAAGAAATACACAAAAGAAACCGCCGAAGGTCTTGGTGCTATTAAAGGACAAGACGGAGTATCCCCTACTATTTCAGTTGAGGACATTGACGGTGGTCATAGAGTAACTATTCAAGATAAAGACGGTATAAAATCATTTGAAGTTTTGAATGGCGATGGAGAAAATATTAAACCAATTTCCAATGAAGAGATTGAGAATTTATTTAAATGATTATAATTTGTACATGTTTACAATTTTAATATATTGTTATATAATATGTATGAAAGGAGTTTATGATTATGAAAATCAAAAAATATGTAAAAAAGCCAGTAGTGGTTGAAGCATATCAAACCGATAGAGAAATAACGATTCATACATTAGAAGGAGATTTAATGGCAAGTGTCGGAGATTATATCATCATTGGCGTTAACGGCGAAAAATATCCTTGTAAACCAGATATTTTTAAAAAAACATATGAAGAAGTAAAAGAGCAATAAAATTATTGCTCTTTTGATGTATCATGGGATAATTCAGTCCATGTTTGAAATTCTTTAGTCATATATTCTTCACAAGTTGAAACTAGTAATTTAAATCGTTTATTGTTATCAGTAGTTTTAAACTCATTTGTTTGAGTAAAATATCTATGTAATATACTTTTTAAAATTTCACAAGAAGATCTATATTCTATCCATAAATTTCGATATTCGCATAAATATAAAATAGACAATAATACTGCTGACCCAGTGCTGGCAATACTAATCAAGATTTTAGTAATAATTGATATTATTTTTATATCATATTGTTCAATTAAAGACAAAATCGGAATAATTGCAGTCGATATTGTTGAGATTATTGTTAGTCTTTTAAACATAGCCTGCTTTTTTATAGCTTGTTTATCATACCAAATAATTTGATTAATTAATCTATTATAAATATAATTTTGCTCGGTTGACGAGCATTTTTTTAAATAGTCTTGATATTCTTTAAATATATAATTATCTTTCATAATTTATTTAGGATATACTTGCACCTTTTCGGCTATTGGGGAAGTTCGTTTTTGGAAAGCCTTTTCTATATACTGTTCTGGGTCGATACAAAAATCTTCCCATTTTACAAGAACACAATATCTATCATCTTCTTTCCAAGCACATTTGTCTGATGGCTTTGGAAGATAATAATTATAACAAAATTCGTATATTGTTGTATCACAATTAATTTTTACAATACTATGTGCTTCACCACAAATTGCACAAGTATATGAACCTTGATATATTTTCGATTCCATATTAGGTAGTACAACACCCAGGATACCATTTCTTGTATTGTTTTTACCGTTATACAAAGAGGCTTGAAGTTCTCGTTTTATATAGGTTTGATCAACATTTGGTGAATTTTCGGCACTTTGTGTTCCAATTAAGCAAATTGTAACCGTTGAATCAGATAAATAATCTTCTCTAATTTTTCGCATTATATAATCTTCGTCTTCAGATTGAATTGGCTCGTTTAAAGACTTATCTATCATGTCTATGTCTAATTGTTCTTGAATGTATTTTTTATATTCAATATCTTGAGTTTTAAATGATATAAAACATTTATGTTTTGTCGTATTCTCCAATTTAATTCTTCTTTCGTTGTATATTATAACTTGAAATCATTATATCACCATATATGGTAATTGTCAACTTTTTACTACTATTGTGTTTTTTTATAAATTTATATATATGGTCATAAACGGTCGGCGTTTTTAAGTTCTTTCGATGGGACGTGACTAGTGAAAATGAGATAAAAAAATAGTTGAAAAGGAGGAATATCTATTTGGCAGGAATAAAATCAAGAGAAGAAAGCATTCGTGAAGAAATGGACGCTCCTCTTAATTTAGATGTTAATGTCGATGTTAGAATACCAAAGTCTAATCAAATGACGGAAAAAAAATATAAATGTACTTGCTGTGGGGCTTCTTGGGATACGCAGAAAAATCACTTTTCTAAATCAGCAGATGTATTATGGCAAAGCAATGATGGTTATATTCCTATTTGTAATTCATGTAGAGATGCTTACTATTATAAGCTTGTTGATTTATTTAATGGTAATGAAAGTAAGGCAATCGAATATTTTTGTATGCAATTTGGTTGGGTGTACGATATTGAAGGACTAAAAGCAGCAAAGCAAATATCGGCAGATAGATCACGTATTAGCCATTATGGTGCGAAGAAAAATTTGGGACAAGTTGCAAATATCGGCAAAACATATTTCGATTCTATGAAATATCATTATTTGCAAAAGCCACCTCAAATAATTGAAAGCCCAAATGACGTGAATAGTGTTTCGGATTATAAATTAACACCTAAAATGATTAAATTTTGGGGCTCGGGCTATGATACATCTGTTTATCCTACATTACAAGGATATTATGATGAATTACTGAAATTGTGCGAGTCAAAACCCGATGTAAGAAAACAAAAATTAATGAAAAACCTTTGTCTGTTGGAATATCAAATGCAGGTAAATATTCAAGCTGGAAAAGATATTGGTACATTATCAAATTCATATAAGGCAATGTTTGAGGCTGCCGAATTAAAGGCTGAAGAAGCCGATACTTCAAATGACTCATTTGGAAAATGGATAATGGAAATAGAAAAATACTCTCCCGCTGAATATTATCAAGATAAGAAAAAATATCATGATTTCTTTGGCATTATTGAATACATTGAACGTTTTATGTACAGACCTTTAAGAAATTTGATTTTTGGTAACAAAGAAAAGGAGAAAGAATACTGGATTAACGATGAAGATATAAATAAGGACGGCGTTTAATATGGATGAATATCAAAAAATAGTCTATAAAAAATTCCCTGCACATTCTTGGTTATCCAATAAAAATAATTTTGAAAGAATTATTGATTATGTTACATTTTATCGCCGTAATATTCCAGTATTTGTCGAGCATTATTTGAAAATCCCTTTACACTGGTATCAGATAATATGGCTATATTTGCTTAATATGTACATTAGTGTTGTTATCATAGCTGGACGTGCAAGTGCAAAATCTTTTGTTATTGCAATTTTTTCGTGTGCTAAATGCATTTTATATCCAAATACAAAAGTAGTTATCGCTAGTGGTTCAAAAAAGCAGGCATCTCTTATTGTAAAAGAAAAAATACAAAAAGAATTAATGCCTAAATCTGAAAATCTTAGACGAGAAATAGAAACAATTAAAACAAGTACAAATGACATTGAGGTTGTCTTTCGTAACGGAAGTTCTATAGTTGTTGTAGTTGGTGGCGAAGGTGCGTTAGGTTATCGTTCCACAGTTTTGATTTTTGAAGAATTTAAACGTATCCCAAAATATATCGTTGATAAAGTGTTAAAACCGTTTCAAATGACTCGTCCTTCACAGTTCCGTACCAACGAAGAATGTGAAAAATATGGTGTTAAATACAAAGAAAATGATGAGTTTTTAGAAGAGGCAGTTAATATTTATATCAGCTCTGCTGCTCCGACAAGTCATTGGATGGGTAAATTGTTAAAAGATACTGTTAGTAGCAAATACGGCGACAATTCTGCTTGTATGCTTGCTACAGATTATTCTATTGCTTTAAAACATGCAATTAAAACAAGAGCACAACTAATCGAAGCAAAACGAAGTACAGACCCGATTACTTGGCGAGAAGAATATGAAAACGAAATGTTACGTGAAGGTGCAAATTCATATTTTACATATGGACTTTTGACGAAGAATCAAACAAATAAAAAGGCATTCTATCCTCGTAGATATGAAGATGTAAGAAATAAGCATAAGAATCCTTATAGTATCCCAAAACAACCAGGTGAAATAAGAATACTTGCTTGCGATATGGCGTTTATTGAGCGTTCTAATAAAAACGATAATTCTTGTTTTACTTGTATTCGTGCATTGCCTGAAAGTATGACATATACTTCAGAAAATATTGATGGTAAAGTTGTTGAGGTTAAAAATGGATACAGAAGAATCGTTCCATATATTGAAGCGAATCCGGGTAGTGATGTAGATAAACAAGCAATACGAATAAAGCAATTATACTACGATTTCGAGGCAGACTACTGTATACTCGACACACGCAATGGCGGAATTTTAACATATGATAGACTTGCAAAGATTTTATACGATGAGAGTCGTGATTGTGAATATCCAGCATGGCGTTGTATGAATGACAAAGATATTGCTAAGCGTGTTAATGTCGCAGGTGCGGTAGAAAATGTTTTTACAATTAATGCAAGTCAAAAATTAAATAATGATATTGCTATTGCATTAAGAGGAACATTGGAAAGCCATATGATTGATTTGCTTGTAAATTTAGATGAGGCAAAAGACATCCTCGAATCGCACATTCCCGAATATACTTCTACACCTGACGTAGATGTGGCTGTATTTTATGAAAGACCTTACCTTGAGACACAAGCTCTCATTAATGAAATGATGTCATTGGAGTACACTCGTAATGAGCAAACAGGAATAATTACACTTTTCGAAACAGGTAGTAACACGAAAGATAGATATGTTAGTTTAGCATATGGTAATTATTTTATCGGATTGCTTGAACAAGACTTGGTTGGAGACACCTCGGAATATGAGTTTTGTACTCTTATAAACTAATAAAATTACATATTGAGAAAGGAGACATCTCGAAATATGCCTAAAGACGATATAAAGCGTGAGCGAGGACATCCCTCTCAAACGCAAACATTTACAGAAACAAATTCAGTTTCTCAACAAGAAGTCAATAATTCTTATGAATTCAATAGCTATTTTAGTACATTGCCGGTGAACGATTACAGTTCAATATTCGGCTGCAACTTATATACAGAATTTACACCTGAAGAAATACGGTCTATTGTAAAAGACCCAATAGCCAATCATTCACTTACTCGAAAACTTGCAATGTTTGTTTATAATAGCGAAGGTGTAGTTACAAATACCATTGATTATATGGTTGCATTGCCTTGTTTAGATAGAGTGGTGTATGGGAAAAAGCGGAAATTTAGTAAAACAAAGCTTAACAAAAATAAAGACCTAATGCTTTCGACTTTGGAGGCTATTCAGGACAAGCAATTTATTCGTGATGCTCTTTTCACAGATATGAACGAAGGAAATTGTTTTTATTATTTTGAAACGACAAAAAAAGTCAACGATGCTACAAAAGCATTATCTGACTATGATGTTGAAAATATTATAGAACTTTGTGATTTGGGAATAAATGCTTCACTTATTCCCCTGCCTTATGAATATTCAAAAATAGTAGGACGAAAAAATAACAGGAACGTTATTGCTTTTAATTTAAGGTATTTTCTTGAGCAATGTGTTACAAAGGCTGAACGTGACCGTAAGTTAAAGAAATATCCTTCAGAAATTCGCAAAGCATATTCCAACTGGGAAAAAGGTCGATATTCTTCAAATAATTGGATTGTATTAGACAATAAGCATACCATTGCTCACAAAATAAAATGTAAAACGAGCGAGCCTTGGGGACGCCCATTGGCGATTGCTGCAATATCAGATATTTTGTACCAAAATGAATTCGTGGATACAAAAAGAAACGTATTGCGTGAATTAAATAATCGTATTGTTGTTCAGACATTGCCTGAAGGCAAAGATAAAGGTAGTTGTGCATTGACAAAATCTCAACAGCAAGACCAACACGATAAAGTCAAACAAGCAGTTATGACTAAGAATAATCGTGGTGGAACTTCATTTTTTACGGTGTCCGCAGGCACAAAAATCGAGTCTTTAGATGTTGGCACTGCTGATATTTTTGATCAAAAAAATGAAGGTGATTTGACTGATAAAATTGCTATGGATTTGGGTATGGCTGCACAATTATTAGGTGCTTCATCAACAGGTACTTTTGCAAATGGTCAGAGCAATTTGGAAATGATTAACGCACAATTATATATGTGGATTCAAGAATTGCAAAATGAACTTAATTACGTTATAAATGAAAATATCATAAAAGATAAACGTAATAGAGTTGAAGTGTATTATCTGCCTACTTCATTGGTAAATAGACAACAATTCTTTGAAATGATGAAGAGTTTATATTTGCAAGCTTCTGGGTCTATGACTATGCTTGTTTCAAGCACCGGAATTAATCCTGATGTCTATTTTAATATACTCGATGAAGAATATGATAATAAAATATTTGATAAGTATATCCCCCACCTTACAAGTAACAACATTTCTAAAGATGATAATGTGGGTGGTAGACCAAGCGTGGATAATCCTACAAATGAGAATACAATACAATCACAAAGTAACGGAGGAAATAATCTTCCGAGTCCCAGTGACAAAACATAAAACTTAATATCGAAAACGGGTCAACTATTTGTTGGCTTATTTTATTGCAATTTTTTAGGAGGGTTAATAATGGCAGCTTTTGAATTGTCAGAAAAGAAATATAAAAATGGTAGACGAGCTTTTACTGCCGTTTTGTATGAATTGCAACCTCCAGAATGTGTAGTAGATGATGTTGGTACTAAATACAACAAAAATGGCATTACATTTCTTGAAGAATATTGTGCTCCGCAACTTGATAGTATCAAAGATATGAGTGTAACCGTAGAGTTTTTAGATGATGAGAGAACACAAATTAGCGGGCATGGATTAACCGGAATTGAAGATGGTATGCCCGTATTTGATAATGCTACGATTGTTGGACATTTTACAGAGGGATACATTCAAGATATTGAAACTGACGATGGCACTAAAAGAGTTGTTATTGGTAAGGGATATTTAGATGAGATGAGATACCATGCTTTTGTTGAACAACTTGAAACTGATGTAAACAATGGTGTGTCAGTTGAAGGTAGCATTGAAATATATAAGTCAGAAGGTAATGACGGAATTGTATATAAAAATGGTTATTTGGACAAAGGGCGTATTCCCATAGACTTTGTTCATTCAGGATGGTCTATGGTTACATCGGCAGCAGATTCTACTTCTACTCTGATAGAGTTAAATGAAAAGAAACAACAAAAGGAGGAAAACGAAATAATGGATATAAATGAAGTAAAAGAAGCTATTCAATCTACTATATTAGAGCTTAATGATAAAACACAGTCTTATGAAACTAAAATAGCAGAACTGAATACAAAAATTGAAGAAAAAGATGCTGAAATTGCTGAAAAGGACACAAAGATTTCAGAACTTAACGCATCTGTAGAACAAATTCAAGCAACGCTTGATAAACTAAAGCAAGACCACGCAACATATTGGGCTGAAAGAGATATTCTTGAAAGCGAACTTGCTAAAGCAAAAGTGGCTGAAAAGCTTGGTGAATTAGATTCTGCACTTGGTGAATTTAATTCGGATGAAAAGGAAATCGCAAAGGAAGATATTGAAAAGTTAAAAACAGAGATTAATTCTGCTGAAAAGAAAGAAGACCTTGAAAATGTAACTTCAGAAATCAATTCAATCAAGTCTAAGATTTGTATGAATATTGTGGCTCAGCAAAAGAAAGCAGAAAAGAAAGTATCAGAGATTAATTCAAGAAATTCTGAAACAGATGTTGAAGATATATTTTCTGAAGTTTGTACAGAAAACAAAACAGAAGATAAAGACTTAAATATTTTTTAAAATAAGAATTTAAACTCGACAACAGTGTCGGGTCTTTTTAGTTAGGAGGAAAATTAAATGGCAATTAAATTTAGAACGATTGGTCAGATAGAACATGGTGTTTATCCATTTGAAAACGCTGTTGCATCAGTAGATACATTTAATGGTGCTTTTGGTACAGTAACAAGCGGTGCATTTACAGTAGCAAAGAGTGCGTCAAAGGCTATTATGCTTGTCGAGGTTGGTGATGATGCTGGTATGTCTAAGTATGCCGTAGCAAAGAATTCTCAAGTTAGAGTTATAGATTTGGCAAAACTTGATGGACAAGAGATTGAAGTTTATGATTATCCACTACCAGATAAGATTGAAAAAGGCAATAAACTTGTTTCACAAGAAGATGGTTCACTAAAGGTAGATGCAGGTGTATCAAGTACAGCTTTTTATCTTGAAGTAAAAGAATTTATCGGGAACAAAGACGGCGTAGTTGTACTAGTTCACGGTGCAACAGCCTAATTAAATAAATTACAGAGGAGGATCAAATATTATGTCTTATACATTTGAACTAAACAATGAAAGAAAAGACTCTAACAATGTTAGTGGTAAGGTAAATGCTAAGTCACCAGTTGTTGAAATATTCTCAGCAATGGCAAATGGTAAAGATTTGTCACGTTTCGGCAATAAGGCTGACGTTGCTGCGAAATACATAATGGAACTTAATTCAAAAGCTGTAAATGGCGATACAAAGGCTGTTTCAGAATTGAATGAAATCAGACGTTTCGCAATGGAGCCGGTGCTTATGAAGGAAGTTAAGTTACTTTCAATCTATGGTAACTATAAGAATATCGGTTACAACGAATCATGCGAAGTTGAAGTTCCTGATTTTGCAAATATAGATGCTAAAATGCAAGCCGCTGGACAGGACGTTACATTCCCTGTTATCAAAAAGAAACGTGTGCCTGTTGCTACAACAACAATTTCTGGTGGTTATGCAGTAGATTATAGAAAGGCTGCTTTGGGCGATATGAGTGATGAAAATGAACTTCAAGAACAAGTTCGTGTTCAAATCAGAAATAAAGCTGCAAAGTATGTTGTTGAAACAATTTATAATGCAATCAAGAATGCCAAAGGAGTTAAATACTTTATTGAAGATTCTGGTCTTACAAAGACAGACGTAGATAAAGTTATTTCAGACGTAAGACGTTTTGGTAAACCAACAATTTCAGGCGATTATGCCCTAATTTCACAGTTTAACGGTTTTGCTGGTTACACAGGTGTGACACCTACGATTAATGGTATTTCAGAAGCTGTAATGAAGGAAATTCATGATACAGGTCTTATGGGTATGTACAATGGCGCAGTTCTTTCAGAAATCCCTAACCCATATGACATTTCTACGTTGAATGCTGACGGTAAAAACTTTGAAACAGTTCTTCCGACAGGTATTGGTTATGTAATTCCAGCCGGTGCGCAGTCACCTATTTATACAGTAACAAGAGGTGGTCTAACATCATTCTCAGGTAATGATGTTACAACTGGTCAAATTATAAGCAGATTTGATATGGAAATTGGTGCATTGGTAGCTCCGGGTAGAGAGTTTACTGTAGGTATCATTTCTGATACAAACCTTTCACAAATATAAGTTAGTTTGAAGTTTGAGGGACGAGAGAAATCTCGTCTCTTTTAGTCATATGGAGAGAAAAATGAATAATTATTTCTATTGTTATTCAAATAGAATGTATCATTTTATCAAAGTGTTTGATGTTGAATATATTTCAGTTGGGGTTAATAAAAACACCAAAAAGAAGTATTATGTATTCCCTAAATCTGAAAAACTTGACAAAATAATTGCACTCTATAATGAAGTAAAACATTCTATACAATAAATAATAGTTGAAACGGAGGATATAGTTGTAATGGCTAATACAGAAGAAGCAAAAGAAAAGAAAAATGAAATAACCGAGGAAGATACTCGCTTGGATAAAAAGGTTAAAGTCCGCAGTATCGCTCCTTGGATTACAGGTGCACCTCGTGTCACTTCTAAAGGTGATATTAGTATTCCTGCAAATGGAAGTGTTTTGTTGTCACGAGAGGAAGTTATCGCACAAGCACAAAATGGCAATAAACTTTTATCAGGTATAGATAGTCTTGGAAGTCATGCTACTTGGTATATTGAAGATGCGTTTACACGTTCAGAAGTCAGCTTTGATATTGACGATAAAAAGCAGACATTTTTAACGGCAGAAGAAATCAAAAGAATTTTTGAACTTAAAACACCAAAAGCATTTGAAGATAATATTCAAAAGACTGTTGTTACTCGTGCCGAAAAAGCTTATCTTATGGAAACAATTAGAAGTTTGAATCTAAACGATTATAAGAAAATTGCGTTTTGTGAAGATTATACGGGTATTCGACTTTAAGAGGTATAAATAATGGAAGAAGTTACAAACGCTTCTGAAGTAATTGATTTTTTTGAGTCAAGTTTTGCAGACAAAGAAGTTATTCCATTTGAGTTAGAAATAGTGTGGCTTAAAAGAGCCATTAGTCGATATTCAGTAGAATTAGACCCTTTGAAATTCAATGATGCATTTTTGCACTTTGATTCAAAACTTGACGGATATGTTATATCTACTTTAGCTGCCTTTATGAAAGAGTTTTATCAAGAACGTGAAGTTTCTAAAGTGAATAAAAGAGTTAGTATAGTCGGCAAAGATATTTCGATTGGGGCTTCTGATAATGCGAAAAAATATGTTGAAGACGAATATAAAGCTAATCAAGAAAATTCAAGAGGTATGGTTGAAAATCAAAAGCCAACAGCTTTTATATAGGGGGAATTAGATGGCACAAGAATGGTATTTAATGTCCTCGCATACTCGACCAAATAGTCTTGGTGGATTTGAAAATGATTCTTTTAATGATTTTAAAGATGATGCTTTTGACGAGGCTCTAATGACGGATATAGCAACAACTGTTACGTTATATAATTATGATTTATCGCAATCTGTTGAAACACGTTGTATTGTTCAAGGAAATATTTCTGACTCACAAGATAAGTCTGCTATGAGAACTGTATTGTTTAAACGTGGCACTATAAAAACAGGAATGTATGTCTATTTTGAAAATCGTTATTGGCTTGTCGATGGATACCCTGGTAACAATGGTATATTTGAAAAGGCAACTATGGTGTTATGTCAATACAAATTACGTTGGCAAAATGCTGCCGGTGAAATTATTGAGCGTTGGTGCAACGAAACATCGGCTTCTAAATATGGAGTTGGCGAAGATAGAAATAACGTTATTTTATTAGCCGATAATACATTTTTATTGAAATTGCCAAATGATGCAGAAACACTTGAATTAGACGATAAACGTGTTTTTATAGACAAACATAAAACAAATCCTACTAAAGTGTTTAGAATCACGAAAAGTAATGACGTTTTATATGACTTTGGCGAAGAACATGGCGGTATCTTTAGTTTTATCGCTGATAAGACTGAATTTAATCCTACGACTGACAATCAAGAATTGAGAGTTTGCGACTACAAAGACATCCACAAGACAACGACTTCTATTAATGAAATGGTGGTTTCAATCATCGGTAAAGAAAGATTACAAGTCGGATATCCGAGAACGTACTCTGTAACTTTTACTGATAAACAAGGGAATGCAATAGATGATATCTCTTTTGCATGGAATGTTTTAAGTGATTTTGATGTAGAGCAGTCGGTCAAGGACAATTCAATTACAGTAAATATTCAAGATGATGATTTAGTAGGGCAATCATTCTCTATTCAAGTTTTAGTGAATGGTTCAGTGATTACTTCCAAAGAGATTTCTATTGTAGAAGATTTTTAGGAGGTGACATATGGGCAAATCAAGAAGTTATGAAATAATTGAATTTCGAAAGCTGATAATGAATCAAATTGTGCAGTCAAAAGAACTTGTAAAACTACTCGGCGAAGAAAATTCAGAATATCCTGAAGATACAATACCTTATACAAGAGTGTTCCCTCATGAATATATTCCTGATAAAATTCTTGAAACGGATAGATTTATTAATTTTGAAATCAGTGCGGCTTTAGACCAAACCAATAGAACATTTAAGAATTTAACAATATATTTCTTTGTTGTTTGTCATCAAGACGTTATACGATATATTGAAAATGGTAGACAATATCTTTGGTATGACAAAGTTGTTTGTGAATTGGATAATATTTTTTGTGAAAAAAATATCCTTGGTGTCGGTAAAACTGTTTTAGTTGACAATCTCCCCTACTGTCCTCAACAAAAGTTTAAAGGAAGGATTGTAAGGTTCACTGTTAAAGACTTTACAAATGGGTTGAAGTATGGTAAATAAAACAAGTTTACTTAAATCAAACGAAGTACATATCAAAGACGGTCTTAACCTCTATATTCCTACAGTTGGCGAAGTTTTACATAATGAACAAGGATATTATTCTTTGGCTACATCTTTAACCGCATCTCCTAAAAGCTTTATGGTTCAATTAGACGATGCAGGAAAAGATTATACCACTATAAGTGAATGGGATTTATTTTGTATGTTATTTCAACAATTGTCTGAACAAGCAAGAATGTTAGTTCTTCAAAAACTAACTATGGAAAGAATTCAGGAGCAATTTGATGAAAATAGCCAAGAATACCGAAAGTGTCAAGAAGGCATGAAAAAATATGATAATCAATTATCCGACTTGTGCATCAACTTAATATTTGGCGATACTGATATTGCAGGATTTGAACTTCGTGAAGAAGAGGGCAAAAAATATTTTTATAATGTAACAACAGATTTGACAATTACTGAAGAAGATTATAAAGAGATTGCTGATGTTATCAGAAAAATCAATTTATTTCAACATGATAAAAGTAAACCAGGAAATGAACATGCAAAAAAATATTTGCTAGAAAAAGAAAGAAGGAAACTGAGGCGTAAAAGAAAACAGCCTTATGTTCCCTATCTTGAAAATTTAGTCGTTTCCTTGGTTAATACTGCCGAATTTCCTTATAACTATGAGGAATGTATGAATTTATCTTTGTATAAGTTCAATCAAAGTTTTAAGCAGATTCGACATAAAATAGACTATGATAAAACAATGATTGGTGTCTATGCAGGCACGGTCAATGCATCCAAGATGAATACACAAGATTTATCTTGGTTTCAAGTAAGTAAATAGCATCTTAACGGTAATGCCGTTAAGGTCTTTTTTTTATGCAAAAATTTAATTTAAAGGAGGATAAAATTATGAATTTGGATAAGTTTACTATCGTATCATATGACCAAATTGCAGGTTTTGATAGACAGGCTGGTATGTTGGCTTTGGTTATGGATGAGATTAATGACTTTACACTTTCTCAAGAAGAAGAAAAGAATGATATCACTGGTAAGGGTGGTAGAGTTATTGGTTCTCAGAAAAAGAACAAGAAGGTTACTGGTAAAGGTACTAATGGTATGCTTTCTGGTGGTGCTCTTGCTGCTCAACTTGGAGCTGATATCGAAGATGGTGATCAAATTGTAAAATGGACTGATGTTATTACTGTTACAGCCAATAAAGGTAATACTTCGAAAAAAGCTGAGGGTACAGTTGGTAACGAAATTGGTTATATTTACATAAGAAATAAGGATCAAGAGTATATTTCTGGTGGCAAGAGACTTACACAGACTTCTGGCACTCCTGCGACAGGACAGTTCTCATACAATCCTGACACAAATGAAATCACTTTCTTTGATGGTGATGTAGCTGATGGTGTAGAAGTTATTACTTTCTATAATACAAAGGTTGAAGGTAAGAAGATTTCAGATGATAGTGACCATTATAGCAAGGTTCTTGAGGTTATTATTGATGTTACTTGCCAAGATGCTTGTGATAATCAATTCCACGGTCAATTCCTAATCAAGAGAGCAGATTTCAGTGGTACATTTGATATTGCCGGCGGTTCAGACCCTGCTACACATGGATTTGAATTTACTTCACTTCCTGATATTTGTACAGGCAAGACTGACCTTTGGGACTTCATTGTCTTTGATGATTAATTTATGAAATTATGAGGTATAGGCTAAGAAATTGGTCTATACCTCTAATATTATCAAGGAGGATTGAAATGGCAAAAGGTAATTTACTAACATGTCGTGTTTGTGGTAAGCAATACAAGGGTTGTAAATCTTGTGAAGCAAATCAAGGAGTTTTTCACTGGCGAAATTTTGCTTGCTCTGAGGAATGTGCAAGAAAGTATATCAATGATACTATTGCGTACAGAGAAAAGCAAAATAAAAAGACTATAAAGGTTGAACGCAAAGTTGAAAAGCAGACTGTAGAAACAAATACAGACATTAAGAAAAAGATTAATAATGTTGAGACAGCTACAACATCTGATATTAAAAAGGCTGTAAAAAAGGATGAGGTTTCTAATGATGAGACTTCTAAAAATACTGAGATATAATATATTTTGGACATTGTGTATTGATAAAAATAAAGGGATTGATTATTACTATGCAATGTAAAAAGTAATGTCAATCCCTATTTTTTACGTTTAGAAAGGATGAATGAAAATTCGTACAGGAAATATTTTTGAAAGTTTGGACGAAGTATATGACTACTATAATGGCGATATAGTAAAAATCGTAAACCTACAACAGTTTTTGTTTTATGCTGGAGCTTGTGGAATTCAAGCCGATTGGGTTGACCGTTCCCCATACGACGGGAAATTAATAGCTTATTATGGTAGAATTCGTACAAAGGATTGTTGGGAGAAGTGGAAGGCAACTACTCCAGATGTGAATAAAAGAAATGGCAAATAATATAGGGAAAAAGTTTGAAAATAATTGGAAGGCAAGTATGTCAAATGATATATTTTATTATCGACTCAAAGACCAAGCACAATCATTTGGTGGGGCAAGTAAATTAAGATTCAGTTTAAAAAATCCATGTGATTGTTTCTTATTCAAATCCCCTACCCTATTTGCATTAGAGCTAAAATCTGTCGGCACATCTTCCATAAGTTTTGAAAGAACAAAAGAAGAAAAAGGTGTTATTCATTTTCATCAAATTGAAGGACTGAGGAATTTTAGCCGATATAAAAACATTGTTGCGGGCTTTGTGTTAAATTTTAGGCATAGTGATGGAACTGAGAATTGTTATTTTATACATATTAATGATTTTGATACGATGATAAACAGTTTAGATAAGAAGTCTTTTAATGAAAAAGATTTGTCTAAATACAATCCAATTATAATTGAAAATCGAAAGAAAAAAGTAAATTATACTTATAACATAGAGAAGTTCATATGCAACGTATATGAAAGAATGGAGATAGAAATATGATTAAAGAATTTATTGAAATGAAGAAGAAAGAAATTCGTGTAAAAACTGCTTTGTATTCGGCAGTGGATAAGTTTATTGTTGAAAAACAAGATATGCTTGATTTGGTTATGAGAATTTATGAAACTTTGAAGAATACTCCAACTGAAAACTTGCAACAAGAATTGATTAGTCAGATTGTCAACGTAATCCATAAAGATGAGGTTGATAATGAAGTTGTTAATAAGACAGAAAATGAATAATAATGGCTAAAAATTTAAAAGAATTGAATGAAATTCTTAAAAACTATATTGGTACTGCTTTAATATTGACACAATGGGATATTCGTGAGATTTTGGAAAAGAAGGTTGAAGAATATTATGACGAGTATCAACCTGTTTTATATGAAAGAACTTGGAAATTAAGAAATTCATTGCAATGTTCAGATATAAAATTTGAGAAGACAGGTGTATCTTGTACTGTCGGATGGGACAATTATTATATCGCAATGCGATACACCGGCGGAGCAACTGGTGAGCAAGTTCTTTATTGGTTTAATGATAAATCTCATGGTGGTAGAGTACAAGGTGAACATAAATTTTGGGATGAAGCCATAGAAGAAATCAATGAGATATATGGTGGCATTCCAAATTTATTCAAAAGAAACTGTAAAAAAGCAGGTATTCCAATTAAATGATGATTGTACACTCTCCTTTCGAGAGTGTTTTTTTTATTGCAAAATTAGAAAGGAGAATGTAAATGGCGGAGATAGATAATGATTTTCAAATTGAACTGTTTGGTGGATTAGACATTTCAAAATCGAAATCAAAAATTAATGCAGATATTGAAACTTTAAAGAAGCAAATCAAAGAGCTTGAAATATCGGCAAAAATAGATGCAAATGTTTCAAAAAACCTAGAAAAACAATTAAACAACCTAAGTATAAAATTAAGTGATGTTAAGGTAGAACCAAAAGCATTGACTAAAATGGTCGGCGAAATCAACAATGCACTTAGGGGTATACAAATCTCAAATATTAATATTGGAAATGGCTCAAATAATCTTCCAAATCAAGCAAAACAAGCAGGGCAACAGGTTGGCGAAATCATTGGAAAAGAAGCTCAAAAAGCAATTGACAATGTTTTATCTGACAGTATTGGAAAAGCATTTAAGATAAGACCCAATGTGTCAAATAATTTTAAAAAGGAAATTGAAAATTTAGTTTCAGATTGGACTAATGGAAAAGGTTCAGTAAAAGATATAAAGATTCAGACAAGAACATCTTATGATGAAGGTTTGGATGCTAATGTCGAGAAATTACAACAGGCAACTGTTACATATAGGAATGAATTAGACGAAGTAATAAAAAAGACTATTGCTCTAAGACAGACAGGAACATCTGTAGACCTTAAAGGTAATGAATCTCCTGTTTATGGCTTTGTTGAGGTTGCTTCACAATATTCTAAGTCTTTAGATGAAATCAATACAAAAACTGATACTTTTATTGAGAAGCAAAAAAAGGCAGTTAGTCAGGCACAAATTGCTTTAAATTCTGCCCAGTCTGGATATCAAGATAAAAATGCATCCAAGCCAATAAAATCCAATGAACATGTTACTGCACTTGAACAGCAATATTCAGTAGTTAAAACAGCAATTAATAATTTAGGTAGTGCTAGTAAATCTAATTTTACTGATATGCAGAACGAAGTTGATAAGCAAATTGCCAAATTACAAGACATGGTGTCTGTGTTCCGTAATGCCGAAACAGTAGCTACGTCTCTTAGGTCAAAAGATATTGGAACTGTCAAAGAACAGTATTCAAGTAAATTAGATGTGCTTGTTGGTAAAATGAAATCATCTGGCGTTTATACGGATGGGTTTAAATCCGGTGCTGATAATTTAAAAAATGTATTGTCAAACGCAGTTGATGCTTCTGGACTAGTGACATTTTTAAACGGTCTTGACAAATTAGATGCAGGTTTTAAAAGAGCAAAAGCATCGGCTGATGAGTTTAATAAGGCACAAAAAGTAAAAATAAATGTTTCGGGATTAGAGTCTAAGCTTGCAGATTTAGAAAGACTTAATCCAGAAATCAAAAATTTTAAAACTCAAATAGCAGGTGCAGACGTAACAATAGACAGTCTTTTGAGTGACTTGTCAAAAATAAACACTCAAGGTGATTTTTCGGTTATAAACACCAAGTTTAAAGCCTTCAGAGATGCTGCACAGGCGGCAGGATATGCTGTTAATGATGTTGTTATAAATAGTAAGACGATTGACAATATCAAAAGTGCAACCGATGGTACGGGTAAGATTAGTTATGCTAATCAGATTCAAGAAATTGAAAAGAAGTTTAGAGACCTTGGGTTTACCGAAAGTGAAGTTGCTAATCAAACTAGTGATTTACGAGCCAAACACCAAGATTTACTTGATGTAATTGATAGCAAGAATTTCTCATCGGATACAGAACATAATCAAGCAATTATAGAGGCAGATAAACAAAGAGCGAAAGAATTAAATAAGGTCAGTAATGCTTATAAATCACTCAAAACAGATGCAACGCAATTTTATAATTTAGACAAACAAAATAAGTTGTCTAATGATATTCAAAATTGGTTGTCTAAGAACACGGCGGCTTCAAAATCTGCCAGAGCTTCTTTAGAGGCTTATTTTAAAGAACTGTCGGAAGGCAGGGTTACGGCTGAACGATTGAAGTATATCGAAACTGAATTAAAAAAGATCGATACACAACAGCGTGGTATGGGCAAGCTTGGTTTAGCTTTTAAAGACCAGTGGACACAAGCAGTTGATTCGTTTAAAACATGGTTGTCTGCAAGTTCCGCTGTTATGTTAGTAGTTTCTAAAACAAAAGAGGCTGTTACAGAACTTAAAGAAATAGATACTATTTTGACTGAAATCAGCAAAACAAATGATAAATTATCTAAGTCTGATTTAAAGAATATTGGAAACAACGCATTTGAAACAGCTTCAAAATACGGTAAGAAAGCAACTGATTACTTGTCGGGAGTCCAAGAAGCATCTCGTGCCGGCTATGAGAATGCGGAAAATATAGCTGAACTGTCAACTGCCGCACAAGGTGCAGGAGATATGACAGCTGAACTTGCAAACTCATATATTATCGCTACCGATAAAGCTTACGGGATGGAAGGTAGTGTTCAAAAATTAACGCAAACTTTAGACGGTGCAAATGAAATTACTAATCATAATGCAGTAAATATGACTGAACTTGCGGAGGGTATGAAAGTTGTAGGTTCTCAAGCCGCATCTTCTCAAATTAGTGTAGAAGAAACGACCGCTGCGTTAGGAACTCTTATTGCCGTTACACAACAAGGCGGTTCTCAAATGGGTAACGCATTTAAAGGCATCTTAATGAATCTTAGACAAGTTACTGGCGAAGTGGACGGAGAAGAAATTGATCAAGAGTCCTTGACAAAATACGAAAAAGCTTGTGAAGCACTTGGCGTCTCTTTAAGTGAAGTCAAAGACGGTGCGGTTTCATTAAAAGAGCCAATGCAAATTCTTAAAGAATTGTCGGCTGAATATACAAAACTTGATAAAGATGATGCCAAGAGAGCAAATTTGTTAAGTGCTATTGGTGGAAAGTACAGAGCTAACGCTTTGAATGCAATTCTTGAGAATTGGTCAACATATGAGAATATGTTACAGCAATATGCTGATGGCGACGGTTCAATGGCAGAAGAGGCTGAAAAGACAGCCAATAGCTTAGAAGGTAGCCTTAATAAGCTATCAAATACTTGGACTGATACTGTACAAAACATTCTTGATTCAGATACACTTAATTCAGGAGTTAAAGTTTTAAATACAGTTTTAGACCTTATAAATAAAATAACAGATAAACTTGGATTGTTTGGTACTGCTGGTTTAACAATCGGTACAATCTTAGGAGTAAAAAATGTCGGTAGAGCGAATCATATTAGTGAGCTCTCATTGTTTTGAATATGCCGACAGCATATATAATTCTATCGGATACGATAGTTTAGAATATGCTAAATCGTGAAATACACGATGATAAACGCCCGATAACGTCTGAAGGACTTGTATGTCATAAACATGCAACTGGGAAGCACGTCAACCTCACGCTACTCTCCTATTTTGGTAACAAATTAGGCTATAGTGATAATGTGTGAATTCGTGTGGTCAGGTCGGAAGTCTCCTTTATATAAGGAGAAACCGCCACAGTAGTAACATGGGCGAGATTTGGTATATGAAACGCTGCCAATGAGAATAGGTACTCGGCACTATCATAGAAACGTAGCTATGAAATTATGAGTTAGTAACTTATCTACTACTTCTACGTTGTGGAGTTCTTTTGCATTAGGACTATGATAAGAAATGCGAACTTTTCATCTGACAAGATGAATATAATAATAAAAAATAGTATTGACAATATAACTAAATGTGATATAATATTTATAGAAATAAAAAATGTGGAAACCAAAGACGGTTGCCACGATACAATTAGTTACCAAAATACTGAGATTATTTAATCTCAAACTTTAGTGAGCCAATCTGTTCCAGCAGTGAACCCCCCCCCCAAAAAAAAAAAAAAAACCCAACTAATTGGGGGGGGGGTTTTTTTTGGGAAAAGAAAAGTTTTAGTTTAAAAT